TATTTATATCATCGAGTTTTATCCCTTTTTCTAACACATTTTGAATGAAATTAAGAGCATCATCATAATTATAAAATCTAGTAAGGCCGGTATATTCCCCACCATCATAATGTCTTATAGACTTCCAATAAGGTATTCCTATAAAGGTTTTCCTTTTTTTAATCCAAAAAAATGGTGTACCTTCTTTACCATACTCATCTACATACACACTTTTAAATATTTTGTAGTTGCTCATAAAAAATCAGGTTTTTTGTAATACTCCCATACTTCATCCAATTGTTTTGGGTCTTTTACCCACATAATCCAATCATCTTTTTTAATTTCTTCCTCCAACACATCAATGTAAAATGTTTTTGGTGTAAATGGAAATCCTTTAATTTCCAAAGAACTATGAAATCGGTTTGTATTGTTGATAGCATCCTCTCGAGTCATGTAAATAGGTCCTGACCAAGTTGTTCCATTAGGACATCTTTTGATAATAGCGTCATTATATGTAACCCTACCATCCTTATCCTTAAACAATCCACCCTCTCTTTTGTTTTGATACCAAGGTTTACCTGCTAAATCACTAACATTTCCCCACTCTTCATCTTTACCTGTAATAGGCCCCAGTGGTTTGTAGTTAGCTAATTTGTGAAATAAAGAGGCTACAATCGGTGCTGAACCACCTGAGTGTCCTTGTTTTTCAAATACCTCCATTAGTTCCATAACTGCCTCTCCGATGGCTCCTCCATAGTCAGAATCTTCTCCAAAGAAGCCTGCTAATTCTAATTCAAATTTTGCGTGTGATGTTGTGCTCATAACTTATATTTTTTTAATTGCTGGATGTGATTATAGTACCGCATATCGTAATGTACACCCAGTATATCCCATAGGTCTATACTCTTCAGGATTATCTAATACTCTTTCTAACATATTACGAATCATTTGTTTATCATCTTCATATGTTCTTTTAGGCGCGTCAATATCTTGAGGAAACTCAGGTGACCAAGTTAATGTTATACTTTGTTTTGGTTCAAAGGTTTCTGGGTTAAATGTTATAGGTGCAAACACACACCCATCTTTTACTGGCTTATACATCTCTTCTGGTTCGTATATTTTTGGAGTAAATGATATAGTATAAACATATCCTACTTTATGTTTATAAGTTGGATTTTCGGAATCTGATATTTTAATAGATTTCGCAACAATGGGAGTTGTCTTGTCTTCAGTAAGACCTGAAGGTAATTCCATCCATATAATCTTATCAAACTCAAAATGTTTAATTAGTTCTGCTTCTACTTGAATACGTTGTTCTTCTGATAGTTTAGTTATCGATTCAATATCATTATAACCATAAGTTTTATCTGCACTTCCGCAGATTGATAGTAGTTTTTCTGTTAAATTTGATTTCATAAATTATATTTTTAATTTCATAAATGTTTCTTTTTGTGTTGTACTAGATTACCATACCCACCAATTTGTTTGCTACAAATATCACAAACAAATTTTTCTAAAGTTTTACCTTTGTTCCATGTAGGTTTTCCCTTTTTTGGTTTCACTTATTTTGTTACTATGTTCTTTTGTTCTTGGTGGTTTTGGTTTCCTTAATTTTTCTCTATTCTCTCCTTTTTTCATTGGATTATTATCACCTGATAATGCAATGCTCATTTTATATCTATACTCATCAGATTTATGAAATCCATGTGATATTCTTTTTTGTATTGTTTCTTCGGATTGCGTTACCCCAATTTGATATTCTCTTAATTTTTGTTTTTGCTCTTCTGTTCTTGCGTATCTTAACTTTTCTCTAACTTCATCTGATGGATTGAATAACCCCTCACCCCCATCTGTCATATTTGTCAACATATCTCTACCATATTTTTGAATTAAATATTTTTCAGTGTCACATGCACCTTCCCATTCAATATCCGATTCAATAATTTCAACATCATATCCATATTTAGCAACAACGTTTTTCCAATGTATGTTTCTATTTCTATAAGAATAAGCTCTTTCTTCATAAAGGCCAATCCCAACATAAAAAACTTCATTAGTATTTTTCTTTTTGTGTAAATAAACAACTGCCATATATTATTTCTTTTGGTATAAATATATGAAAGTTGTGAAAAAGGTGTTTTAATTGTAGGTTATTTTTCATGTCAATTGGACAGGGGCGCTTTAATTGTTGGATGTGATACATAATTTTCTAAAATAATATCTCCTGGCATAAATGATTCGATACCATCTCTAACGTGAACATTTGGTAGTCTAAATGGTTCTCTTTTTATTTGCTCTTTTGCTTGTTCAATATGATTTAAATACAAATGTGTATCTCCTAAATTACCAATCAATTCATCAGGTATCATTTGTACTTCATCTGCAATCATTTCCAATAATAATCCATAAGAAGCAATGTTGAATGGTAAACCCAAGAATGTATCTACTGAGCGTTGATTCCACATTAGAGAGATTGCTCTGGTTGGAACTTCGGCTTCATTCATTATTTTAATATTTAACTCTTTAATATGTTCTCGGGTTTCCATTTTAAATCTTTCTGTTGATTGAAATATATTACACCGTTCTTCATAACTTAACTCTCTTGTATAAACTTGAAATCCATAATGACAAGGTGGGAGAACCATTTGGTCTAATTCACCTACATTCCAAGCCGAAACCATTAATCTCCTACTATCAGGATTTGTTTTAAGGTCGTTGATTAGGTTTTGGATTTGGTCAATATACTGTGTTCCTTTTACATATAAGGGTTCAATATCATCACCATCATCAATTTTTAATGTTGTTGGAATAGCAACTTCGGTTTTCCATTTTCTCCACTGTTTACCATAAATTGGTCCCAAATCACCCCACTTCTTAGCAAACTCATCATCTGTTTTGATTTTGTTGATGAATTCTTCTTGGGTGTATGGTCTTCCATCTGGGTGTAAGTGTTCTTTATTCATAACTTTTTATTTCATTTTTTAATTGTTCTAAATCAATATCACATCTTTTACTTTTAGTTCTATTACTACTCCATTCTATCATTTGTAGATTACAGTGATGACTAATAATTTCAGGTTCTACATTATTCAAAAATCCTTCAATTATTGAGTATTTGTGGTCTAATTGGAACCCAATTTTTCCATTTGTTACTCTTTCTAAATTATTTGGGTTTATAATGTTTTTATACATTTTATATGTTGTTTCAGTTAATCGTTTAACTTTTTTTCTATAAATTTGGTAATCCGACAAAAACTCATCAGGTATTATCCATCCTCTTTCGATTTTTGTTTTAATACCATTACCAATTCTATTTTCCGAGTTAATATTAGCGGAATTATTAACCCCGTATTTATCTTTTAATACTTGCTTTATTTTCTCTTTTATACTGTGAGATTTAAACGGGTTGTCAACACCATACTTTTTAATCCAAGTATTTAACGCTTTTTGTTTTATTGCATCACTATGAAAAGAATGTTCAACACCATATTTTTTAATCATAGTTGATTTAATTTTCTTTTTTAGTTCAGGACTTTGTAAAGTATAACCACCGTATTTTTCATTAACAGTTTTACGTCTTTTATTATTTCTTATGATTTTATCTGTTTCCGATAAACTATTATATCTTTCTCTAAATTTATTTTTAGTTAGTTCCGAATTGTTATTACACTTTGCAGAACAAAATTTTCTATTCAAATCAATAATTGGGTTACCACAATGGAAGCAAGTATTAACGGAGTTTCTATCTTTCAAGATATACCTTATCCTATCAACCAATTTAGGATTGTAAATAGTTAGATATTGAGTACTATCAATAATATCCTGTTTAAGTGATGATTCAATTACTCTTAATTTTTGAGACAATATTTTATACTCATTATTTTTTATAACACACAAGGTTGTTTCAATTTTAGTTTTTAGACACATTTTGGTTTCTTTTATAATAAATATCTAAAAACCAACAAAAGTCATTATTTTTCCTCATCTTTCTTTAACTTCTCACATTCTTTTAGGTATGCTTGATAAGCATCCCCCGTCCAAATGTTACAGTCATTTTTAAGAAGATACTCTATTGATGTATCGCCTCTTAAAAACCAAAGTAATTCTGTACATATTGACTTCCACGCCATTTTCTTGGTTGTAAGAAGTGAAAACCCTTCACTCATTTTATGACGGATTTGTCTACCAAATACTGAAATAGTACCAGTACCTGTTCTATCTTTCTTTTCCACTCCATTATCTAATATATCTTGGAGTAGTGATTGATACTGTTTATCGAGGTTGTTCATAATGTTCTAATTGTTGTTCGTTAAAAATGTGTAATAATCCATATTCATCCATTTCGGCTACTAATCTAATTTCACCTTTTATTGTTGTGAATACGGATACAATTGTGCAAGGAAATTTATATCCTTTCGGTTTCCACGCTTTATCTCCTACTTTAAATTTTGTGTTATTCATATATTTAATAATTTATTCCATTTTCATATTTGTTAATTGTATCTTCCATCTGATGGAACATTTGTTTAATTCTCATCCCAAGTTCATATGGGTCGGCATGCTTAACACCTTCTAATGTTATTCTATGGTTGGCTTTAAACCATTGTGGTGTTTTAGACCATTTTTCTTCGCCTAAAAATCCTTCATATTTTCTGTATGCCACATCATGCATTGTAACCAAACAATCAAATCTGATTTCACATACTCGTTGTGTATTTGCAACAATTTCAGGTACAGGTGTTATTTCTATTTTATTCATGACTTTCTATAGTTTTGTTGTTGTATGTTAAGATAACTGGAGTAAAATTCTATCTTCTTTTTTAAAACATTCCCCATTTATTATCATATCGCCACTTTCATTTTTTTCAGTTTCAACGGTACAATAAATCCATCTGAGTTGTTGAAGGTGAGATACAACGCTAGATATTTTACACCATTTAGGTTTAAACATATCACTTGCCGTGTCGATATCATCTAACAACTTAAACATAAATTCAAGTTTATGTGTTAATGTTGCAATATTAATACCTCTACGTTGTGATAAATCAATAGCATAAGTGTCTTCAGTCATTTTAACTAATTCATCATCAACAGAGTGAGCTTCTTTTGCTTTGTTATAGCAATACTTCACATAATTTTTATTACCTTCTATCCCTTCATACCCTTCGAGAATATCTTCAATTGATGATAACACATCTCTTAATTTGTTTGCTGAATATAGCATTTTGTGTTTGTCGTTCATAACTTTCTAGTGTTTTAGATGTTTTTTCCAAATGTTTACTACCGCTTCTGCTCTTGGGCCTTTTAGTTTTGACCAACGATTAATCCAGTGTTGTATTTCTTCTTTATTCATCATCTTTTTTTTCATGTCTAAACCAATTAATCATTCCATCATAAAAAACACTACCATGATTTATCGAACCATAATCTTTATGTTCTGCAAAATGTTCAGCATCCAGCAAATCATCTTCGTTTTGTGTTGAGTTTGGTGGTTTCACATTTGATTTTCTTTTTTCCAACTCATTCCACCATTCATCCGATGTCATATAACTCAAATCGGGATTAATCCTAATTTCTCCGGGTTCATATCCCAATAAGATTGTGGCCGGTAATCCATAATACCATATTTTTCTTCCAATCTCTTTTTCTGGGTTTATGAAATTAAAAGGATGTTCTGATATTTTACTTATCAAAGAATGTGCTTCAGCCAATGCCCCTCCTAAATCTCTCCAATGAAATTTATAAACTTCCTTACCATTTGCTTTAATTGTACATATCCCACCATTTCTGATGCTCCACTCATCCCACTTATATTTGGTTGAATTAAATTGTCTATAATTTATTTCCCAGCAAACTCTATGAACACCCGTATCGATGTATGGGATAAGCTCTCTCATGGTTGGTACTTCATCATCATTATCCGAATGATAAACTGAGTAGTCTAACCACCATGTATCAGGACACCCATTCCATTTACCTAAATTGTGTTCATATCCATCAATTGAGTAAACTGGATAAAGTCTATCTCCTATTTGAATATCAAATATTTTATGCGGTTTTCCAAATTTTTCGGCGGCCTGTTCTAATGTGTAATTTTGTTTTTCAAATTTTTTTAATTCATCGTATAAATCTTGATTTAACTCTTTGAGTTTATTTCCCAACTCTAAAAGAGCATGTTCGTTCCAATACCCTTTTTCATCTTCGGGTCTAAAATAGTAAAATCCATCAATATCAGGCACAAAATAACCTATCAATTTTCCACCATGTGTGGTGGTAATTTTATAACTATGTTCTACTAATTCGTAATTTAACATTGAGTTTAATTTTGGTTTTCAAAATAGGTAGTCTTGTGTGTGAATTAGTTTGTGTGTCATAACAAGTTTTTTAAAGTATATTCAATAGCTGCTTCATATGCTTCTGTTGGTGAATCATAGTGTGTGTCTGTAGGTTTAAATTCAGCATTCCTCTTCTCTTTCAAATTAAAATGCTCAAAATACCAAGACCCCATAATGTTCACATTCACTACAGTCCAAATCCCATGCTTCTCATACAACCACATTACTACGTCTGATATAGTTGACAATAATACTCCATGTTTTTTAAACAGAATTTCAGCAATTTCAAATTTTACTGGTGTGTTCATATTAAATTATTTAGCGTGTACTCAATAGCTGCTTCGTATGCTTCTGTTGGTGTTTTGAAATTTTCTCCTGATGTAAACTCTTTTTTATCAGTATCAATAGACCAATAAAATTCTTTTTGGTCTATCCTATGTGCATAAATCCAAATCCCATGTTTCTCATACAACCACATCACAACTTCTGCAATGGTTGGTGCTGAGTAGTAGATTGCATTATCATCATTCGGGTATGGAATTTTTTTTAAAAGCATACCTGATTTACCACCATTCAAGTTCCAATCCCAAATACAATCTTTATCGGATTCATATTCTGTACCTGTTGTTAAATAAAATTCTTTATCGTACTTACTTTTGCGATAAAAGTGACGACATTCCCAAGAAAATCCTTTTTCTTTTAGGAGTTTTGCAATTTCAAAATTTACTTCAGTGTTCATATTAAATTATTTAGCGTGTATTCAATAGCCGCTTCGTGTGCTTCTGTTGGTGAATTATAGTGTGTATCTGTAGGTTTAAATTCAGCATTCCTTTTCTTTTTCAAATCAAAATGTTCAAAATACCAAGACCCCATAATGTTCACATTCACTACAGTCCAAATCCCATGTTTCTCATACAACCACATCACAACTTCTGCAATGGTTGGTGCTGAGTAATATCCAGCATTTCTTTTATGCATAGATGTATCTCCAATAGTATGATTATTCCAATCTCCAAGTTCAAAAGTATAAAGATTTAAAGATGAATAATAACTCCAACATGGTATATCAAACCCTTTCTCTTTTAGCAACTTTGCTATCTCAAAACTTACTGGCGTGTTCATTGGTTAGTGCTTTAATTAGTGCATCCGCTTTCATTACTTTAATTTTTGCCTCTACAAGCATCCACCATTTCATTCTTTCTAAATCAGGAGAACGCGGAATATCTGAATCCATTAACGGCCTAACCGTGTCATAGGTATAATCATCCACCGGCATAATAGAAGCAAAGTACTCGCGCTTGGTTAATTTGCCATGAATAAAATCGTCTGGGTGTGTTTCGTTATTGCTCATAGTGGGCAATTCAATAGGGGTTACATACTCGTCAATGTATTGCATGATGTGTTTTGCGTCTATCATTGACACCTCGCATTTTTCAGCGGCAGTTAAAAACATCTCTTTTGTGTATAGTTTCATAGTTTGGTTTGGTTTAGGTTGGGTTACACGATTCTACCCTTAATCGCACCTGCATAATGTTTGACAAATTTTTCGACTTCAACTTTTAATTCGTCAAGAGTATCGGTTTTAAACTCTTTCCTCAAAATTTCATCATCAAGGAAATACACTTGGACTGTTCCTTCCCAAAAATTACCAATGTTTTTATGTGGTGGATAAAACCTGCTGCTAATTGACAGCAAGGAGCCATCAAAGTCCAATTTAAATCCACAGTCCCATTTCCATTTTGGTTCATTGTGTATTTCCTTTTTTTCGTTTGCTTTGGCTTCCCAGAGCATTGCAAAATCCCAATCCAATTCTTTTGTGTATAGTTTCATAGGTTAGTTTGGTTTAGGTTGGCATGTAATCTTCAAAGTCCTTTTTTGCTTTTTCCATTTTTTCTTTCAATCGGTTTTTTTCATCCACGATAATTGCAGACGCTTGCTCTCTTGAGATTTTAAATTCATAAATTTTCGTTCCATGGTTATAAAGCGTAATTTGAGGAGTAGTGTATTGTTGGTTTACTCCTGCAGCAAAGGATTCGTAATCAGCGACAGCCCTGTTGAGCTTATCCATAAGCTCTCTTGCGTGGTTTAATTGATGGTGATTCATGGTTTAGTTTGGTTTAGTAAATGTATTTCCCTACCCATTGGGTATGACCTTCGGGGGTTGTTGTTTCCTTATGTACTTTTTTCAAAGGACAGGTAGGTATTTCTTTTCTGATAGATTCATATTGAGACTCATCAAACTTAACCCAACCGGCTTCTGTGCCATAATAATATTCACTTGACATATAAAAATATTGTATCTCACATTCAAACGCAGTAGGTAATTCGGGTTGTGATAAAGATTCAACATAATTATCAAACCACTTAGTATATTTTGAAATAGCTTGAATCATATCCCACGCCGTAACATCTCCTGTTGGAAGTAGAGTAACTAAATTGTTTCTAATTGTAAGCATATCCTCATTGGTGTACTTGTACTTCTCTTTGGCTTTGTTGTGGCCATTTATAAAGCCAGCCTTTAAGTAACCAGGGTAATTAAAAAATTCGTTTGGATCATCATCACATGATTGACTCTGCTCGCTGTATTCTCTTTCCGCTAACTCTTCAACTTCATCTTCAAGCGGTGGTAGCAAGTCCACGCCTTCAAGGATTGGCGAGTCATTGAGTGGTAGATGAGCAATTATTTTTCTGCAATAATCCATGTGTATTTGAGAGCTCTTATCAAATAAAAATTGTTCATTATAATAATCAGTTACTTGACGAATATCTAATACCTCTAATTCGGTACAATTTACAAGCACCGTATCACCTGTACAAATTTCTGAATCATCAACCACCAATAGGTAGTCTTTCGTGTGAATTAGTTTGTGTGTCATTGGTTTTGTTTTACAATTTCAATTAACTTCCTAAGACAAGCAAGTTCTGCTTCTTCGTAAGTTTTTCTTTTGCCTGTTTCATCTATAATGTAATCCCAAGATATCACTACTGGATATTCATCAACTGATTCAATGTATATTTCTTTGGGTATACCAATAACATAAGATGCTCTAAAAATCGTACCCCTAATATGGATATCATAACCACACTTCTCTCTAAACCATCTAAAAGCTTGTGAGAATGTTGGTGCTGTAACTTTACCCTTTGGGTGGTTAGAGTTTTTATAAAATTGACTACAGGAATGAGTATATGTTGGTACTTTAGCATACTCGGTTTCCCAACTACCAAAACAAGGTTCATCAAATCCAAGTTCTTTAAGTACTAATGCTTCTTCGTAGGGTACAAATTCTTTTTCTAAGGTGTTCATAACAAGTTTTTTAAAGTGTATTCAATAGCTGCTTCGTAAGCTTCTGTTGGTGAATTAAATGGATTGATATTGAGTTGTACTATTGAATTTGTTGATCTGGATTTTTGACTTTGGATTGTAAATTGAAATTTTGAAACATTACCTAAATGTGAATACAATCCTCCATTAATCCAAATCCCATGCTTCTCATACAACCACATCACTACTTCTACAATGGTTGGTGCTGGATAATTATTACCTCTATGATTTTCAGTCAATTCTCTTGTGTCTGGGAAATAAAATTTTTGATTATCGCCAAAATCTAATTTATATCCCTTTTCTTTTAGCAACTTTGCTATCTCAAAACTTACTGGCGTGTTCATTTTATATTTGTTAATGGATAAGCGTTTAAAACGGCCTCTTCAACTTCATCATAAGTTGCAATATCAGTACTAGAACCTAAACAGGGTATACTTTCAAGAGAAGCTTTTAAAGCGGCTTCAACATGAAGTTTGGCAAATTCAATCATTGCTGTTTTAACATCTTTATGATTGATAATACAACCTGTTACTTTAGTGTATGTTTCTTCTGCTGTTGGTATTTTCATTTTTATTTGGTGTTAAAGGTTTCGTTTTTTATTGTGTCTAAAACTGCTAAGACACCATCCAAGTAGATTATGTCTCTAAAAGATGATGAATTGGTTTTTGCTTCTTCAAATTTGTCAATTGCTTTTTGGATTTTAACATTCATCTCATTATTATGCATCTCTTTTGCTTGATTAAATAAGTCAACACGGGTAACACCATATTGGCCAAGTGTTATTTCCTTGTTTTCAAATCGAATTAGCAGGTCCCAGACTTGGCGTTCATACCACTCTATACTACTTTGTTTCATTTACTGTCAATTTTAAGATTTTCAATTTCGTGCTTTACTTGCATAAGATATGGGCTTAGTGTTAATTCGGCAATATCTTTTGCAATACCCATAGAGTGAAGTGCTGAAGCATATACCTCCATCATCTCATCAATTGCAATTAATGAACATTTTTTAGCATTATCTTCGGGATATGGTCCATCTGCGACCAGCTGATAATATTTGTAGTAAAGTTCTTCTGATTTTTCTTTAGGTGTCATTTCTCTTTGGTGTTAAATGGTTGATTTCTGATTTCAGACTCAAGTTTCATCATATCAATAAAACATTGTCTTAGATGTGAATACATTCGTCCAAGTTCAAACCCATATACAATATCGTCCCTTTCACCACTACATAAGTCTAGAACTAATTGGGCATTGAATTCAAACATTTTCTTGAAGTGTTCAAGTTTTTCTATTTGTTCTTGAGTAATAAGATATTCTTTCATGTTTATTTGGTGTTAAAGGTTTGATTTATCCCCATCCTATTAGTTTGCTAACTTCGCTGGGATTGGGGTGTTTATGCTTCTTTTCACGCATCACTTCGAGATAGTATTTTCCACATTCTCCCATAAACATAGGGTCTCCAGCTGAAGCAAATCTATATGTGCTAAGAAGTTGTTCATAGTTAGCAGAATCAATCCACTCTTTTTGTTCTTGTGTCATTTCTATTTGGTGTTAAAATTTAGTAAGCTTCAGCGTAGATTTCCATATTTCGAAAGTCTGAATAATAACCATCAGTCCAACTTACTCTACGATTGCCACATTGGCACCGGTGGTATTGTGGATTCCAACCATCACATTCATCTTCACAGTTCTGACCTGAAAAGCCAATGTAACCATCGCCGATTTCAACTTTACGTTTCTCAACTTCTTTTTGGAATGCAATATCGTTGGCGATTGAGATTGCAGTTTCTACCGAAAGACCATCACCAAAGGTTCGTCCATTGACCAAACAAAAGGCGATAGCTTCATTGACCAAATTAGATTTTTCAGCTTCTCGTTGTTTTAGGAGCTCTGCTTGTTTCTCTTTCTCTTCCTTTTCTTTCACCATTCTCTCACGCATTTCGTAAGTGGATTTGGTGTTGTAGTAGGAACGAGCCGCTGATTGCAGACGGTCATAAACCTCATTTGGAGTTTTCAACTTTTCCAACTTAGCTTTACTTAAACCAAAGGTACGGCCCGGAAATTCTTTATTAGCGTTCTTCAATAGTTCGTTGAATTGATTTAGATATTCCTTAGCTTTATCTTCATAAGCTTTAGACAATTCCAAATTTTCTTCTTTAGTTAGGGTTTCTTTAATTTGATAATACATAACTCTCATTTTTTAATTACAAAGTAAAGATAAGTTATTTTTTAATTCCACCCAAACTTTCTATATTAATTTTGTGTTAAATTTTTCTATTTTAATTGCTCTTCCACCACAGGATGTAATCATTTTATCACACCAAAATGGTAAAGTAACCCAATTGTAAATAAGATAATAAGTCCCACCTTTCCATTTACGATACCATCTATACTGCATTAATTCAAATTTCATTTGCTATACAATTAAAAGTTTCGTTGTAATATTGCTCGTAGGATTCCCATTTTTCTTTTTGAACTGCATCAATAGCGCTGTTCCAAGTTTCAGCGTGTTCCTCTTTGTGCATCTCATGGGACTGTACAAATATCCCAATTGTTTGCATGATTTGCTGGTGTGTTAATATGGTCTCTAATGCCTGTTGTAACCATAAAATACTACTTTGTTTGGTGTTGTTCATTGTTGTTTTAATTTCATTTTATGCCCGAAATAAATAAATTCCGTTATGTTATTATCGGGACTAAATATATTCACACCGTCAAATGGTGGTTGTAAATAATGATTAGCTAATTCGTTGAAAAAAATTTGTAACTCTTGGCTATCAAATTCAAATGTTAAATTTTCCGGAATATCAATTCCAGCCGACTTTAATTGATTGATGAATTTTATCAATGCACTTTCCGAATCAACCCTCATTTGTTACCTCCTTGTATTTGATCACGCATCCATTTCGCTCCCTCAATAAAACTACCAAGGTTATCTCCTGCTGTATCATCATTGTTTGACCATTTCATTGAGTTTTTATCAAATACCCAATTACTTGCATTGTGATATATCTCATCCTCATTTGGTAGTTCGATGGGTTTAAGTGTAACCATTAATAAATATGCTAGCTCAGGGTTAGCTTTTGCTTGAGCAATTGCAATACTCATTTGTTCTTCTGTGTATAGTTTCATAGATTTTGTTTTATCTTTTGATCCCAAAAAAATCTTAAACATCCCCAGTAAATAAGCACCAAACATTGCCACTTGGGTACCCATCCGGCCATGGGGGATTCAGTTTTCCACAAAAAATAGGTGTGGATGTTTTCAGAGTCATTCCAATGTCTCTCAGAGGGTGCAAATTCAATGAGAACAGTGGACCACCTTGCTCTAAAATAAAAATAGTGGTTTAAAAATTCTCCCTCTGCCTGGATAGGACACTGACCGGAGGGTTTGTAGAGCCATTTTATCATTTTTTTTGGATATGCCGGACGTAGTTAAGATTTCCAAATTATTCGCAGTACTTTGACAAGATCTATCAAATCTTTTTCCTCCGTGATAGACATATCTTCTCCTTCAAAAGGAAATCCGGATTTTTAGCAACGCACTCCCAGAATTCTTGCTCGGTCATCAGACGAGTGCAATTGTTGACTGGATCATCGACGTGGAGTGAATAGTCTACCTCTTCCATCCCTCCGGCCACGCGAACATACTCTTGATACAGGTTTTCGGAGGGTGTAACGGGCTCGTGGTCATTTAATAGATCTACTTCTAGACCTTCACTGAATAGATCTAGACCTTTATAATCAGGGTTGTTCTCGTGCATGTAGGTTATGCCTTTTACCCAGAGTAGGGTAATCACCACGGCAGCAATAAAAATTATCAGAAAAGGAGACATGAAAAAATGTTTTAATTTGTTATAAACTGTCAGGAGGGATAAATTTATTTTTCTTCAAATGTATTAAATAATTTTCAGATTCCTCCAAAGAACTTAAAGAAGTCAAGTAAATTTTTATATCATCTCTTAAAAGAGAACACCTGTACTCTTTTTCAAAATGAGTGCTGGTAGAATTGTGGTAGGTGTCGGTAAGAATTAGAATCTCTCCCATGACTCCATCTTCTAAATCAAGATATCTAACGTTTTCTTCTTTCTCCACTTTAGGAATTTAGAGCAATGTAGGTGGGTCCTTGACCAGGATAAGTTTGGGCCGGAGCATCTTCCACAACCTCGACTATTTTCCAATTTTTGTTCATCTCTTCTAAAAGTGATCTGTGAAATTTTTTCGTTTCCGGGGGTGAATCTAGATCTTCTAACAGAATAGAACACTTGGTGATTTCTGCAACCCTTATCTTCTTTAAATTAGAAGGAAATCCGGCAGCGTCTTTCAGATCCACCAATCTGCCGATAATGTAGATCTTGTTGAGATTGAACTGATTAGTCATTGAAAATAGGAATTAAATTAACTCTTTGTTCGTGTCTTCCCCCTTCGAAGGGAGTTTCTAAGAAGGTCTTTACTATTTTCCAGGCCTCGCTGGAGGAGATAAACCTGGCAGGTAGACATAAAATGTTGGCGTCGTTGTGGCTTCTGGCCAGTCTAGAAACTTCCTCGTTCCAACACAAAGCTGCTCTGGACCTATTCCACTTATTAGCAGCCATGGTCATTCCGTTGCCCGAACCACAAATTAGAATTCCAATGTTGTTATAAAGGGTTCCTGACAGTGAATGAGCGATGTTTGGATAGTCTACTGACTCTTCAGAATGGGTACCGAAATCTCTGACCGTGAATTCGTTTTCTTGAAGCTTGTCGATGATAAAACTTTTGAGCTCATAGCCTGCATGATCCGAGCCAATGTAAATTGTTTTTTTATTTGTCACGTGGGATTTATTTTTTATGAATTTGAATAAGGTATTTATCTTATAGGAGAAATATTCTGATTATTTCTTACTTAGTCCTCTGTCCTGCAATTTTTTCTGAATAAATGAACTAATTGGATCAATTCATCGTCAAATTCAATTCTTAAATGAGAAGAAAAAGTAGAAATAACAAACCAGGAATTGGAATCGTCTGTGAAAGGCAGGCCCTGCAAGGTAAAATCTGGAAAATTGAGCACATAGTGGGGACAGCACGTTTCCCCGGTCTCGTCATCGATCATGTAATCTTTGTCAAATCCCAGGGAGATGAGGGTTGATTCTAGCATGTTTATTCGGGATTTAGGGCTTGTTTTTGACCTTCGGAAATACCCATCTCGTAGGCTTTTTGGAGATCTGATAAAGTCTGTTCGTATAATTCCCTGTAAATAGACAGGATTTCATTTTTCTTGTCGTCCGGAATTTCTCGGAGGGCTTTGAAAATCAACTTCGTGATCGGGATTCCCGTCAGGGAAAGATCCTCTAGATAAACTAATTTTTTCATTTTTTTTATTTTTTTAATATTAATCCCACCAAGATTTCAACCCAGTGTTTGTATCCTTTAATATTTCAAATAGTTCATCCCATTCATCGTTTTCTATTTTAAGTGAACACTCAGATACTTTAGAATTATGTTCACTCTCTTCTTTAGTTAGGTTATCTTTCAATGTAAATAATTCAGAATTATCGGTTAGTGGAACAAACTTAAATTCTCTATGAACTAATTTACCACACTCTTTTTCGGCCAATTCAATATAAGAATCATCTAAGTGATTAGACAAAATTTGGATAGCCCTTCGCATTTTGGTAATTTTTACAAGCCGTGTCTCATTAACCTCCGAACCTTTGGTTTCTATACCATTTGCCATATCACTAATTCCTATTTTCATAAAATGTAATAAACTATGATTATCCCACCATTTAAACTCATATAGGGGTTTTCTGAACATCCAAATGTTCTTAAAGAAGTTGATACACATTTTAATAGGGTATATAAAATCGTTATAGTAATACTTAACCATATAGCTGTTTAAATATTTGCATTCGTTCTTCCTCACTCATTGCTCGGGGTAACTCATAATCATCAGTTCGATTTTCTTCCAAGTATTGGTGTAGTTCTTCTACCGTTCGACATAATTCGTCCCCATCTTTATCTGTCATTTTCAAATCCATTCGTTCTCCCCATTCTTTTTCCCAACACCACCAATCAAATGTTTCTTTACCTTCTTTGCCATAGATTGAACCAATTAACATAGAGATAGCACTTTCTAATGGGTCAACAAAATTTATAAGGTCAACACCTGATTTATACGCTTTATCTAAGCTTTCTTGTTGTTCTTTAAGTTTAGAAACAATTTCTTTGAACACTTCTAGTTTTATGCTGTAATCCATTCTGTTTTACTTTTAAGTTGGATACTTTCACTTCCATCATATTCATTGATAATAAAATCTTCTCCTTCATCTACCCACACTACGACTAAATCTTCAACCCCACCGATGTACGTGTCCATATAGGTATTTCTAGCATACTCGTTTGCACCATCAAAATCTTCTGATCCAACCAACTCTACTAACTTTGGATCAAATATTGCCTCAATGGGCGCTCCCCAAGTGTAGAACCCAGCTCCGTATCCACGGGAAATAAGAACTGCTACTTTACCATCTTTAATTAATTTATTCATAGTTTTACATATTTTTAATTTCTTTTTCTACCTCCACCCAGAATGTTGTTTTGGGATGGTTTGCCCAATAACAGGTTTCCGATTCTTCGTCATCATCTTTCATAAACTGGAATATTTCACCAACAACAGCAAGAGCTGATTCTTTCCATTTTGGATTTGAATAGAAACTTTTGTATTCACCGGTTGTTACTTCATAAACTTTATTAGTTGAAAATCCAACCGACCCGACTATTTGAAGTGCCTTTTCTTTTGGTGTAATTGTGATTGGTTTGTATTTAGACATAGAATTTTTTTGAGTTAAAGAGCTTATTTTCAAGCTCACAGAACAATTTCGAATCTTTCCTTCATTTGGAGGATTCTTTCGTCAGGTACTCCGTGGACATTCTTTCCCCCGTGTCTGTTTTCAACAATCAATGAAAAAACGGTGAATCCGTATTTTTCTGCAAGTTCATAATAGGCCGACATTTCCCATTTTCTGGTGAAAGTGTTGGACACGACTACCTTATCTTCTCCTCTACTCATAGCAGTTTCTGCAGTTTTTTTGCACCACTCGTGAGCTTCTTTGAGCAGAAGAGGATCAAATTTATATTCGTTGTCTTTCATGAAGAACATATCAGCCTCGACGTGAGAACCCCCGATTGCTTTGGCTAGGGTGGATTTTCCAGCCCCTGGGCAGCCTCTTAATAAAAATAAAGATTTCATCCTTTTGTCGAATTTGTTTTAGAATGCTCCGTAGTTAACTTGAAAACAGGCAATACCTTGGTCCCTCCACATTTTTACTACTTTATCTCTATCATCATAAACGCACATTATTTCATTTCCCTCCGAGATAAATTTATCCATCCATGCCTTCTTCAAGACCTCGTCCGGGGTGTAATCGTGATGTGATCTCATTTGGAGGAAATCAGGCACGATCCCTTGATCACCCAACCACTGCTCGGTTTCTTTTCTGGAAATCTCATCTCTCCCCGAGAAAATCCCTACCTTTAATCCTGCCTGCTTTAAAAACTGAAAAGTTCGGATAACTGGTAAATTGGGCTCATCCAATTGGATGTTCTCAGGAGCAAAAAATTCTTTCCAGTTCAATTTGCCAGTTGGCAGAGTAGCCTTGGATCTTCTTTTTTCGATCAGAGCCAGGGTTCCATCCAGATCGAAAATAACCGATAATTTTTTCATGATTTTATTAATTTGATAAACTTAAAGGCAAAAAGAGAAGTGTGGGATTTTTCTTTTGAATGTCGACATCTGGATATTTTTTTCTAAATTCCATAACGTCAAACTTTTTGGTGATTAAATGGTGGCCGTTTTTGGTGGGGATAATAGCCTCTATTTTCGGACCCACCTTGTGGCCGACAGGAAACCCAGCTTCATCAAAGTCGACTACGGTGATGGGTTGGCATCGATACTCCAAATAGGACATCATCATAGGACTTGGAGTTTGTGACCCATCAACATCCACAATCCATCTTTTCTCGTGGGTTTGGATTTGGCCAACAACAGAATCGAAAAGATTTTTTTGGTTCGCTTGACCATTTCGAATTCTTTCTGCCAAGGCAACCATCATGCTCAAAGAAACATCTTGGTGATTTTGCTTTTGAACATGAATATAAGCACGGGCTTTAAACAGCTCGCACAATTGTTTAATTTCATCGTATCTACGGTCTAAGTGGTCAACACTTTCGATACAGTAGGTTTTGATTGTTCTGACCGATTGGTGGTTGTCCCTTTCTTCTCCGGGCTGGTCCTTTTTTCTCTTTAACACATAGAGCATGTAAAAATCTCCAGTTTTCTCAAAATTGAGCAGAGGTTTTATTAGATGAAGGTTGTCGATCATGGTGTTGTAATTTGTAGCAAATATACGAAAAAGATCCGACAAAAAATAAAACCAAAAAAGGTTTAAATTTGGATCGGCAAAAATTATTCCATTTCAGAATTTACTTAAAGAGTCTTATTTTTAGTTTTGGTCTTTTTGAGACTCAGCGTTTTTGAAAATAAATATAAGATGCATTACTAACATTAAGAAGTTTAATAATTTAAAAAATACATCTCCAACACCGATATTTTCAAATACCAGGACACACCCGATTACAACACTCACCCCGGTCCATAGATTAGCATTTTTAGAATCAATAGCATTTGCTCTTTTATAAATGGTCGCAAAGGTATACCAATAAACTAAAAATAACATACCACATCCTAATAGTAACACTATTATATTTAACTCCCATCCCACACCACATGTGAACCCAGCTAGGTACTGCAAAATATTTGCAAGAATAGACCTTAAAAAATAAGTGGTACCGCCAATTCGACCAGAGAAGTCAAAATATTTATTTTTAATCATCGTTTCTTTCTTTGATTGAATCTGATGAAGAATCAGGAGGAATTGCACCCCATATTTTCGCAAAATCCTTGTCTGATATTGAACGAGCAATAAAGTCGGATTTCGTGAGTGGATCGTTCAGAGTGTACATCCAGGCGTTGTAGTACTTTTGGTAGGCAGAATCCATTCTTGATATTTGTGAATTGGAGGTTGCCAAATCAATCCCGTGATGCACTCCCCTAATAAATTCTTCAATCTCCTGGTTTGAAATTAGGGGCAGGGATTTACCTAAAGCCAAGCCTACCTCGTTGCCTAAATCCGACACTTCACCATTAGGGTAGGAAACATTTTTTAAGTGGTCTGAAATTTCCTCTGTTATCCTTTTGAAGTCGAAGTTTTGGTAGGTCATTTTTTATGATAACTTTCTTAATTTATTTTCTGAAATGTGGTAACCAGATCTGTTGTAAGTGGAGATGGACTGCACTGAACCTGCTGAACGATCTTAAAACCAAGTCGATGAAGTTCTTTGTTAAGTTCTTCATGATCTAGATTTGCTCTGCCACCCTTGTTTTTAAAGGACAGATCTTCACCTCCTCCAAACCAGGCGTGATGCAAAGTTGCCTTTCCCCCTATATTTAAAACTCGATGCATTTCCGGCAGATAATCTCGAATAATATCCCAGTGAATATGAACAAAAGAATCGAAGGAAACAATTGCATCGAAGGATGAACTTGGGAAGCAGGTCAAAGATTTTCCATCGTTCATGTGGTAACCGTGGATTCTATCTCCAAATCTATCTAAACAAAATTTAAGAGGAACAGAGTTGTATTCAACCAAACTCAGGGAAGGACAGTGATTCAAGAAAAATTCTGTGATTCTACCACCTCCGGCGCTATTTCTAAATTTCTATTTCCCAGATGGGGAACATAAAGAGGATAAATTAGATCAGTCCAAAGCTGCTCAGGGGAAGAAAAATTAGTTGACCAGTATTTAAGATCGTTTTTATTTTCCCAAATTGCAGGATCATTCCAGAATTTCTGCTCTTCTAAATTGATATGGACTTGCACTAGCTATTCGTTTTTAAGTAAAAATCTGTTGCTGATGACCTTGAAAGAAATAGTTGTGTCCATGCTGCGAATGACCAATCCTTCCCTCTCGGCATTGGGGTTGAGAACAGATTTCCCTTCAGTCTGCTGTAAGAGTTCTTCGATGGTGTCTGGTAGAAGAAACTCAGTCCCGAGAATCGGTACGGTCTCAAATCCTAAGTCTTCCATAAGGGAGATAAAAGATCTGAGGTTGAATCTTTCCTGTTTATCAATGTCAAAAGCATTGTAGAAACGAACGGTATGACCTTTGAGCTTGTAAGGATTCTTCTGAATTCCTTCCCCGATCAATTCACCCTGAATGCAAAGGTTAAGACCAGTATCCAGTAGCTTCTTCTTGATGTCCATTTCACGGGCCACTTTCCAGAAAGTGTTTTCCCGCTTAGGCCGTTCGATCCCATCATCGCACAGTTCCGTTCCTGACACAAATTCACCTGGTTCTGCCAACTCGAGATTTCTAGAGCAAACCCCAAATTCACCGTCTTTGACATAAAATGATGCGGAACTGCCGTCCAACTTTTCGGTTGCATAGAACTGGTGTTTACTGGTGATCTTCCATTCTTCGTATTCTCTAGACAAATTTTGGACCCTTTCCTCATCGGTTCGGCGGAGAAAAGAAGGAAAGTAGCCTTTTACTTTGCCAGCCAGTTCGGCGGGAATGGGTGGTTCGTATTTAATCACCCCAAGAATTTCGGTTACATCCATGCCAAGATATACATTTCCCCTAACGGGAAGCACATTCAGGGGCATGAGCAATCCCTGGGATAATTCTCCTTTCAAACGGATGGTCTTGAGTCTAAATCCCTCGACATCTCCCATTTTCTTGAAAGATGATTTTCGGAGAAACTCAAATTCATCCCGGACCGGAAGAAAAGAATCAATCTCAAAATAAACACAGGTATCTCCAGGTTTAAACTCTCCTTTCTTGGTTACCACCTGCCACCCATCAACAACAGCCAATTCGATGGCGTCTGCTCCTTTGATGGACTTGATCTCCTTGACCAATCTGATGGAAGCTAATTTTCTGGTTTGTTCCATATTATGTAATCAATTAAGACTCGGTTGAAACGGAAGAATCACTTCCTGAAGGAGCAGAAGCCAAAATCCACACAAAAAGAGAAATAAGCACCAGTCCAAATCTGTCGTCGTTACTCCAATTTGAAATCATCAGATCCCATCTGATAAATCCAATAATTAAATAGAGGGAAAATAAAGATTTTAGAGGAGTGATAAACCATTTTTTCATAAGACAATTTTTTTTTATTCTTCTAAACGATTTGAAAGGAGAAAAGTTCCGAATAATCTTTCAGATCCTTTCTTTCTAAACGCTATGCGGGATGTTAACTCGAACACAGGATTGAGACTGTCCCTCATTCATCAAAAAATTGTTGATGTATCCCATGATGTTAGCAGAGCCAATTGGATTGGCCGAATGGGTGTAAACTAAGGGGAAAATAATGCCCGATGATTTTTTCCCTACCCTGCCCTCGAGGGTGTCGTATTTATTCAGGTAGTAATCGACCAACCATTTTGCACAGTCCATCTCAGTCTTTTCAAGGATGTTTGAGTAGTTGAGCTCGTAATTAGGTTTAACATTGTTGAAATATTCCTCCATGACAGTATCACCCAGATCGTGGTCCAGTGAAATGATCTCAATGTTTTCTAATCCTATATCAGTGACAACTTTTACAAACTGCTCGTAATTTCGAACAACTATCCAGTTTTCATCGTTTGGGGTTCGAATATCATCTAAGTAAATTCTTTTTTTCATTTTTTGTGAGCTATTTTTTGCATTCTTGTGTAGTCAGGACAGGATTCGAACCTGTACGTGGGTTGAGTCCTTTGAGAATAACACCTTTCGGTCTCTTGAGTCTCTCCTGCAACATCCCCCACAGCTTTAGCTTACTTGCTTCTACCATTCCGCCACCTGACTATAATTCACCTGCCTTTTATCTCCTCATATATTCCGCCCAAAATTATTATTATAATTATAAGTAAAAACGTCTGCATATTCTAAAAATGCTCCCCGAAGCCGTGTTGAGTGGCTACCAACTGTGGGTTTTCCAAGTAGCGACCAATCTCTTTGTATCCAGCCTCGATGCTTGTAAATGCAATACTCTTACATCCAACCTTGACGATACATCCTCTGTCTAGCGCGTGAATGCCAATCTCCCAGCGTTTAAGGTTTTCAATCCTTCTGCGTTGCTCTCCTTGTTCTTTGCTTTCGCATTGCTCTGTTGACTTTTCAAAGCACTGTGGCATTTCTCCGACAGGTTCTACTCTTAATGTTTGTTCTTCGTTCATTTTGATTGGGTTTAAATTGTTTTTATATTTTTAGTAGTCAGGACAGGTACTGCCCCTGTTGCTTGTTCTTTTGCTTTTATGCTCACACATGAGTTACTTTTACTCCACCTGACTGTTTGTTAATCTAATTTACATTTTATTTTATCAAAATCCTTTGTTCCCAAATGAACTGAACTATCTACAGTCATATTAGAACGGGTTTCATCTTGTTTCCAAAATTCATGGCGAATAACTTGAACAATATCATAAGTTACTCTTGCACTTTCATCTACTACATCGGGATTGTAAATACCAAAACTTCCGCCATTAGCAAAGTTTTCTTGTAAAAGCATGTTAGCAGCATTATGTAATATTTTATCTGCTTCATCTCTAATACTGTGGTATTTTTCATAATCAATAGATAATTTTACATCCCCAACATCAGTCCAAGTACGAATTTCTTCTCCATTACCCCAATGACCTTTGGTTTTAATGTAACCATCTCCAATTTCTATCACCTCACCACGTTCGGTACTATCACCAACTTCTATTTCTTTTTTAGGTCGGAGTTTATCCCGTAGAACATTGTAATATGTTGGATGGTCTTTAATTACCCATAATTGGCCGATACCGATACGGGAGTACATATCTAACGCCTGTTGAATTAGTCTAAGTTGTTCGTTTGTAACTTCTAATGTTGCCATAATTTTTATTTTTAAGATTTTGCGTAAATTATTTTATTTTGAAAATTTCCACTATGGACGTTTTCAACAAAATCAATTGCGTCTTTTAAAGTATTAAAAGTGTTTATCCCATTCCTAAAGTTCATTTGAGCCCAAAAAGGCCACCACCATCTCCATACTTGACATTCATAACCATGATAGCTGTCGTCTACAATTCTATATTTAATAGTTTTGTAACCTAAAAAAGATTTTGAAGGCAATTTTTTCATAATAGTATTTTTAAAATCCCAAACGATATCCAAAATAATATAACAATGAATGCAAATGCTACCGTAAAATAATAGAATTTATCTTCCGATTTTAGATTTTTCATTTATTAAATAGTCTTGAAAAAAATTCAATTGTAAAAGCCACACAAAAAGGAATCCAAAGTGGAGACGTTACCCACCACCAAGACCAATTGGCAACTACCCCGGCATCTGATAGTTTTAGAATTAAAAATATCAGAAAAATTATCCCTGCAATACCTAAACTCTTGTTTGTTTTCTTTTCCATAACTTTTATTTTTATAGCGTAAATATACTAGAAATTTTCTTACTTTTCATCAATTTTAAAATTTTCGAAAAAAAATTTCACCTCCCTTCCTGTTTCTTCAATCAGCCCATATCTTTTTATGAATTTGTATTGTGTACTGTACTGGTTGAGCGAATTTAAAAAACCTTGAATATTGGATCTAAATTGTTCTAACGTGAAAGAATTTTTTTGAATATTACAACTAGAGCAAGCTGGATTATAGTTTTCTAAAATCTCATTTTCTGGATACCTACATGTTCCACTATTTACAAACTTACCTTTTTTTCTGTCCCATTTACTGTCCCTGACAATTGGCTGGATATGGTCCGCGTGCCAACTTTTTGTCAAATCACAGCCACAATATGCACATTTTCCACCATACTTCTCAAAAATTTTAATCCTATCAGATTTTTTCATCTGTTTCAATCTTTCTGATTTTCAGAATAGCCTCTATAGGCATTGTTTTCACACAATATTCAACGATATGTTTGAATTCTTCCAAAGGAAAAACTAGAAGTTCTAGGGAGAAGACTTTTGAATCTCGGTGTTCTTCTACCTGTAAATGTTTATTGACCTTACCTACAATCTGCTCGGCCAATCGTTGGGTTATTTGTTTGAGAATAATACAATCGATATCTGGTGATAGGTAGTGTTCTAATATTTCTCGAGATAAGGTGTGTTGACATTTGTGATGGGAATTTTCTAACATTAACGCTTGTTTGGCGGTCTGTAGAGATCTGACGAGTTCTCTAGAAACATGATCGAAATCTTGTGTGTTCATTGATTTATGTTTTTGGGTTTGATCTTTCCAATCTGAAACAAAATTCAGTATGAAAAAAACTTTTAGTGCTCGACAGAGAGTTTTTCCAATCTACAAATGCTCTAGTAAATGCCTCGAAATCCATTTTGTCATAATGGTTCAATTCGGCCAGACGAACTAACTCATTGTAGTCCATGTCTCTTAAATATCCTTTTAGTGGCATTACTCTACCCACACAAGTGCTCCAACGAAAATCTCTACCATTAAAAGTAATATAGTAGTAATCTTCGCCATCGTCTCCTATTGCAACTAATCTTTCTATCTCGCTATATGATATAATCACAAATTGTCCCTTGAGTAGTTCAAATTCTTTTAAAATTTTCTCTAAGTTACTGTCCATTTTTTGCTTGGTTTTTAATATTTTGATTATGTAGTGCTACAATATGCTCTACTATTTCTTTGCTTAGCTCTCCACCTACTAGAATATGATATTCCTCTTGAAAGTCTCCATCTTTAAATAAAATAGGTTCAACTGGACTGATAGTACGGCACCAACATTGCTCTCCCTGAGAGCAAGTGCCAATCTTCCACTCGACTAGGAGTGATTTTTCTTTAGCTTGAGAGTAGTCCATTGTGTTAAACTTTAGGAATGTATTTGAACTTCAAATATCTGACTTTCGTGTGCATCCGATACATAACAACCCATAACGAGCAAAAATGTTTTTTCTCCGGGTATTCCAAAAAAACACCTATAATCGTTGGTGGAAAAGATTTCCAATTCAGATATTCCAACGAACAAAAGATTATCAATCAATTCCCTTGTAGTCTTCATAGACAAGTAAACTCCATCCACATTAAAGTAATGATTTTCTGGTAAGTGGTAATGTCCAGTTTCCTCCGTGCCTGAGGGTATTTCACCTTCGCCATCACATTTTTCACAATCAGATTCTGAACCACAACAGTCACACTCTATAGTTCCAAATCCATCACACTCAGAGCATTCTATGTATTTTTCCGAAAATTCTGGAATTAATTTGATTTTCTCAAAAACTTCTTCAAAATCCTTGATTTTGATTCTACCGATAGGTCGAGGCACACCCTCGTAAAATTCGGAGAATTTCTCAACAACTGGAAGTGCCTTGATCCCCTCTGTATCCGAATAAATGTATCTGTTTTCAAAATTTTTATAATCAGGATCGTACGTCCAAATTAATTTGTAGGTGTCCGTAGCGCAGACCCATCCATCGTCAAAACAAGTTGGTTTCAACATTTGTGTTCTATATGAATCCTTAGAACACCAGGATTCAATGAACGTTTGATATTTTGGATTTTCTCTAATCATTATTTTTTTTACAAATATACGGAAAAATCTCAAACAAAGTGTGGAATGTTCACACGAACACAAGATTGAGGTTGACCCTCATTCATCCAAAAATTATTAATGTATCCCATAATGTTGGCAGATCCGATTGGATTTGCCGAATGGGTATACACTTGTGGAAAAACGATACCAGATGATTTTTTTTCTGACCTACTTTTCTGAGTAAGGTAATTGTCAAGATAGTGATTGACCAACCACTTAGCACAATCCATTCCCGTCTTTTCAAGGATGTTATTGTAATCCAATTTGTAGTTTGGACTCACGTTATTGAAATATTCATTCATCGCTGTATCACCCAAATCGTGATCCAAGGAAATTACATCTATGTTTTCTAATCCTATATTTGTTACCGCTTCCACGAACTCGTCATAATTCCTCACAACCACCCAAATATCTTCTTTGGGGGTTCTAACATCATCTAAGTAAATTTGTTTTTTCATTTTAAAGTTTGTTTATGACTTCACCCTTTGAGTTTTCATAGTAAGTTTCATATCCTTTGGAGTTATACTCTATTCTTTCCCACATCCCATTGGAATCCTCTGTTCGACAACCATTATTTGAATATGTAGTTTGTTTCCAATACCCTGTCGAATCTTCATACAAAGTTATATCCCGTTCAGAATTGTATTCATACCTTGCCCAAAACCCATTTGACGTAGTTTCTTTAATCCGATTATCATTAGAATCATATTCATATCGTTCCCAACGGTTCTTTGAATTTTCCCAATAAATTTGGTTACCTCTATCATCTCGTTCACTACTTTCCCAATAACCGGTGGCATCTTCGCTATAAGCAACCTGCCCGTCTTTAGTTTCAATTACCAAGTCGCCATCTATTTCAAAGTTCCATTTAAGCAACTGTCCAATTGTTTGTGTCATATTTTTTATTTTTATTTATGGTATAAATATACGAACGAATTTTCGTGTCTCCAAATGACGGAGTTATAACCAATGCTAAACAAGCACTGCATATTCATAGCCAAAATTAGTTGCCCCATCAGTTACGACATACTTCCAATCAACTTCGAATTGTTCAAGTTCACATACAGGCTTGTTGAATTTTTGGACAAGTAGTAAATCTGCAATTTGCTCGCTTTCTTTTTCAAGTTCATAAATTGGTAAGCAGTGATGCCAGTTGTTTTCTCCAGCAGGTTCAGTAATGTAATCAACAAACCATTTTCCATTTGCTTTGGTTAGTTTTCCTTTGTTTATTTCGGTTGTAATGTTTGACATAAATTCCATATTTGTATTATTTAAGTTTAAAAATTCGTAAAAGCACTGGTTATAACAGCACATAAGCAAAAGCCCAAATCCAACAGCACAATGCCCACGCTATTTGTGCCTTCGCTTATCTGCAAAACGTTATGACATATTACCAACTTTAAGTTCACCATCATAAATCAAATATTGCTTTGATGGTAAAGCATCTATCATATAATATCTACCACCCATGTGTTTATTCATACCATTCAAATCTATTTCTTTAATTTGAGTATGTCCAAATATTTGAATAAAACGTTTTTTGATTGCGTTTTCATTTCTTCGTTTGTTAGACATTAACAATGAAGTAGGTCTTATCCACACAGGAGTTTGAGTTACATTATCCCCATAAGCATTAAATCCATTAAAAGCAAAAGCATGAGGCCTGTGTTTAAATAGCTCATTGATTTCATCAACCAAAGTATCTACATTACAACGACCAAAAGTTTCTACAACCCAATAATGGCTTACTCCTGCGTGAGTGCAAAGAAAATCATCAAATGAGTATGCCATTTGCAACAGGTCCATATTCTCTGATAAAACATGGCTGATATCAAACTGAAGAGCGGGTTGAAAACCTGAATAAGTTTCGTTGATATGCATATAGTGTAGGTCATGATTACCTGTCAATAGAATCACTTCCTTGTCGGAGTTTCGTTTAAACTCACATATCTCCTTAAAGTTATGTATTTGGTCAACACCGGGTATATCAAAAGAATCAAAGTAATCTCCAACAAAGATTATTCTATCTGCGTTTTCTTTTGCTACAATGTCCTTCCAAATTGGACGGCCGTGGATATCTCCAATGAATATTGTTTTCATTTGTTAGTAAAGTTTATATCTCCATTAGTCATACCAACAGCGGTGTTAGTGGTAGTAGTACCGATTACTCCAGTTCCATATTTTTTTGGGTTAGGGACCATCTTATTACCCATAATACAACCACATAAACCACTTCCACCATTTTTTGGATTACAAGAGCAAATACTTGCATAAGGAACTTCATCAGGTTCTGAACTTGTTAAACTTATACTGAACCCACCGGGATGACTTTTGTCCCAAGTTGGGATATTTGGAATATTTTCATCGTGTGGAATAGATTTATCATATTGAATTGTTTCAAGAGCATCCAACTGCTTTTTGAATGCTTTTCTTTCAGTTTCTAAAACTAAAATATCCCTATCAAGTGATTTGATATGTGATTTGATATCACTAATTGCTCTTTCAATCTTGTTCATAGTTTTTATGTGTTTTTAATCCCAATAATAATAATATTTGATAATTACAATAATCAAAATAATCAACTAATTCTTTATGCCTTTCAGTTGTAAGTTCAGGATTAAGAATTAATCTTGCCGCTTCTGCTCTGTGTGAAAGAAGATTGAATAATGAGGGTTTAATTGAATTATCCCACATATCTCTATTAAAATGGGATGACTGTACAATTCTATGTTGAGTGCCCAGCGTCTCTAATGTGTTTGATTTAATCATATTGTATTTTTGCTATCTTCCATTAACTTTTTAAGTTCTTTATTAAAATCTAAATAATCTAATTCCATATCACACACATTTTCAACCAAAACCTCATATCCAAATACTATTCGCATATGAATATGAGATATATTTTTTTGATAATAATCCATATAGTATTCCCAGCTAAACTTGTCAGTATCTTCGCAGTGCTCTATAATCCCCATAAATTTTTCATCACCTTCCCAATCAGATTTGAAAGATTTCCATTCGTTTTTGTTGGTAGGATCAATTGTACATAGTTCATCGTTGAATTTCATCCAATGCATTAAACAATTAATATGTTCCTGCGGTGCTCTTGCCATTCTCATAACTGTAAAATTAATGTTTCCATCCCATTCTCATTTTGCTTATGGGAGTTAAAGCAGATGTGTAATTCATAAAGTTATCCCAATCTCCCCCACAACTATATACAACCCGTACTTCAGTATTTGTATGATCGGGGATTTCTTTTACCATTCCGTTTTCGCAGTCATCACATCCTTCGAATGGTATGTAATGAACCTTGTCTCCGATTTTCAATTTAGCAATATCTATCATTTTTTTGTTTTAAAGGTCATACCAATACATTCCTAAACATACTTTCATAAAAGTACGATGAATCCAATTAGGTCTATAAGTTAAGTTTAATTGTACATAATGGGTGGATTGATTGCCAAATCTATACCCACCCACACATTTTGGTATTTCAGGACTTAGTACCGATATATTAGACTTTTCAAAATCCTTTGGGTGTAGGTTAAATGTTTCTCGTTTCATTAGTAAATCCTTTTTTCATAATTATTTTCCTAAATTATACATCATATTAGTTCCACTACCCAATTGAGTAGTGGGTAAAACTCCATTCCATTTATTGATATACTCAAGTTGTAATAGTAATGGTGTTAAGGTTTGTTGTTTCATCCTGTTAGCTTCTGCTTCAGCTTTGGCTGATGTTAGCATTGCTTGAGCATTACCTTCAGCTTGTGCGATTTTGATTTTGGCTTCAGCTTCAGCTTGCTTTACCCTATTTTCGGCTGTAAGTGCGGATTGAACTGCGTTATTTTTAGCTTCAATGGCTTTCTTAAATGTTTCAGGATATACAAGATTTGATGTAAATTGAGCCAACATGAATCCTTCAGGTAGTAAGTGTGATTCTAATACCTTTCTAACTTTCACTTCAAATTGTTCACGATTTGAAATAAGTTCATCGGCAGTATATGAGTTAGCAACCACACGAAACGCATCATATACCGCAGTTTTTAAGAAACCTGATTCAATCTCATCCAATGTAACTCGGTATTTACTAAAAATATAGGGTACTCGTTCTCGTTTAACTGAATAGTTTAATAATGGTGAAACGTGAAATTCTGAACCATCTTTTGAGTTTACCACAAATGATTCATCGGGATTATCTTCGCCATTGTTTTTATATTCTTTGTGCTGAACAAATGTTGGGAACTCAATGATTTTTGTGGTAAATGGATTGTAAAATACCCAACCAGTTACCTCAGTAATATCATCTACACCTTTACCATCTCCATAGAGATTTACTTTAACACCAACGTGACCCGCATCAATGCGTTCACAACTTGATAGACTGAAAATGATTAATCCTAATGCTAGCAATGCTACTGATACAATTTTAAAAGGGTTTTCCATAGTTTTTTGTTTTTTTAGTTTTGTTTTGTTGTGGTTTTTGGTTTAAAAATGAATTGTAAGGTTAAAAATAAAAAATAAATACCAATAAATAAGGTTATTACTCCGAAGAAAAAAGCAATGGTAGATGGCATATTCATTAACGAGAAACTAAACTTCATTAGTTCTGAAAATGCTAATCCAAGTAGGATGCAGGAGAATGTTTTAATTAAAATGTTTTTCATAGTTTATATTTTGTAAAGTTCTATTCAATTTTCCATAGTTTGTTTTACCATCAAATGCTCTACCAATACGATACAAATGATTAGGTGATAATCCAAAGTAACCATCGCAATGATAAAATTTATCCATTTGTTCTGGAAGCATATCTGAGTCATCATCTAAAATTGCATAATCCTCAACTTCAGGTCTTTTATCTAGCCATTCCTTTATTTCTTCTCCTCTCATACCAAACCCACCTCCTGTGATACCAACAAAAGTTCCCTCATTAAATCCAAAATGAACCAATGCGCGTTCCCACCACTGGGGAATTACGTTTTTCTCCGTTCCAAAATGGCGTTTCCAAACAGATGAAATACAAATTTTAGTTCCAGTCCTATTACAAAAATCAGAAAGCCACTGCCATTTTTGGGGGCAAGTCTCTTCAATCAACCTTTTAAGTTGGTATTCATAAGTGTAATGGCTATCGGGTGTTTTGTAATTTGCTAAACTCACAGGTTTTGATTTAATACCTAAAAACTTTCTGATTAGGTAGTAGTAAGTCCTGGGTTTCAACCACCTTTTTTTGTGTCGGTTCTCGTAAAAAATATGGGAGTTCATAACTCCATCAATATCTAAAAATATAACTTTCATATCAAAGGTTTATTTTGTAAGTAATTCTTTAAATCTTTTTCTTAACATTCTAACATATACATCATTGGATAGTCCGTAATTTCCGATAGCCCACATATCATTGTATTCAATAACTACGTTCTGACCCCCACTCAAAACACCTATATCAATTGTGTAGGCCGATGGAAAAGTATTTCTATTGTTTTGGATTATTTTTTCTAAATACGAACTATCAATCGAAACATAAAGATTACCAGAGTAGTTTGCTAGATATTCAATGCGGTGATCGTTGATATAGCATCTCCATTCACTCTCAATTGGTTGATCAAAAACATCATAAACCATAACTCGTGTTTCTTCAGGAACATTAGAAATTGATGTGTTCTGCATTTGATCAATCACAAAACCAGTGAATAATTTTATGTCAAATGGTTTTATGAAAAACTTTTGACCTAGTTGTGCTAATCTCTTAATTTCCCCTAAGGTTTGTATGCTGTGTTTTCTATCGGAATTCATAGGTAGTCTAGGATCTTCAACACCAGCGATTTGAAACACAACTCTCATGAACTCAACAGAACCAACAAATAAATTGTTAGATGTTACTAATTTATTAAACTTGCCGGAAATTAAATCATCATAAGTAATAAGTCTAAAGTCCTGTCCAGTATCCATAGCACCATACATAGCACAAGAAACATCAAAGTGATGTGGTAACTCTCGGTTGCTGTCTTTTTGTAAATAAATCATAATGGTGCAAATATATACATTTTGTAACTAAAAACAAAATTTTTTAGAAAAATTACCAACCTCAACTATTTTGAATATCTAAGAGTATAACTTTCATTAAATTTTATAAAATTGGGGTTTTATTATTTTCCAAATTAATGAGGAGTATTCCTTACGATCGTACATTTTAAATAAAAGGGAAGGATTTTTGTATTTTTTTGCTTCTTCGGCAAAACTAGCTCTCCACTTGAAATCTTTTATGCTCTTGAGGGTGTCGAAGATAGCCAAATACTCCTTCTCTACCTCCTGGTATTGACTTATCAGCTCGTTGGCATATCCTGTCACCTTTCCATAAAACTCATCGGGGGTGTCGACAAGGATGGCTGACATGTCACCTCCGGTAGACAAGACCTCCCAGATCGAAGTGGAAGTAACATTTGTCATTATTCTGTGCAACCTGAGATACTCCTCAAATTTAATTTTCATCCGAAAGTTACCAGGTTGAAATCTAAGAACGAAACCCTCCTTGTTAACATCGTTCTGTGCCTTCAAACTACGGTATAACTGATCGGAAAAGTTAAAATGCTGCTTTGTTTGGGTGATGTCTTTATCAGAGACACCGTTGAACTTAAAGACATCACAGGCCATAGACCAATGTAATTCTTCTTCGTTGGTTTGTTTGTAAAAATTATTGGGGACCGCAGATAAAAATATGACTTTTTCTTCCCCGTAATTTACAACGATACGATTTTCCGGGTAGATGATCTCAACCAAGTACGCGTATTCTTTTATCCAACTATCCAACTTGTATTTGGATTGAACCATCTCTAATCCCTTTATTGCCTGGTCTGAGGTAAAAGAACCCCGGGTAGCCATAATCCATTCACCCTCGTAGTAAAACAGTATGCCTAAAGAGCCATCCGCCTTTTCCTGCACATACACACAGTCTCCTTGGGTTGGAATTTGTCCTTTGTTCACAATTTCTTCGTAGTTGAAAAACTTTGGAAAGGGTTTAACAAGGATCCCGCCGGTAACATCATCGGTAATAAGACCTCTACACATAAGGGTCACATCGTCCCATAATCCATCGTATTGAACCTTTTCGCTGTAGTTCCAAATTGTCAGCGGAAAGCGAGGATGGGACTGGGAGTGGAGCAGGCCCCTTTCCTTATAATCTTCTAGTACGTTTCTCATTCCCCAAATATAAGAATAAATTCTAAAATTAATTCACAAAAAATCGAACCTATCCATTAAAAAAAGTTTCCCTCTGAATCTTCTCCACAAAAGACAGAAAATATTCAGAAGGCAAAACTTTTTCCAAATCAGACACAAGAACCACATCCCGGCCAGAAACCGATTGGATTTGAAGAGATTCCCCGCATTTCTCTAACAACTGGCCGTCAAAGAAATTTGAAACCAATCCCACGGGAACTAACTCAGGAATGTTCAGTGCTTCCATTAATTTGGTCATTAATTCTTTTTATTTTATTCATCTTATGAATTTCTAGATATTTTGCCAAATCCTCATTACTCATCCACTTATTGAAATCCGGTTCAATTTTTTTGATTTGTTCGGTTAAATCTTTTTTGTAACCTTTTCGATAGTAATAATCTTCAATGGAATCAGCAAGGTCCTGAATGTATTGAGGTGCAGCAACTGAGATTCTTAAATCATACCATTCCCACTTTGTTTTATAATCTACAAATGTAATTCCTTTGGTTAGTTTTCTATGTAAATTATGTAGTGCCCTATTACGAACCCTTACAATAGATTTATCGTTACCAAACACATCGAGAAATCTAAGAAACCAACGAGGACACCACCAAGGTTTTGCTTCATAGTCCATAGCCAAAACTAATGGGACCATAGCTTTATTACAGTTATTGTAATCAGGTACAGAACCTAAATACCCATACTTTTCAGAAAAATCTTTAGGAAAGAAAATATAACGAATATCATCCCACTCCAAATCACGAGTATGTACTATACCTTTCTTTCTACCCTTCCAAAATAGGAGAGATTGTCCAAAGTCTTTAGCTTTTGCACTAAATGGGCGATTGTCCTTAAAAGGACCAAATTTACTTTTTTTCATACTATTTGGTTAACAAATCATAAAGGATAATTCCAAGTCCTATCAATAAAATCGTGGAGGTTACGAAAGAAATTACTGAAGAAAGGAGGAGCAAATAAAATTTTTTGTGTTTTAGTTTCATGAGTTTATGGTTTTAGTGAATCCTGGATTGAGCTTTTCTCTATTGTTGTGTCCATGTGCTGACAATGTATTTTTCCACATTTTTCAGTCACCAATTTGGTAATGTAAATAGTATCTGTTGTTTTTATAGGGGGTTCTTCCTTTTTTATTTCATGAATTACTGTTCCTTCTATATCCTGTGTGGAGCTGGATCTAAAAAAATCAGAGGTGGCAACTTTATAAATAAAATAAATGCTGAAGAAACAAAAAATAAAGAAAAGCAAAAAACCCAGGCTTAGAAAAAGGGTAAAATTGTGATTTTTAGTGTTTTTGGGTGATTTCATCAAGGAGATTTTTAAGTGAATAACGGATATTAGCGGTGATGTCAGCCTCTAGAGAATGCCTTCTTTCTTCAATTTCCAAATTATAAGAATGAATTAATCTCTGCCAAGCTCTTTCCCGAAGGGTAACGGAGTAGCTGTGGATATTGTCTATAATTTGGACCTGGTTGGAGTCCATAATAACATAAATCTTTAACCTCTCGTTTTTTAAAAATCTTTTGTCGGTCAAAGGTGTCATTAAGAGAATAGAGTCTGACATTTTAGCCAGCTTTTTACACAGCATGACACACTGCGCCTCGTGGGGCAAAGGTGATTCTTTGCGGTCGCTGGTGGAGTCTAGACGCCTGAGCAAATAGATAGACAATTTTTGCATTCTACGTCTGAAGTTGTGAGTAATTAGTTGCATGGAGAATTTGGTTTAGACCCCAAATATAGAAAAATTCCTCCAATAGTTGATACTTCGAATAAAAAAATTAGGCGGTAGTAGATAAGTCTTTGACCTCAATGTTTTGGGCAAAATCTAGAGCTTTTCTGGTACCCTCTCCGATAATTCCGGCATCTACATTATTTCCTGGACCCGCATTGGCATTGTTAACTGCTCTAACTGCAGTTTTTAAATCTTGAAAATCGTTCTCGTTGGAGTTGGAATACTTCTCCTTGATAGTTGGGTTGTTCAAAGTGATCTTAAAGAAGAGGGCTGCTACTTCGGCGGCAATTTTTGAATTCTTTTCTAAAGTTTCAGGATTAGCTACTAGATCAACATTAGTTCCAGCTTTTTTGAGTAAGTCTGTGTATACTCGGTAGTTTGCTTTCCCTGTGAGCCCGTTGTATCCTCTACCTCGATATTTCCAGCCGTCACCTGGCTGATCGTTGCCTAGATCCTTACCCGTACTAGTTGGACAATCTACGCCGTATACTCTATCCCAGAATTTAGCATCATCCTTTCTTAATTCTTCAATCTGAGCATCTGTTAGATCCTTGACCCTCCGTCCGAAAACATCTCTAATCCTACTAGCCGGTGTGTTTCTATAAGAAATTTCAGCAACGCTGGGGTTGAACCCGCTTTCTTTATTCACAACTCCCAAGACCGCTCTTTGGACGTAAGGGTTTGTGAGACCGTGTTTATTGAGAGCTTCTACGAGCTCTTGCATTGCCTGCTTTTGATTAGCAGGGGCACTGGGCAGAATTAATTCTCCCGATACAGGAGATTCAGTATCAGAAGCTTTAGAAGCTGAAACTAATCCCGAATCGGAAGTGATGGTGGATCCAAAAGAGCTTCTAATTTCGGAATCCATCCATTTGTCAAAAGATTCCTTCCCCCTCTCTGAGTTCGATTTTGGTGTATTTTCATACAAGTCCCTAAAAGATTTGAGATATTTCATTTTTTTCATTCTTTTGTTCTAACTTTGAGATTTCTGTTGAAAGCCCTTGTTTTAATGTATAACGAGGGGGTCGGTCTATATATCCACAAGATAGTGCACACTTTTCATGTAGACTACCAGTTTTCTAGACTGGGGTAGTACGTATCGCTATCAATGAACTGGTAAAGAAATGCATTTTCTCTAATTCTTGCTTCCATGTTTCTAACTTTCTGGTGATGATCCGACATTGACAGAAATTCCCGGGTTACCATGGGCCAAATGGTGTAATTGTGAATATTTGTTTCAGGTGATGTAACGAAATGGTCAAAATCTTTTATACCAACAACTGTGTCCCTCTTCTCGATATTCGCTTCTATCTTGTCAACAATGGTTCTTCTGAATATCCCAAAATTCAGGGTCGAGGCTGTGCCCAATGGTTTTGCTAGATGGTCTGTTAAGATCTCGATCCTGCCTATAAAATAGTGGTTCCCGATAAGACAATCCCAATCCTCAGGCAGGTCTTCAAAAGCTAAACGAATTTTATCCATAGCTCCTGCAACGAGATACGAATCATCTTCCATAATAATAATGGTTTCTTCATCCTTTAGATGCTCAGTCAGACAAGTTGAGAAGGAGGCAAAAATTCCATCTACTGGGGATTTTTTTTCTAGGGCAGAAAATCTGGTGATCTGAAAATTGGCCAAAGAGTTCTGATTCAATTTCATGAAATTCTCCCATCTATCCTCTCTTCTGTCAAGGTTGATCACATAAACTGAAGTTGGGAATTGACAGGGATTTTTCTTGAATTCTTGGGAACTTAGACGGGAGTTTTGAATTTTTTGTAGATCCGATAACCTGTTTTTATTGGACATGATTCTGAAATACCCTTTGGAGGGTCCTGAAGAAAGAGGATTGTCCATGCCTAATCCTCGGTCCAAATGTTCAGATCCATGTCCTCGTAGAAATCGTCTTTCTCCTCAAATTGAATTTCCCATTCGTATTTATTTTTTTTCCATCCTTTGGAATAGAATGGAAAATTGTAAGTCCAAATGATTTTAGAATGGTCTGCAAATTCGCACAGTTCTTTTTCCACCTTTGTGACACACTCAAAAAACTCCTCTGCATTGGACATCTCGATTTCACCTTCATCAATGTAGATCTCCAATTTACCAGACTTACCAATAACAGAGGACTCGGAAACAGCTTCTTTCATCTCAGGGGGAATGTCTAATTTTTTCAATTTTTGTAAGAACCTCGCCAAAGATTCGGGGTTGACCTGACAGGTACTGATCAGATCCAGATGATAAATTCCAGTTTCTTCCACTTGTTTATTTTTTTTTAAACTGAGGCAACAAAAGTTATTTTCATGCCTTCGGAGGGATGAATCAGATAGGCTTGAAGAGCTCTATTGGATCCTTCAAACCCGTGTTGGTGATGCCATCTATCAGAACCAGACAGACTCGGCATTTGATAAACCTTCACCCCATTGAAGTCCTTCACCATCTCATGATGCAGGTGTCCAGTAAAGAAGAATCTGTGTTTGGTTCTGGACCAAAAATCAGGAGCTTCTCTGGCCATAAGGTAAGGAAGCTCTGAAAGTTTGGTTCCGTCACCGTGCGTGAATCCCATGAGATTTTCACCGTATTCGTAGTACTGACGGAATTTATGACATTTAATCACCTCTACATCTTCACAGCTCCTATAATAGGCTCCCAAATACTCCAAAAGAACATGAGAAAGTTTGAAGTCGTGATTGCCCGCAGTTAATAAAATCTCAACGGGAGCCACCCCTCTCAGGATATCGATGAATTCTACCATCAGTTGCTGGCCCTCCACCATGATCTGGATAAAAGTACCATCGCAGTCCTGAGGTGTGCCTTTGGTCGTGGTTCCACCGAGGGTATCAACATGAAAAAAATCGGATCCTACAGGAATAATAATTTTCTCAATCTGATACTTAACAACATCGGACAAGATGGAGGCAGTTTTTCCGAGTAATAAATCCCGGGCCATTTGACGGTTGTATTCATCCCTCACCTCTCCTGACCAGGCATATTTCCCGTAGTGCAGATCAAAGGGAGAAATAACGAGGGAATGAGGTTCTCCGGGAGGCAGGGTCAATTTAGGAACCTCGTACTGGGCAAAAACCTGGGATAATTTTTCGGCCAAAGGATTGATAACCAGACCCTTAAAAGCCCACCAATTTGAGGCTGCCTCTTTGATCATTTTTTCCTCTTGCCGGGTGTATTTCTGGAAGAATGAAAATTTTCTTTTTTGTAGAGCATCTGAAACCATCTCTTCCTCGTCTCGGACGAACATTTCTTCGTCGGTATAGGGTTCGGAGTCGTGGGTCCAGCCCAGAATAGATTTAAGGGCGGTAAATATGTTTCTAGGTATTTCGAAATTCCGACAGATTTCGTTGATGGTTTCTGCACTGCCGGTCAGAGAAGAATAACGGGATTTCATGTCCCTAATGATGGTGCCGGTAAATCGATAGGCTTTGTTCTTGATGTACACTATATAGAGATCTTTTGCCTCATCATAGTAGTAGTTGGTGTTGTGCTTGTATTTTTTGTAGGCAGACCGGGCTATTTTTTCCTCCTCTTTGTCGATTTCTAATTCCATAGAAGGAGGAATTTCCTCCTGCCTGAATTTTTCCTCGATCGATTGTCTTAGAACATCTTCCGGTAATTCTTCTGACAGCTTGGCAGAGATTGCTCTTCTAAAAGAATCAATGGCCGAAGTGCCCAGATTTAGAAATTTTTCGGAAACCAATTTTTTGGCTATCTCAGTATGAGAAAAACCTTGACCGTGTAAAGACCAGATTTCCTCTGAGAATTTTTCGGCTAGGTCCTTGAGTGAAATTTGACTCATGAATAAATTTTTTTACTGTAGTGTAAATCTTAAAACTGTTTCTATCCCGGCTAATTATTTCTCGGTTTTTGATTCTTTGGTCAAGGTTAAAATTTGACTGAGTAGAATATCTTTCTCCAGCTTGGCGAAAAAGTTTGTGATGTACTGACATTTTTCATACTCCTCTGTCGACTCATAGTATCTCAACAAACTAGCTTTAATGTCTTCTCTCTTTTCGAGAAGATGAGGATGGTTAATGGCGCTGCTGCCCATTTTTTCCATTCTAGATAAGGCTTTTTCGTACACCTTACGCTCTATCCTCGGTTCGGTTTTCAAATTCTGAATCATTTTTTTTCAGTTTAGACTGGGTGCGCTCTACTGGGTGGATCTGATGAAGATCCATACATTTTTCATATTCCTCGAAATCTTCTAAAACTTTAATACATTCTTCCCGCTGGGAAAAGGCAAGACTTTTCTCGCCAAATTTTACGATGTCACTATAGACTTCTAAAGCCCTATTCAATCGGTCTATATTCTGATGATTTTTCATTTCTGATTCAGAAGTATATATGTTTTGACCAGAATGAATTTTCTGAGTTTAAAGTGCAAAAGACAATTTACAGCAATCTTTCTTGCCAGAATTTTTTAGGTCAGAAATTGAAAGCTATCCGGCGATTTTTGAAAGGGCACTCCAAAAGAGCCTGGAGCATTATATTCCACCAGTAACTCCACTTTCCCTTCATTATTTTTAAGTACATTCAATACCTTGACAGTTTTTTGGGAAGATTTCTCTCTTAAGATGTCACCCTTTTCTATTCTCATATCGTTCAAGTAGTGTGAACTGATTAGTCTAAATCCTGAGTTTTCCATTTTTTTAGAAGTTGTAAAGTTTTTTTTATTTGCCCACACGCCTCGTAATTTTCAGTCCTTTCGTTCCAGAGTTGGCAGTTGACAAGGAATTTTTCATAGTCTTTTTTCTCAATGATTACGGAATAGCTGGGACCATCCGTGTTGAAATCTTGACCCATCGTAAAAAGAACTGCGAAATTATACCTTTGTTCTACAGCTTCGGTAATCTTTTCACGGAAGAGTTCCCAAAATCTGTCTTTATCTTTGAACTGAAGTGCTTCTTTGAACGGCGGGTGGGAATCGTACATGAATTTAGTTTATTCTAATTCCTCGAGAGAGTTGGAGAGATATTTGGTGATTTTATAAGGATCCGCATTTGATCCTGGTCTCCTGTCTTCAAGATAACCCAACCACTTATCAGAGGTAGAAATGGGTATTCTGATTGATGCTCCTCTATCACTTACACCCCAACTGAATTTCGAAATGCTTTGGGTTTCGTGCTTGCCGGTAAGTCTCAGATGATTGTCCGATCCATAGAGGGAAATAGCAACATCGTGGGTTTTTTCCAGCACTTGACAAATGCTGTTAAAAAATTCTTCCCCTCCTGTTTCTCTCATTCTATTATTTGAAAAATTGGTGTGCATTCCTGATCCGTTCCAATCTTCCTCTGCTCCCATGGGCTTGGGGTGAAAGTCAACTTTGATCTGGTAATTTTCTGCAATTCTCATGAGCAAAAATCTAGATATCCAAAGATCATCTGCGGCCGTCTGTTCTCCCTGGCCAAAAACCTGATATTCCCACTGACCGAGCATCACTTCGGCATTGGTGCCTGTGATCTGAATGCCACAAGAAAGACAGGCATCCAAATGTTCCTCTGAAATATTTCTGCCAGCGGAATAAGGATGACCGACTGAACAATAATACTTGCCCTGAGACTCGGGTGGGTTGAAATTTTCAAATCCTACCGGCCGATTACTATTTTTATTGAACCACCTGAGCACATACTCTTGCTCAAACCCAAACCAAAGAGCATGAGAATCCTTTCCGATCAAGGCTCTAGTATTGGAAGAATGTGGGGTGCGGTCTGGATTTAGAACCTCACACATTACGAGATAGCAAAAGCCCATTCTGAGAGGATCTGCATAAACCCTCACTGGTTTTAGAATCAAATCTGAGAAATTACCTTCAGCCTGCCGGGTGGAACTTCCATCAAAAGACCATTCTGGAAGTTCTTCTGGTCTAGGTTTTGCGTGTTGGGGCGAAAGAGTGTTCAGATTTGACGGGGTATAATCGAAAATCTTTACTTTTGATCTCAAATTTGGTTCGGGTTGATATCCATCTAACCAAACATACTCCAATTTTAATTTCATGTTAAATTTGTTTTAATGAACTCCTGTTTATAGCCCAAAAATTCAAAAAATTTCAATTTTTCAAGGGTATTGAAAGAAATTGTAAAGAAAAATTATTTAGATTGGAGGCTCGAGAAAGTCTTTTTGAACTCTTCAAACTTCATGAGCTTACCAACCGTGGCCTGCTTCATACCCAGAGAGCCAACTTTCGAACTGTAAGCCCTTTGATCGTACCACTTGACGAAATTATCGTCGGTGGTGTGTTTAGGGTCTGGAGCAACTGTTTGTGGATTTGACATGGTGTTTTTTTAATTTGTATCAGATAGGAAAAAGATTTTTGCTAAAATCCCAACCAAAGTGGTGAAAAAGATCCACATAGCTTTGGTGATCCCCCCTTTCCACTTCATGAGGTCAGAGTGTTCTAGTAAGAGGTTCCGGTATTCAACCTCATCTTTCTCCTTCTGTCTCTGTTGTTCTAGTCTGAATTTGGTGTTTTCGTTTACTTTGACGATCACACCATCATCTGGATCCAGAAGTTTTTTCTTTAGCTCCGAGAGATCTTTTTTCATTTCAGACTGAGCTGCTTTGAGTTCCTCCATGCTGATCTGGATGATCCTTAGATCGTGGCCTGGAGATCTTTCCCTCATAGAGTTTAATTCATCCTGTAAAACCTCCCTGATGATCTCTGAAATCGGTTTTTGAGTTTCCATAACTGAGATTATATATCTGCATCAGGACTCATTTTTTACTGGATTTCCTTGTTCCAGTGAACTTTTATGTCGGGAATTAGAATAAAATCATCAACGTAGATAGGTAGACTTTCTAGTAAAAAAAAACTATAAAATCCTTCTTCATCAAATTTGTTTTCTAAGATTTCAACCTTATGAAGATTAATAAGGGAACAAACTTCCAGATGTGTTCTGGGCGAGGTGGTAAGAATCTTAATCTTCAACTTCTGGCTCTCCTAAAATTGATTTTGTAACGGGATCAATGGACATGATAAAGTATTCGGAGGTGGATTTTTTTTCAACCACAACTTGAACGGGACTGGTACTACCCCGAAGACAGTATTTTTCACCTTCCAATAGAAATTCTTGATCTAAGTGTTCTGGCAAGAGTTTGGATCTTCGAATCCACTTGTTTTGATTTCTGACGTATTGTTCCTGATAATGTTTCATCAGAGAATCCTCTGGCTTTCTGATTCTTTTAGGGGGGATTTGCATGCTGTTTATTTTTAAAATTTTTCGGACGATAATTTCATGCTCATTAGGTCATCTAAAATAGGACCCATAAGGTAATACTCTGCTGAAGGTTGGCCCTTATCACAAACTCCAGGCTGGGAATACCAGTGGACGTTATAGTGATAATGATTGTGAACTTTGCTGCTCATTCTTTTAGACCCTTCAACCTCGTTTGTCCAGGGATCTTCTCCATCAACAATGTTTTGGATTAAGTACTCTCTATTCCAGATAGTTGCATTATGAGAGTGGAGATAATTTTCTCCTTGACTGTGCTTCATGATCCTAACCTTGTTAATGACGTAAGGGGTAGGATCTAGGCGGTAGGCATCGTAATAGTGTAATTTGGTGTGAATCTTGATGGATTCCGCCTTTTGGACTTCTGCGAACAGCAAAAGTTGTTCTAAAACGGGATAGGGAAAAGAAGATTTTAGCCACATATCTTCCTGGAGATAAATGATCCATTTTGAGGTAATTTCGGATAAGGTTTTTTTCATTCTGGTGGAAAATCCATTTTTATCCGTCTTTCCGGTCAAAATGCTTTGCATCGCGGAGTTAGGCTTGAAGAGGTGACCCCTGCACGAAAGTTCAAAATCCTTGACATTCCGTTCTTCGGATGCCCAATAAACAGGGATTTTTTCAAAATCCCAGTACAGGTCTAAGGAATACAACATACCAAACCAAAACTGATGGTACGAATCACACGTGTGAACAACCAAAGAAAGATCCATGTTATAAAGTGTTAAAATAATTAGATTGCTGGAGATGTTTCAAATAATCTAAAATTTTCAGAAATTCTTCCGGTCTTTTCTCGCCGTGGAGAACCTTGATGTCCCTTTTAGAAGGAGGAATTCTATAAAAATTAAGAGAATAGTCCTTATTTTCCTCCGACATCCAGGTGGAAAATCCTGGATGTCCCTCTTCATAAAAATGACAAACCGTGTTGATCCCATCTCTTAAATTTATATAGCATAGTGGAAATCCTTCGTTGGTTTTTTTCCACGATAAAACGTTGTAGATTGTCTCTTCGTGAAAAGCGGCAACCCTAGATAAACTAATTTTCAATTTGGGAAGCAGAAAACAGAATTCCCTCCATGTTTTAACAAAATTCAAACAAGATGAATTACAGAGTATAACGTTGGTTGTTCTGTAGGTTCCCCTAGATTCCGCAGGCATTTCTAAAAATTGCATTAAAGGCCATTCTAGGGTTTTGGTTAAATCGGCCTTTGGCCAGCACCCTTCAAATGGATTTCCTCTTTCAAACCCATTTGGCTCGACTATGATCATATATTGATGAATGCCCTCCGTGCAAACTGGGTAGTCTTTTACGATGGGCATCCAATCGAACATTTCGTCGATTATAGGAGAAGCTATACAATCCGAATCTAAGTAGCAGAGCTCTTCGAAACCTTCTTCTAAAGCCAGCTGCATAGCCATAGTCTTAGCACATAAAATTTTATAAATTTTTGGATTTTCTCTGGTAACGTAAAAATTACCATTAGCTTGATGAGTAAAATTATCTAGGTAGTCTTCATCCAGTTCTAGATCTAAATTTCTAAAGATAACTTTTTCCAGTCCTTTAAAGAAAAGGGACGCATCAGGAGAGCAATTTACACCGCAAACAATAATAGGAAATTTAGAGAAGAGTTCTATACTTGTAGCTAAATTTTTGGCTATGTCTAGATAATTTTCAGTGGCATGTGTAATAAAAGCTCTTTTCATACAAATTCCCATCCTCCTCCTGGAAACTTTTCGGCTTGATCCAAAACGTCAAAAATTTTACCATTTCTCCAAAACTCGAATTTTTGTAAACTAGGATCAATCTCAAATTGTTGGAACTCTGATATTGTCATCTTTTGGATATCGTTATCCTTTCTTATAAAGATTTCCAAGGGTTGTTTCACATCGTAAACCAAACAGTGTTGGGGATCTGCGGTGCCAACATTTTTGGAGAAATAAATTTTGAATTCCTGCCAGGGAGAATAATTGTAAAAATCTTCGTGCCAATTACGAAAAGTGTAAATATGATCTTCGATAATAAAATCCCTGTTAATTGAAACATTAATTTTTTGGGCAAGATCTGCCCAAAAGTGTTCCGCACAATCAAACTCCAAACATCTTTCCCAAATAAATTCAGATTCTAGATTTTCTAATTTTGATTGTGAGACGGAAAAAAATTGGGAAGCACAATCATTAATTAATTTTTTTCCATTTTCGGTTGTTCTAAAAGCAAAAAAAGATTCTTGGTTTTTGTATTTGATGAAATTTAAAATTTGATTATCGATGACCAAATCATATAGCATAAAATAATTCATGTCATAATTTAGAATCCTTGCAAGTTGAACTAATTTCAGAACCTGAGAAAACCCAGCAAAACGGTTATTTCTCCAAAATCTGTAAAATTTAATTTTTTTCGCTCCAAAAAATTCTTCTTTCCAAAAAAGGTTAGAAGAATCCTCTTTTAATGGGTTATTTGGGTTGAAAAAATAAAAATCAACTAAGTTTAGAATGTCTCTTTCCAGATGAATAGACGAATAAAGCAAAATAGATGTGTCTATTTGCCTTAAAAGTTCCAAATTAATTTTTAGAACTTTTCTTTTTTCTTCTGAATCACAATGAGAACTAATTAAAACTAATTTTTTCATAATTCTTTTAAAAATTAATTTTTTTTAAATATCCATTTGGATTAAAAGTGACATTGTAACCATAAAAATCACACCATTTTCTATCTATTTCGAATTGTGGATTTTGTGGTAAAAATTCTTCTATCGCTCTAAGAGGACCTCCGTCATAGTTTTTTTCGATGCCCATCCAATTCACAGTTCCGTCTTCAACGATCATATAGGAATCTTCGCTGATTAAATCTTTGAATTTATTCATCACAGACAAAACATCGTTATAGTTGTGTGACCCATCTTCAATCAACATAATTTTTTTAAATGAGGATGCATAATCCAAGTTGTATTCTTGATAACCTCCCAAGAATCTCTGAATTCTTGGATGTCGATTAATCAAACCCCTCTTTTCTTCGGAATTTGATAAAAAAGTTTCATCCTGAATATCCACAGTATGAACCATACCTTTACCTATATTATTTAAAATATCACCCAAATACAGACACGATCCTCCATAATTAGTCCCTATTTCTATTATCAAATCGGGTCTTATTTCATTAATTATCATTTGATACATTACGTAATCAAATGGGGATTTTTCAGTTATAATTCCTCTATATAAAGTTTTTAGATGTCCATCCATGATACCATCTAAATTTAAGTTGTATGAATTGTTCATTTTTTTTATTTTAAAGATCCACTCTCATAGTATTGCACTCCCTGAAAAATCCACATCTTTCATAGAAATTAATTCTCTCATCGAAACAGGATAGAATAACCTTATAACATCCAAGATCCCTGGCTTTTTCCAAAGCTTTTTGAACCAATAAAAAACCAATTTTATTACCTCTAAATTTTTCTTTCACCGCCACATCTTCAATGAATCCTGCTAACCCGCCATTTCGGATTAATTTTCTTTGGAGATGGAGTGTAATTGTTCCTATGATTTCTTGTTCTTCAACCGCAACAAAATTGTAATTATTTGTCATCCATTCAGATAAAACGTTTTCTTGTATTTCTGTGATGTACCAGGTCTCCTTCAAGATTTCCAGTAATCCAGCTTCATCTCCCTTCTGAAATTCGCGAATGGTCATAAATGTTATTTTTGTGATTCGATAACGTTTTGAATCACAAATTCAATATCATCATCGGTTAAAAATAAATGTAAAGGTAAACTAATAATTTTCTCGCTCAGGTTCAATGAATTCGGATTCAACCCAAATTGTGATTTGTACATATCATAATGGGTATTATCACGATAATGAACTCCTGGATATATCCCACGAATATTTAAAAATTCCATAGTTTTGTTTCTTTCTTCCACAACAATTTGATACAAATGCCTAGAAGAAAGTTCTGTGTACGGAGAAACTTTAACTGACTGGATGCCTGCAGATTGAAATGACTTTTCATACATTTGGCAGATTTCTCTTCTTCTGGTGTTATCCTCTTCAAGATATTTCAAACCAACTAAAGCCATCGAAGCCATCATAGAATTACCATGATATTTGAAACCAACATCAACGAGATCATATTCCCATTTATAACTTCCTTTGTCGTGTGATCTTTGGTAAGTGTCTTTAGAAATTCCAAGCCAAGATAATTTTCTGGCTAATACGTCATAATCTTCATTCTTGAAACAGATCATTCCCGAATCTGCGGTCGGAAGATTTTTGACCGCCTGAAAACTAAAAATAGAAACATCAGCATCTAAACCAACATGATCTTTCGAGTAACCAACACCAACCTCTGTTTTGTTTTTTATCCAGGTTCCAGCCATATGTGCGGCATCTAAAATAATTTTAAGGCCTTTGCGTTGGCAAAAATTTACTATTTCATCGAACCTCCCGGCATTACCCCCAATTCCCACAAATAAAACAGCTTTGGTTTTTTTGGTGATTTTTGATTCTACTGATTTTGGATCCAGACATAGAAATTCATCTACGTCTGCAAAGATTGGTCTCAGTCTTTCGTACATTATTGCGTGATTTGAAGACACAAAAGTTAAGGGGGACGTGATAATCTCGTCTCCTTCTTTCCATTTATTGGCGTCTTTTAAAATTTTTAAGGCAAGATGCAAACCAGAGGTGTTCGAATTTAGAAAATGCGCATGCTTAAATCCGGTGTATTTTTTCCATTCTTCTTCAATCTGCTGAGTTTTAAAACCTAAACCTGTCCATCCTATTTCCATACACTCTTGCATATGTTCCCAGATTTCTGATGTTCTGAACTTAGGTTTGAATAATTGAATATTTTTCATTCTTAAAAAATTTAAAAATTATGAAATTTTTGATTGAAAATCGATTTAATTTCATCTAAATCTTTTTCTGTTATTTCAGTTTGAGCTTTAGATGACATTGAATCTTCTTTTTTTTCATAAACAAATGATGGATAATCAAGATATCCTATTCTACCGCGAAGAGATAATTCAAAATTGGTAGCCCAATCTATGAAATGCTTATTTTTAACATAACTTAAATCAATGTCAGTGAAATTTCTAAAAAATCTTGATGATGAGTAGCACAAGTTACTATGATGTAAAAGTTTTTTGTCAATTTCTCCGTCACTAATTGGATGTAAAACGGAGTTATACTCTGTCATAGCAGCAATCCAAAAGCTCCCATCCGCCGAGGGAACCAATTTTCTTCCTTCACTAATCAAATATCCAGTGCTAACGAGAGAAAAATCAGGATTATTTTCTAAAAAATCAAATTGTTTTTTTAGTTTATATGGATCTATCCAATAATCATCTGGGTCTATATAAGCAACATAAGAAGTTGAACAATTTTTGAGAAGAAAAATAACGGTTTCTATAAATCCTTTGTTTTCTTTATTGGAAAATATCGAAATTTTAAAATTTTCGTTTTCAAAATTTTTTAATCTGTGTAAAATAGCCAGACTTTGATCTGTAGAACAGTCATCGCAGGCTATAAAATGAATATTGCAGTCGATTTTTTGCACGTAAACGGAAAAAAAAGCACGATCTAAAAAATAAGCATAATTGTAGACCGGCATTATAACACTTATTTCTTTTCTTTTCATTCGATTTTATAGTAATTTTTTACCAAAGCATATTTAGACAAGTTTTCTCTTTTAATTTTTATAGAATCTGTGAATTGACATGTTTCATCTTCTATATTATGTAATTTTTTTGTGAAAACTACAGAGTCCCCATCTACAAACAAATCATTCAATTTTTCTTTGTACCACCCTCCCTTTCCTAGAATTATTTCGCGATGGAAAATTTCTTCTGAATTTTCAGTAATAATCTTAATGGAGAAGCTGACTTCATTACAAGGGCAACCTGGTTCAACATTTAAAAGTAAATAACAATCCGATAGATCTTCCTTCCAGAATAGTGAAGAAGTTGTGGTGAAATGTAAAGCGCTTGGCCCAGGTTTTATGATCGAACTTACTGTATTCCAATTTCCGAATCCGAAAAATTTATCCATCTCGGAATGTTCATCAACTAGATTATTATCCCCGCCAAAAAGTTTTAGCATCACATCTTCAAGACCACAATTGGGAAAAATCTTTTGAAAATTGGAATTATCCGAAAAATCGAGATTTGGAATTTTTTGAATCAAACTTTCGTCCAAAGTAAACCCAAAAAGGTGTGGGCAATACCAGCTACTAAAATTTGGATTATTTTTTATAAAGTAATTTTTGTGCTCCCCTAAATTCGAAAAAATTTCAGAGAATTTTTGTTGAATATTATCCGGACATTTGAAATCTCCAACAAAATAAAAGGCAAATTCATATCCCTTTGACCACAAAAATTTAATCGAATTAACAAATTGGGAGACAATGGAAACCGACCAACCGGTAACAACCAAATGGTCTCTAAACATTTCATTTCCTATTTGAATGTATTTCAGGTAAACTGGATTTTGTATTCCCTCTAGATTGTAATTTAGAATGTCTGAATCAAGGAAATGATAATTGTTTTTCCTTTCAAAAATAAAATAAGTAGTGTTTTCAATAATCTCGGGAGTACATGGATGGTGGCTAGTTAAAAGAACGTCTATCTCATTTTGTTGAAAAATTTTTAGATTGGCCAGAAGAATTTCTTGTTCCTCCGTGGTTTGGGGATATGCATCTATGATGACACAGAACTTTTTATCTGATATTTTTTCTCCTATTAAATTATCAGAATTCATGCTAAGACAAGATCTTTTTATTCTGCCAAGCCCAGATCATATTTCCAGTGTGGTGTGTTTGAAATCCATTTTCTGAAAAGATAAGCAATAATTGATCCGGAGGATGAATATGATATTCCAAAACTATCTTTGGTATAGACTTTAAAAATTCAGAGCTCATGTTTGGAAAAATTTCCCATTCACCTCCCTCGCAGTCTATTTTTAAAAAATCTATTTTTACCTCATTTTCTTTTGCCCATTCTTCCAGGACAACTCCTTGACAAAAAACACTTTCATCGGTGTGATCGAACGAAACAGAAACTGAATTCAAAACACTTGACTCATGAATATTTAGTTTCAAATCCTTTTTTTCCGACCACACAGCTAAATTGTGGACATGAATTGGCAAATCACCGAAGTTTGTTTGAATAAAACTTGATAGCTTGGGGTCTGGTTCAAACGAGTGAACTTGTGCAGCTCCTTTTGTAATCGAAAAAAAGGAAAAGAAACCGATGTTTGCCCCAATATCAACAACAACATCTCCAGGTTCCACTTTACAATGTTCGTGGTTGTATTCCCCACTTAAAAAAATCTCCCAAAGTACAAGCCCTGTTACTAAGTCTTTTTTTGAAAGATTACTTCCTATATTTTTCAACCTGTTCTTTGGGTCCAAATTTCTTATATCATGCCTAAAAGTATCTGAGTAATCACAAACTTCGAGTAGGATTTCTCCAGTTTGCAAATCCTCTACTACAAAAGTGATAAATTTTGTGATTCTACCGCTATATGCTACCCAGTATGAACATTTGGGAAAAACATTAATTATGTCACCCCAATAACACAATCTTGTGTGAGAATCTATAAACTTAATTACAATTTCCCTTTCCTCGTCAAAATGACTGGTAAAGTCTATCCCGTTTCTATCCGGTAAAATGTGATTTAGAGAGATCATAATTTTTTTATTTATTATTTTGTCTTAGAACTTCTTTCTCCTTATTGAAACAATGCAAAGAAGTGATGTGCATGGTAAAAAATCCAGGTTTAACCTCGCCCCAGGATTCGGGATTTCTTTCCCTCAATTTTTCTAGAACCCAAAAAACTTTCCGACAAGCCATATAGATATCGTCTCTAAAGTGGCGGAGATAGTCACAGGACCTGATGTAATACACGATGTGTAGATAATCCGCTCTTCTCATAAAATGATAGCCGATTGTACAAGGAACTCGTTCCCCGTGGACAGATCCAGTGTCTTCCGGGAACCACAGGGGCAGAAAAGCCTGTCTAGTGAAAGGTTCTCTTGCCAACAAATCAATCACATCACCAAAGTCACCGTAGTTGTACCTAATGCCAAACATGGTCGAATTGGGTTCTTCTGATGCAAATTTAGGCCAGAGTCTTTCTGGATAAGTGTGAGAAAATTTCTCCTCTGTTTTGAATTGGGAATTCTTCTTTTGGTTGAAAGGCCACCATTCGTTAGAAGGAGGTGGATTCAGCGGCTGGCCCCCGATTCTTTCTTCAAAATGATCGTCCGCCCAGGGAAGATTAGGTCTGACCTCATCACGTAGTTCTTCGAGTGTGTGGGGGACAAACATAGAGAAAGAAGTATTTAAGGTTTCCCACATGTCGTCAGGGGAAGGTATACCCTGCCATCTCTCGGTCTGTACGACATATCCGTGATCGATCAATTTTTCCTTAGCCCACTTGATGGCTTGTGAGGGCTTTTGAAATGTTTTCAATGGGATGAATTTTCAAATTATACGGCCTAATCTGAATTAGTTTTCGATGGATTTTAAGTTTCAATCTAAAATCCAGGAAGATATTTTTTCAGGGGAAATTAAATTCAAATCTCTGGTTCTATTTTGCTGGAAAATTTTATACTCAAAATATGGGTTATCGAAAGGAACGAGCTCTTGGCTTTCCCTTTTGATCAGTCCAACACCTTCGTCGGTATTAACAGTACAAATATTCAGATCTGGCCTGGTTGCCTTTAACTTATAGATAGTTTTCCAAACTGTTCCATTCCATGCTACTCCAAGATAATCTTCGATGACCCGAATGTAATTTACTTCATACATAAAAGGATCACAATCATGAAGAACTATAACTCCCTCTTCTGTCAAGTGATTCAAAGAATTTAAGATGTCTTTTTCTACCTGGTAAGAAAGGTGTAATCCGTCGATAAAAATAAGATCCCACTCATAATCAGGAGGTAAATCCAACAGATTATTTTCTAGCCTGGAAAAAAATTCATCAGAGGTAAACGGATACTTGACCGGATTTTCAGGATTTTCTAGACCTGGATCGACCCCAGATTTCTCTTCGCATTGAATTAAATCGTAACAATCCTCAGGCCATCTTACTCCTATCTCCAAGTAGGTGCTAAATTTTTTGGTACTGATAATCTGATTGATCACTTCTGATCTATGCATAAGTTCAAATTTGTAAATTAATCACAAAAAACCCAGCCGAAGCTGGGTTGAAGAGAAGAAATCTTATTGAGCTGAAACTGTATCAACAGGGGCGGTAGCTTCTGTTGTAGTGTCAACTGGAGTGGTTTCTTCAACTACTGCCGGTTCATCAGTTGTAGTTTCTACTACAGGACCGCAGGAGCTTAGGATGGAAATGAGAGCGAGCGTAAGCAGGGATTTTGTCATTGTTTTTTTTGTTTTTTGTTTTAACTTTCTTTATATATTGAATCACCAACAAGGTTTCAAATTTTTTAATTTGCTATTTGAAATTTTTTAGGATCTGTAAAGGCCGGCTTACGATTTGGAAAATAATAAGTTATTTTTTCTTTCTTGTCGATGGTTAGGATTTTCCAAAAACCAGTTGGAACTGTTGCTCCCGTACTTAATTTTTCAGGAGACCCTGAAAAATCTAGTTTAATGAGAACGTCGACCTGATGAAATTCTGCTACCAATTGTCTCTCTTTGGCCTCTAAAATTCTCCAAACCCCCCGATTTAAATCTTGGTGTTGGAGAGCACAGTTGAGGTAGGAGAAAGTTCTTACTAGTGACTCCTTAGAACAACTGAAAGTAGCCGCCGGGGCTAGGTGCCCTTTGTCCCAGATATTCTTTTCGTAATCCGCATGATCAGAGGTAATGATGGAATCAACCCGGTAAAAATCCAATCCTTGTCTGCTCTCCTTTGCCGCAGTACATCTGACCGAGTATGATAATTCTAGAGGTTGCTGATATATTTCAGAGTAAACGAGAGAGTATTCCCCCGCATTAACCGCTACAGATGCTCTTTGTGAATATGTACAAAAAGGAAAAAAAAGGACAAAAAGTAAAATTCTTGATAGCATTGGATATTTTTTCCTTTATATATCCAATCTGGGTGTCGTGAACCTATCTAGAGGCTAAAGATTCGTACTCTTGCTCCAAGAAAGACATCTCAATCTCGGCGGATCTCTGATCCAAGCCCATTTCAGCCATAATTAAATTTACCCCAAAATCAGTCCATTCTTTTTTAACCGAGCCTTTTAAGGGATGGTTCAGCACCCAGAGGTGATCTTTCTTAATTTGCTCATCGTGTAATCCAGTGTAAAGCTGATGCCTTTTTTTGAGAGAATTAATAATGTGATTTTTCGTCTCCATTGATTCTATTGTTTATTCTGATTTTTCTGAAATTCTTCTTTTCTCCTGGTAAAAATCAGGGACTTTTGATCAAGCCATTCTTTTTCACTTGTTTCATCCACTTTTTCTATTTCTTTAGGATGAGTTAAAGAATTCGAATGTTTCCTATAAATGTAGCTAGGGTAATGATCGTAGTTAATCTTACCCCTTAAGCTTAATTCATAATTCATGGGCCAATCTGAATACGGAAATTCGAAAAAGTAAGGCTGAAAAAGATCCTCATAATTTCTAAAAAAACGGGAGGATGCATATACACAGTTCCTGCCGGTAGAAATAAATTCAGGGGAGGTGAAATTTTTATCCATAAATTCTTCGGGAACTCCAAAAAATAAATCTCCTTCTGGATGTGGACAAAATCCATACTCTCCTTCTAAAGTTAAATAACCGGTAGAAGACGCGGAAAATTCTGGATTACTCTCAAGAAAATCAAATTGTTTCTGTAATTTATAAGGATCTATCCAATAGTCATCACCATCAAGATAGGCTATATAATTTCCTTTAGCTTTAGAAAGTAATCTTTTAACTGTTTCTACTTCTCCCTTATTTTCTGTGTTGATAAAAAAGTCGAATTTGTCCTGCCCGTAAAATTTTTTGAACCGTGTTAAAATACCAGCGCTCTGATCTTGAGAAGAATCATCCCCCACTAATACTTGCACGTCGAAATTGGTGATCTGCGAAAAAACGGAAAAAAGAGTCGTATCAAGAAATTCAGAGAAGTTGTAATTTGGAATTATGACGGTAACGGAGCTCATTTTTCTCTACTCAATTTCTATTTTTGTGAATCACCTTTCCAAACACGATAAGAATCCTCGTCAAAGTGTTGGGTGGAAACCTCGAAGATTATCCCATCCGTTATTGCTTCCAGTTGATGTGGTTGGCCGGGCATTTGTCTGACCGAATCACCTTCTATTAAATTTTTTTCAACCACTTCTGCGTTGCGGGTGTCTATATACCGATAAATAAAAGTGCCTTCCTTTACGTACCAAGTTTCATCTTTGATCAAATGATAGTGCATTGAAAATTTGGCTCCTCCCTTAAAACATAGAAGTTTTCCACAATACAGTTCGTTATTTTCGAAGACAACCTCATGACCCCATCCTTTAGGGATGTTGCACTCATCGCAGGAGGGTACATGATATATAATAGGTGGTTCCAAGAGATTTGTCAGTCAAATTAAATATGGACCTTTTATGAAAAAGAAAGAAATGATTTCGAATTATTTCTTAAATTTGTAAAAAAAAACAATGGAAGTTAACAAGTGGACCAATCGGATCAAGAATTTAATTCTAGATCTGGAGCTGAACCAAGACCCTGAGAAAAAGAGTGAAATTCTCGGTCGGTTAAAAGCTCATGTAGAAGATCTAAATAAAGAGCTGGAAAAATTAGAAGAGCATCACACTTTGGTGGTTTCGCAGCTAAAACAGGAGATCTCCAGATTGAATGGCCTGTAAGAAGAGATATTAAATTAATAGATAGAACCATATCCGCCGTTTAAATCTGCAAACTCATACAGTTCTAAAAATCCTTTGGCACTGTAAAACTTTTCGTTCTCTTCGGTCAATTCGAATCTTTTTTCTAAGGAATATTTGCCATCCACGATTCGAACTTCCATTTTTTCAGAGGCTGGGCAGTACCAATAACCCCCAAGTGTAAGAACAATTTGATTCTCTCCGACGTAATATATTATTTCTCTTGAGGTGTTGTTCATTAAAAAAAGATAGTAGCCAGTTTGAGATGGGAGGACTTCACACACTATCCCAATAGCGGAAATTCTATTCATCTCGCTAGTTCTAAATCCTTCCATAGCACCATCTTCGTAACATTCCTTAATCAAAAAATCAGATTCATTTACACCCAAATGCTCATAAAAATCTCTTTCGAGAATACCAGTGATATTAAAGGCATGATAGGCATCATAATTTGTGGGTAATTTGATTTTCTGCACAAAATATTCAGCATTTCCTCCAAACAAGAGAGTGTGATAATTGTAACCCTCGTTAAATTGGTATCTATGAAAGATCATTTTTTTTTCGGCATGAATCATTTCTTGCAGAAAATTATCAAAAGTAGAAAGATCTTTTTCAGAAATTAAATTGTCACATTCCAAAAAATAGAAATACTCATAGCCCATTCGGTGGGCGGCAGAAATACTAGTGTCCATATTTTTACAGATAGCAAGCATGTGACCTATGTTCCACAGAGTTGCCTTAATAAAAGAATTAGCAAACCAACTGAATGAATGGGATCCTAAGAGTGGATTTTCTGAATCATAAATAAAATAGTCTATTTCCTTCTGCACATCAAGGGGCAGAGGTAAATGTGAAACAACCATCAGTTTGTAGTCAAGCCCCTTGAGTCTGACAATACATTCTTTCAGAATTTGTAAATGGTAGTCACTAGAAGGAAAACAATTTATAATGAAAATTTTTTTAAATGGATAATTCATAATAAATAATTCAAGGCGTAGTTCTGCGATTTTATCCCTCTGTCTGGGAATTTTTTTTGTTTGAAATATCGTTGAACCTCATTTGGCTCAACTCGTAATTTGCATTCACCTGAGCCCAGAGCTTATCGCATCTGGAATCCAACTGCTTTTGTAGAGATTCAAATTGTTCTCTTCCCGATCTGATTCCGACTTCTTCTCGTTTATTGATTTCGTCGAGAACTTCATCGATCCGATTGTGGATGTAAGAATCATCGGAGTGTAAATTGTTCCTTGTAATTTCAATCTCTTTCATGACCGATTCGATGTGGTCGGAGATTTTGGTTCTGATTTTTCGGTCTAAATCCGAATTCATCTTAAACACACCCGCCACGGTGACCAAGACCACCACGGTAAGCGCACCTAAAAGAAAATAAAGTATTGCCATAATTTTTAATTTTTTTTGAAGCAGAACTACGCCTTTCGAATTTCTATAAGAAATTACACAAAAGTTTCAAAAAAAAGTTTGTCTTACGACAAACTTTTGGTGGAGCTGGGCGGATTCGAACCGCCGTCCTGCTAGGTAATTCCATGAAACTCGTTCACAGGCTTAGTCCATTTTTCTAAACAGACAAATCTTTACCTCCTAGTTTTTGACTGTGATAGGAGATAATCCACATCATCGATCCCTACAGCGATCTGAAGGGTATTGGACCGGAGCCCGCAGGGTTACTGAGGATCGACGGATTGTGTGGTACTGTTAACCCTTTTTCCCACCCTCGTGACTTTCTGTTCCTGGGTGTCACCCCCCGAGGTTTAGGCTGCCAAGGCAACTTCAACCGGCTCCGCTGAACCTAGTCCAGCCAAAGCAAAAAATGGATTTTCGCCATTTAAGAAGTACTTAGGATATTTAGGTGCTTCCAAAGCTAGCACCGCCTGCATCATGTCAAAGAACTTATGCCTCCAGTCGATTCCTTTCAGCCCCATTTTTTATATATTTCATCATTCTAAAAAACCCCGAATTTTTCTCTGAGATGGAACGGAACCGTTTACGAGAATGAATATATAGTGCAAATGTAAAAAAAATTTATGAAAAGAATATCCAAGAATTACAAAAAATTAAGATTATTCGAATCTGAGGAAGAACTAAAAGTCCCAGATGATGAAAAGCTTTGGCAAGCATACGGTGAGGATATGACCAAAGCAGCGAAGGAGGGAGAGATAAATGAAGTAATTGGAAGGGATAAGGAATTGGAACAGTTGCTTCGCATTCTGGCCAGGAAAACCAAGGATAATCCAGTTTTGGTTGGAGAGCCGGGCGTTGGAAAAACCGCTATTGTGGATAAGCTTGCTCTTTTAATGGCAAGCGATAAATGTCCCGGTTTTTTAAAGGGGAAAAAGTTAATAGATTTGACCTGGGCATTTAAAAAAATAGTTAATGGAGGTTATTTACCCCTTTTGGCCCGTGAAATTGAGGAAGATAACTTGATTATTTTTGTGGACGAACTCCATTCTCTACCTAAAGCAAGTTACGATGAACTCAAACCCTTTTTGGCTAAAGCCAAACTTCATATGATCGGTGGTTCCACTTATAGTGAATATGGTCAAACTATTGAGAAAGACGGAGCCATGGAAAGAAGATTTCAACCGATCAAAGTTGAAGAGCCTACCTACGAGGAATGCATGGAAATACTTAGAGAAATCCAAGAAAAATATGGGGATTGGCATCATGTTAATTATTCACCAGAAGCCTTAGAATCCTTTTATAAACTATCTAAGCAGTATATTAAAGACCGATTTTTGCCAGATAAAGCTATCGACTTGATGGACGAATCCGGTGCACGAATTCGCATTAAAAATGCCCCGGATGCGGAGGTTGCGAATCTAGAAAAGAAAAATTTAGAACTCCTAGACCGGATCAGGCAAAAGACGGCAGAAGGTGACTATGATGCTGCTGCAGATCTATCAGATGAAAAAGAAAAGATAGAGAGTCGGCTTGAAAAAATGGCTGCGAAAGGTCAAATGGGACCTAAAATTACCGTCACTAAAGAAATGGTGGAAAAACTAGTGGCAGATAAAACAGGGATTCCTGTTGAAACGATGAAAAAGGGCAGTAAGGCAATCCTAAAAGGAATGTCAAGCAGACTGAAATCAAAAGTTATCGGTCAAGACGAGGCGGTAGAGACCGTTGTTAGAACAATTAAAAGAAACAGGTCGGGTCTTAAAGACCCTAATAGACCTGAAGGGGTATTTTTATTCGTGGGCCCTACTGGGACAGGTAAAACCTATTTGGTGAAAAAATTGGCTGAGGAGCTTTTTGGATCTAGGGAATCTAAATTGATTAGGATTGATATGAATGAATATTCGGAGGCTCATACAGGATCTAAATTGTTTGGATCACCTCCCGGTTATGTAGGTTATTCGGAAGGAGGCAAACTAACAGAGCAAGTCAGAAGAAACCCTTATTCGGTAATTTTGCTAGATGAGATCGAAAAAGCAAACCCTCAAGTTATACAATCCCTGCTAGGGGTGCTAGAAGATGGAAGGATGACGGACGGGCAAGGGAGAACGGTTGACTTTACAAACTGTGTTATTATCATGACTTCTAATGTGGGATCAAAAACAGGATCTAAAAAGGTTAAATCAAAGGAACCCAGAAAAGCGATTGGTTTTTTGGTTAAAGATGAACCAGAAGATGAAACAAAACAGACTGGAGCAGAATCACCTGAGGAAATCAAAGCAAGAGTCGATGCAGCGATCAAAAAAGAGTTTTCGCCCGAATTTATTAATAGAATAGATGATATTGTTATTTTTCAGTCAATAGACCAAGAATCAATAAAAAAGATTGCAGAAAAAGAGCTCGAGAAGGTGGCAGATAGGATTAAAAATACCCAAGACATTAATCTGACTTGGGGAACTTCGGTTTACAAGTTGTTACTTAAACACGGATTTGACCCTGAATATGGGGCTAGACCCCTTAGAAGAGCAGTGGAGAAATATATCAAGGACCCTCTAGCCAATTTTATAATCGAGGAAGAGATTGAGGAAGGATCCAACCTCAAAATTGATTACGATTCCTTGGCAGATGAGTTAGTCATTAACGGAAAGAAAATTTCAGAGTTATCTGAATCTAGACTCAGAAAAATCCACAAAAGTTTTTCTTTGTTCGAATCTACAAGTCCTAGAAGAATCAATAGTTTTTCAGAATTTAGCGATAGATTAGACGAGGCGGAAACAGAAAGGGAGAAAGAAGAGGAAAAGGGAAAACCAGCTCCTTTGCCTAAACCACTGCCTAAACCACTGCCTAAACCTACGCCTAAACCACAGCCTAAGCCTACTCCTAAACCTACACCCAGTGAGGATGAAGATGAGGATGAGGATTTTGATCCAGATGCAGAACCGGTCCGAAGAATAACTCCTCATCCGTCAATTGCACCACGAATTAAAGTTCCTTCTCATGCTCCTGGACCCCAAGCAATAAAGAAAAAAGCTTCAGAGATGGATGTGATCAAAAGGTACATATCAGAACTCAAAAAAAGAAAACCATTTTACTAAGAATATGTCACTAAAAGCCAATTTCACAAAGAATTTTGCATCCTTTAATGAGGCTATTAGGGTTAAAGACATGGTGAGTATTCCCCCCGACTACCTAGAGGATGTCACGAGAAGAGCTAAAGAAAAACTCGGCATCGGGAAAACTCCCGAGGGATCCCCGCAAGGAATCAGCCAAGCCGTTAGCCAGTTGATGGGAAATTTTTCGAGATCCCAGCAACTTTCTAGAGGGTATGAAAAGGAGCTAGAAGATCTAGCAAGAGAAATAATTACAGATCTATACAAGCCCCTCATTGATTACTACGACATAAAGCTTGAAATTAAACTAGTACAGGGACCAGAAATAAGGAGGATGTTGGATGACAGCTTTAGAAAAACAAGACAAAAAAACAGACCTCGACCGGATTCTAAACCAGTAATTAAAGCTTTAGGAGCGGATTTCAGCATGCTGATTCATGAGGCAGTCAAAGGAATTTGGAGGGTTATGTCAATGTCTGCAGTACCAGATGACCCTGAACTAGCCAAGGCTATTGAAGATCAATTCGGATTGATAGACGAACCGGACGAATGGAGATATGGTCCTCAAATGGCCGAAGATCTAAGAAAATTTATCTTTGAGAATCCCAAGGTCATCAAATATTCTAATTTGAGAGAGGAACTTTGGAAATATATGGTGGATCCAGAGAATTTACCCACGGCTGAATTTTTACCTCTGATGACAGGAATTTTTAGAAAAACTCCAGAAGCCAGAAAAAAAATCGATGAATTGATTGATGTAGTCATTGAGAGGGTGGAAGCCAGAGATGCCTGGCTGGAGCAGGATAGAGCCGATAAGGCTGAGTATGAAAGGAAATTAGCAGCATGGAAAGCCAGACAAGCTGCCAAATCCCCAAGTGGTTCAGAATCACAGATCACCAAAGATTACGCTAGTATGTCCCAAGAAGAACTAAAAAGGGAATACAGAAAGGCCGACGAGGAGGGAGATTTTGATAAAATGATGGAAATCTCTGATTACATAAAATAAATTTTACTATGGATAAATTCATGTCAGAAACAGAGAAAAGGAAGATGCTGAATTTGATTGGCCAGGGAGAAGCAAAGAACACCAAAAAAATCTTGCAGTTACCCGAGATAAAAAACAAATTGAAAAAAATTATGGGGGATGAAAAAGGTCAGGAATTAGCTAATTGTCTATTGGAACTTGCCAATTCAGCAGATAGACTAGATTGGTTGGATTGGACAGAAAACAGAGGCAGACAGATGGAACACGGAACATCATTTGGCGGGGGTTATTATGTTGAATGGGAATGAAAGATCTACAGAAATTTTTCGGCACAATTAGGGTCAAAATGTTTTGGCTCTGCCGAGAGCTAGTTTACATGTACAGTCCCAAGAAATCTTTTTTTTCAAAGAAAAGAATAGAATCTAGTTTGGCTTTTGTTATTGGGCAATGGGGCATGATCTTCTGGATGTTAGAAAAACACTCTGAATTGTCTGCCTCTGATGTTGCCATCTGGGCGGGGATCGAATTTGCGATTGCCGGGTACATCATGACCGAAATCCAGAAAGAAAAAAAGGAGGTTTCTCGAAACGCTGATGATTTCGAAGAACCTCCTATTCACTCTTAATATCCCTTTAAATCAGAGAACGGTTGACTGTTCGGTTACTCACCCCACCTACACCTGGGTAGGAAGAGTACATGTTTTTAGGATCTTTGATGGTGTTGTCCGTTGGAGAATGTGTATTTTCAGTCAGGTCCATGTGCTTTTTGATGAAACGATAAAGTCTTTGGCATTCATCATCGATATCCGCCAAATCCAATTCACTTCCTCCCCATCTGATGGAAGGGTCTTGTGGATCGCACATAACAGACAGATTTCTAGGTCCCAGATGGCAAATTAAAGCCGGATATTCTCCACTGATGTCTCTGACGTTGGAGATATAACCTTGATAGGGAGGATTTTCAATTTCTTTGTAAATTTGTCCTAATCTTTCCCGATCCTTGCTTGATTCAATACCAAACAGGCTTTTTGTTTTTCTTTTCATGGTTTGTAACATGCCTGGGGGTTGGTACCTTTTGTAGCCATAGCCGGCATCTTTCCATCCCTCCTGTAAAGGATCAGAAGATTCTGGAGTAAAATTGTCGTAAGAGATAATATTTTTCATAAAGTCTTTTTTTTTAAGAATGAGTGTCAATTAATTTTTGATAGAGGTCGAGGTTTTTTAAGCCCGTAGCTCTTTCTACTTCTTGACCGTCTTTGATGAGCAGTACGGTCGGGAGAGATCTAACCCCAAATTCAATGGCAGTTTCTCTGTTCTCGTCTACGTTGATTTTGTGGATGACTAGGTCTGGATTTTTGGTCTTGATTTGGTCCAGAATAGGATGGAGCATTCTACAAGGGCCGCACCATTCAGCCCAAAAATCGAGCAGGGTTAATTCAGTAAAATCTTCGGAAGTAATAGTTGATAAGTTCATATAATTTATTTTAGTAAACAATTGTTTGGGTCATATCGGGATTGGTCCGGTAGATAATTTCAGGACCCGGGGACATAATAACTGACATACCATCAGACAGAGTTTGAAGACTCTGAATGAAATTCTGAACGTCTTCTTTTTTAGAAGAGGGAAAGTTAAAGTGGGTCATCACATCTTTAACTAATTCATCTAAAGAAGATTCAAAATCTCCCGTGTCATGAAAATTCATGTATTTTTCGTATTTTTTAACGAAATCTTTGATTTCTTCCTGTTGGACTTCACTGAGAGACAGATTTGAAACAAAATCGTCGAATTCTAGAATTTTTTTCTTATACATAGTGAGATATATATCTGAATTAAAAACCAAAAACTATGCAAACTTCTTTAGCAGAAAAAGACAAAGATTTTTACCTTCAGGATTCAACTTCGGAATTTGAAATAGAAGAAGCTGAAGTGGAAATTTCTCCCGAAGAAATAGAAGATCCTTCTGAAGAACCAGAAGATCTGGGTACAATCGATTTCCAAATTTCATCAGATGAGGAAGAGGATCCGGATGAAAGAGAAGAAGACAAAGGGGAAGAGGACGAAGAGGAGAGCGACGAAGAAGAAGAGGTCCAGAGTATAGAATATAGCGAAGTCGATGACGAGGATGATGATGAAGATGATGAAGATGATGAAGATGATGATGAAGATGAAACAGATTACGAAGAAGAGGAAATGCTAACTGAACCTTTTCTCGGAGATGAAGATTCCGAAGAAGAGGACGAAGAAGAGGACGAAGAAGATGAAGAGGACGAAGAATCTTCATCGGATGAAAGAACCCCAATCCTAAGTTTCAAAGATTTTATTAAAAAAACTAGGAAATAATCCTAGAATCAATCGTCGGAGGTTGTGCTTCTGCCCAGGTCTCTCCGAATCAATTTTCTAACGTAGTGAGAAATAGAAACCGGAGGATCGCCCTTGGTTAGAGCTTGCTTTGAGATCTTTTTGCCAAGTTCTTCCAGATCTTCAGATGACAGGAGAACCTGAATTTTTTCACTTTTATCTGCTTTTGCCATGTTGTTTATTATTTGGTTTATATATCTTTAAGAAAATTCAATGCCAAGATGGGGTTTGCCTTTGGCTTTCAAAGGTCTATAACCTTTAATCTCCTCGGTGACGACAAAGGCTTTGTGTGGATTAACCATTACCCCCATTTTTTTCATCAGGCCTCTGCTGGCCAGGAATGGAGTGCTTTTTTGGACCCTATCCGTGGGAGCAACTTTTACATCCGAGATCTTTACCCCGTTGAGCATGACGTCTAGCAGAATAATAGGTCTCTTGCTTTTATCTCTACCCACTTCCGTATCGGTGTAACCAACAATGTCGCTGGTAAATTCTTTGCCCCCGATTTTCCACTTCAGCTGATTTCCTACTTCTTTCGTTTCATCTGCCTGAATCGATGAGGCACTGGAGCCATTTCCAGTGTCGAATTTGGCAACAAGCTTTCCTATCTCTGGGATCTCAATCGTCTCTAAATAACCAACCTCCATCCTAGAGTAGATCCAATTCTTTTTATTGATGACATAATCGATGACGTCCCCCACAATGGGTCTTCCTATGGCCTGAGAGATGCCTTCTGTTCCAGGCGAGGAATTAACCTCCAGAATATACGGCTCTTTCGTTTTTTTATCGATCATGATGTCTACCCCGCACCAATGGCTACCGACAGAATTAGCAGCCCGACAGGCTAAATCGGCAATTTTATCATCTATATTATAGGCAGAAACTTTACCTCCTAGAGAGTAATTGGTTCTGAAATCCTTTTTTACTGCTTCTCTTTTCATGGATCCAAGAATAATGCAATTGCTTGGTTTGGTGATTAAAGGGTCAAATCTTTTGAGGATGACCTGAATTCTCAAATCAAAGTTCGAGTCAATTTTTTCCTGAATAAGAATTTCCTTTTCGGGATCCAATTTGGCAATCGTTTGATACACAGATTTCAGAGAGGCGTAAGAATCAACAATTGAAACCCCAATGCCCTGAGTGCCCGAGAGCAACTTCATTACTACAGGAAACTGACCACCTATTTGTTCCAAGGCAGTATCCAGATTTTCTTCCCCGTTCACCAGGGCATATCTGGGAACTGGAAGTTCATTCTCTTCCAACACCTTTGAGGTTAAGAATTTACTCTCACACACCTCGATAGATTCCAGAGAATTGACACAGAAATAACGGGATGCTTCTAATTCTCTCATGATCTGTTTGGTCAGAGAATTGGAAATAACCCCTCGTCTAGGAATAATAGCGGTCACATCAGGATTTATGAAAATTTCTCTTTTGTCCCCTGAGGTCTCCCGGAGTAGATGTCCATTATAGATTTTTTCAAGCTGCACATTGTTGATGTTGACAACGTAACAAGGGATACCCCTTTTTTGGCATTCCTCCAGGAAGGATTTGGACGTCGGACTGGGTTTTACCGTGCCTGAGAGGATCAGGAGTTCAACTCCTTTTTCTTCTTTAGATTCGTTCAAGAAGTTGCAAAAATTTAACACGGCGGGTAGTGAATTCATCCAGAGAATTTTTTTTAGATGTTCTATATATCTAGAACTCTGAAAAAATTAGATGGTTTACTGCATCAAGAATTCGATTTCCACCGCTATTCTGATTTTGTGAAGCACTGCACATTTCTCGTACTGTTCCTCCAAAGTGAAGAAATCAACCAGCTCTTCCAACCTCTCACATTTGAAAGAAGGGGAGAGACTTTTATCACTTATAAACAAAAAACGGTTTTCTTCTAACAGATGGTAGGTCTCGTCCATATACTGGCAATATGCCTCGAATTCTTCATCCGCAATATCTTCAAACTGGTACTTGTTCATGCTTTTCTAAAATTTGACGGAGGTAGGACAAAGAGGACTCAGAACCTAGAACAGCATCAGGAGAGTACCAGTACAGTTGGAGGAATTTTGAATCATCCCCCAAATTTTCCCTGATTTTGCTCAGAGTATCAGGATCGGGTAAAATTGTGTGGTGGTAACCCATAAGTTAAAAAAGAGTGTTGATCATGAAAAGATTTGGACTGATTGGGTGAAAGCCCATTACTTCGATAAATCTGTTAATAGGATCTAGAATTGTTTTGGTGAACTGTTCGTCGTAGTTGACTGGGGGTGCGTATTCATAGGGAAAATTACCCTGGGAATAGGCAAAGACGTTGTTCTCTGCCTCGGATCTAACCGGCACGAAATAAAATCTGACTTTATCTCCAGATCTCAGAAGAGGATATTTCTCTTTGTACTTGGAGTTGTTTAGCAGAAAATTATGGAAAGCGGAGGCTCTAACGTGAATCGGACAGGACTTGCTCACCTCGAGTTTTGTCGTGTCATTCAGGATGAATTTTTCGTAGTTGTTAACCGATATTGCGAGAGAGATCTGCTCGGCTTCTTGGGCCTTGAAATCTTTTTTAATGCTCTTTAACTCCTGAACAAATTCTCTAAGGTTGAAGTTTTTACCCACAGACAGAATATACTTCGTCAAATAAAGAAGTTTTTCTCTGACAAAAGTGGGGGTTCCTCCCTTGATCATTTCTACCCCTGTTGTTTTAATAAAAGTCAGAGGATCCGAGTGTATCCCGTCGGCATAGACTTGATTGGTGACATATTTTTTCTTACCCAAGAAAATAGCATTCTTTGAGATTGTTTCAAGTTCAAAGTCCTGGTAGTTTTCAGTGTTCCATTTCTTAGAGTAAAGATCAAAACATTTTTTGATGTAGTTTTTCAGCCTTAAATCGTTAATGGCAAGAATAAGTTCTTTGGGATCACCCTGCCAATCACAGGAAGCAACGACTTCCTCAAAGGTAACATAGTTGGAATCAGTATCAGAGTAAATGACAAGGGGTTTGGCCACTCTTTTAACCTCAGTTAGACCTAATTTTTCGTGCAGTTCTACGTCCTCGTGCCAAAAATCGTGGAAGTACCGGTTGACTATCTTCTCCGAATATTTAATCATATCCTGACCCTGAAGGGTAACGGCTTCTGCTACCTCGTGGTTGAAACACACAAAATAACTGTTCCCAATCGAACCATAGATAGAATTCATGGTCAATTTGATCGCCTGTTCTTCATTCTTATATTCGTTTTTCAGAGCGGTCAGTTCTTCTTTTTTCTGAAGCAGTTCTGATTGGGACAAATTTTCGTACGACATTTTTTGATTGTGTTTATTTTATGCTAGAAGGCTGGTTTGTTTCCATTCCTAGATATATAATTGATGCAAAAGGAGAACCCCATTCAAAGTTTTAAAATTTTCGAGGCAAAAAAAGGAGATCGGGCAGCTGGCACAAGATTGTCCAGAAAGCAAACAGAAATCTTAAATAAACACGTTGTTGGCACCTGGGAAATGAACAGGAAAACTGACAGGGTGGACATCACAGGCAATTTTTATCTTTCTGAACCTTTTAATCAGACCCGGGAAATTGATATTTTCAAGGGGATCGGATTTGGCAAGGTGACCGGGGTTTTTTATTGCACTAGAAATTTTTTTCAAGATCTAGAGGGATTTCCACAAGAAGTTCAAGGAAGTTTCAACTGTAGCGATAACTCTTTGACCTCCTTGCAGGGAGGACCTACTAAAATAGGGAAGAATTTCTCTTGCAACAACAACAATCTTAAAGATCTAGTTGGGGGTCCTGTTGAAGTTGGTGGGCAGTACTTGGCCTTTGGTAATCCCTTAACCAGTTTGGTAGGAGCTCCAGTTAAATTGAAGAAAGGTTTTTACTCCGATTTGGTCGATTTTAATGAAGGTAAATGGAATTATCTAGGTTGGATACAAGCCTTAGAAGAAGCTAAATCCAAAAATTTTACCCGTATTGAAGCTCTGATTTCAACCCTTCCTTTTTTAGATGTAAATTTCTTGAAGAATTATATTGTCGATAATCCAGATCGCATGGTGGATCTAGCTATGTTTTGGGAATATCCAGAAGTTGCCAATTTCAGACGGGAGCTAGAAAAAGTTCTAGATCTCAATACGAAGAAAAAAGTGAAAATTCTGAGCAATATGAGGGGATATTTCTCTACTTTTCGATAATGCCGATAGCGGTGGAAGTAGGGGTTTGATCAGAGGCAAAGACTATTCTGTTCTCATGGAAGAAGCAAATGCATGATTCAGGATCTACATAGTTCAAATGTGATTTGTAAATCGAAGCATCTAAGGGCTTGGCACAATCTATGTCAGAGCTTCCAATAGTCAATTTATAGTCAAAAGATTCTCCGATAACTCTGACGTAGTCCGAGTGAAGTGAGAAGTTTAGCAGCTCTTCGGAGTTGGACTCCATTCCACAGAGGGAAGAAACAGAAGAGAAATCAGAAACAAAAAATTTGAAACTGGCCAAGGCATCTTCTTGACTTTGAACCAGATCAGAAATGGAATCCTCCACATAAGAAAGCAAAGATAGATCAGCACATTTGATCCTTATTTTCAGAGAGGGGGAGATCAATTTTAATTCCGTTGCGACACACTCATCATCAATAGTGGCAATTTCCAGGTGTAAAAAAACTTCCTCCTCCGACCTAAAATAGCGGAAGCTATCCATCAGTCTGGTAATATCCAGCAGACCTATTTTAATTCTGTCACACTTAAGGGCTGAAAATTCAGTTAAGGAATCAAAAATAAGATTAGTGGGAATTCTGGAGAATTTCATGACAGATTTATCGGGGGTGTGAACTTTACAAAAAAGATCCGTTTCTGTTAATTCTAGCAAGACGCTTCGGTCGACGACTTTTAGCTTCTTGAGAAAAAGGATGAAATTACTCGTGCTGGTTACTCTAATTTTCATGGATTTAGATTTTTTTATTATAGGGTTTAGATGGAGGATTCTTTCGATGCATCGCAAAGAGAATCTGATTTTTTTTCTGAGAAATTTGTGAAGTAATGGTAGTCTGTTTCATATTTACCATTCCCTTCGATAGAATAGACCCTCATGTCGATCTTGTAGCCGGGATTTTTATCAATCCGGTTAAAAGTCCAGGCATTATCCATCCAGATGATTCTGTTGTTGGGGTAGATAAAGAAATTACCATTGTCCATTTTAAAAACGTGTCCGCACTTGTGTTCGGGGGTTTCTGAGAAATTGGTGTCTAGAACACTTCTGTTTTCGTGGGACCAGTCCAAGGTAAATAGATAGACACCCTGCCTTTTGAGCCCCGTGATCGAAATCAGATCGGCCCTGAGACCCGACAGCCTTTCTCTTACCTGGACGTCAATGTAAGAACTGAAACAGTCCCAGTACATGTGTTCACTGAGGGGAAGAACTTCGGCCTGACGGTGCCAACAAAAGGCATGAATGGGCCGGCGGGTCCAGTTAACCCCATTTTCTAGAAATGCCTCGAAGAGAGGAACTCTTTTCTGAATAGATGCCACCGAATGAACATCGGCTAGGGTTAGATCCCCGTGTCCTTTTTCGTGATTGAATAAGAATTCATTTCTGATAAAACAGGTGAGGGTTGGAATGTTGTGATTTAGGTAAGACATAGGTGTTTTATTCTTGTTCCTCGTCGCTAGGGGTAAAAATTTCTATCTCTGCATCTGATAATTTAAAAGCAGTCTGGGTTGGACCTGCCAGTAACACCGCCGCTCCTTTTTTCTGGGTCGCTTTAATCTGGGCAACTGCTTTTTGTTGCTGTTGGATTGCCTTTTTGGTGGATTGAAGGCGAGACTTGATCTCTTTGATTTCTTGCTCTGTCTCTTGGATGTGATTCGAGGAGAGTTTAATCAATTGGATAGAGGAAAGTCTTCCTGCAATTTCTTTAGAAAACTGGGTTAGAAACTGGGAAATCTCATCGTTCTTTCTTCTAGTTTGACTCATGTAGATTAGGAATTTGAGTTTGGCCTCTAAATAGGCCAACTCATGGGTTAGATCCTTTTCATCTTTCATGAATCTTTTAAGTTTTAGGTCCTCCAGATGCACCGCAAATTCCCCCAGGTATTCTTTAATTGAAGAATATTGGCGTACTGCTCCGTCTTTGATAAAAACAACATCTTCTTTAACAATAATCTGGGTCATCTTTTTAACTGCGTCCGTCATGACAGAAAATTCTGGTGCCGAAAGTTTCGAGAAGGTGAGAGTCAGATCACATTTACTTTGCGAATTGTTACCCAACCTGTATTCCTTGCCCATTTTTTCCAGTTTAGTCAATAATTTATCCATGAAAGAATCATATCTCATAACTGGAGGAAGATCAAAGATTCGGATCGATTTTTTTTCGGGTTGAACCTCAAATCCGCTTTCGAGCAGCCACACGTTATCCTGATCTTCGTATTTGAAAATTTTGCCTCCAAAATCTTTGAAATGTGGTTTAAGAATCTTGTTCTTGCCTTCTAAAAATTCTTGAATGTCTTCTAGTTTTCTCGGTAGAATGTTGCTTCTGTATCCGACGGCAATCCCCACAATGTGGGTTAAAAGTCCAATAGGGGTTTCAATGTGCAACCAATCAAAACCCCCTTCCTCGTTCTTTTCATTCAGATCGTAGTGTTTAAAGATGATTTCTTTGATGCCCCGATTGACCCTGACTGAGGTGTACCTAGGAGCAGAGGGATTGGGATTGACAGGAGAACCAAAAAAACCATCCCCTTCCAACAGGGACCCTGAGCACCCAAAGGGTCTGGCTAATTTAGAGATCGCTCCGGCGATTGAAGAATCTCCGTGGTGATATCTGCCAGTTCGAATAACCTCCCCTACCAAGCCGATGGTTTTTTGAAAAATAGCTGGGCTGTTTTCTAGTACGATCCTCTGGACCGGGGTCAATGAATCATAAAAATTAGGTATACCTCTGGATTGCAGGACGTACAGGGCATATTCACGATACTGGGTTTCGATCTGCTCTGTGATACTAAGTACTTTCAAGATTTTAATTTTTCAGATTGTAGCAGCCCTGCAGATAAGAAGTTTCCCCTTGAGCCGTTAATTAATTGAATCTAGATCTAAAAGAACCAATTCGATCTGATCTTGGCCGGCATCTTTCAATTTCTTGATGATCTCTTTCATGTCTTTTTTGTACTGGGTGGCAAGACAGCCACTGCTAATGTTATCGACGGTATCTATATCAGCTCCTTGATGAATGTTGATTCCAAATTCACCTTTTTCTTCATTGCCCGGTGAAAAAGTTTTAAATGTTGCCTGACTTTCAGAATCGACTGGCGTGTATCTATGAACCGTGACTGGTTCTGCCTGGATTAATGCATCCTCTTTCCCTTTGTGCTTACCCAATTTATAGGTATAAACACCCGGTTGAATGATGGCTAGCCCCTTGGGGTTAATGCCGGAAGCATTGCCCCTACTAGCCATTAAATTCCGATAACTTTTTACCATAAAGGCTGGCCCAGGTGTGGTGGTGGCTGGATAAAATTGGACTGTTTTATTGGAGTCGGGACCTAGTAAGAAAAGTGCATCGGTGAAACGATTGGGCATTTTTTTCTTCACCACCAGGTTGTTTCTCAGAGCAACAAGAGTGTATTTATCGGACGGGTACTTGATTCCTTCTTTTTTCAATAGTTGGCTGAGATCACTCCAATCCATTTCTTTGGCCTCACTAAATTCGTAAGATCCTCCGTCTGGTAACTTACCGAAATCTATATCTCCACTTTTTCCCATTCCCATTCTATCGAGCATATCTTGCAATTCTTTTTCCTTTGAGATATTGCCGGAAGGTGCATTTCTTGATCCAGTTCCTTCATCAGATAAATATTTGCTGTCTAGGAGACCTTTCTCGGACATCTGCTTTCGATAATCTTCATCCGTTTTTTCTAAAAATCTCTTGCCCATACTGGTAGACCAAAACATATTCTGTAAATCTTTACCTGACTTGATAATTGGTTCTTTTAGACCACCGCTTTCTCCCCCTGTTTTGGGAATCAGTGGGGCAACTTCCCCAATGGCATCTTTTAAAATATCCTGAATTTTTTCATTCTCTGTTATTCTGTCCGTTGACAGACCGAGAAAATCTTGAAAATTCAGAACTTTAGATGATTTCATGAGGGATTTTTTTCTTTATATATCCCTTATAGTTCTTTTTTCATTCCCATTTTGGCAAAAGTTATCAGGAGGGTGTTGAAGATGACACTCACTCCGCTGATCCAAACGCCCGAGGTGAAAATAAGGAGCAAAAATTCTATAAAATGCCTGATTTTGCCTGCCGTTTCCCCTTGAAATTGAAAAAAATCGGACCAAGGGTTCTCAATGATTCCGGCAAAATTAAAAAGACCCAGAAGTACACCTACCCAAAACCCAGAGCATTGCATACAGGTGAGGAGTTTACCCAACTTAGGGTGCATCACGAGAAGGTAATTTCTGATATCATCAAAAATAGACCCATTGACTAAAAGATTGGTGATTCCCCAGCCTATAAAAGAATAAATAAACATCTTAAAATATTTTTTGATATGTAGCCAGAAATTCCCGCTGAGTTTCATCCAGCTCCTTGGGAATTAGCAGTTTAATTCTCACCAGAAGATCTCCTCTAAAATCAGTGTTAAATTCAGGAACACCTTTCCCCGCCAGTCTCAATATTTTACCAGGATCCGTGCCCGGGGGAATAGAAATTTTATATTCACGATCAGGATTTTCCAGACTCGGGATTTTGACTTCAGTCCCAAGGCAAGCCTGAACAAAGTTGATCTCGCAGTCGCAGATTAAATTAATGCCATCTCTTTTGTAAAATGGATGGTCCATATCTTCTACAACGACGATCAGATCCCCAGGATCGCAAGGTACTTTATCAAAATCACCTTTGCCATCCAGTTTAAAAGAAATCCCAGAGACGGATCCAGCGGGAATTTTTATTTCAACCTGATCTGTTTTTCTGATGGTGCCAGATCCTGTACAATAGATACAAAGCTCTTCCGCTATCTCACCGATCCCCGAACAGGTATAGCAGGTTTCATCGATCGACATTTGACCAAATCCAGTATTGACGACCTTTTTAATGAAACCCAAACTCATGCAAGCAGGGCAGATTCTAATTTTACCGTCTTTAGCTCCAGTTCCTTGACAGGGATTGCAGGGCAATCTTCTAAAGATGTTAACGATCTTCTTAGAACCCTTGATGCTCTCCTCTAGAGTCACCTGGAGTTTTGCGGTGATATTTTTGCCCCTTCTTATACCTCCATTATAGGTAGTATTATTATTAAAATTGTTAAAAAGATCTCCAAATCCCCATTGGAATGGTCCTCTTCCTCCCTGGAAAGGATGATTTCCAAATGGGGACGCAGGCCGATCATATTGAGACTTTTTTTGGGGATTGCTTAGAACCTCATAGGCTTCAGAAACTTCTTTGAATTTTTCGGCGGCAGCAGGATCCTGATTGTTTTTATCTGGATGGTATTGAAGAGCTAGCTTTCGGTAATTCTTTTTGATTTCCTCCGGAGTAGATTCTTTGGTCACCCCAAGAATTTGATAATAATTCTTCATACAGTTTAAAGACCCTGTAAAAAATCCCTTAATTTTTTGGCCTGTGTTTTATCTATGAGAGGCATCCCCTTCCATTTCTGAATGACCTGCGTTTTTAATTTTTGAATCTCGGCGCAAATTTCATATTTTTCTTCCTCCTCCCAATATTTCAGAGTTCTGCTGACAAAGTCTTCGATTTTATTCTCGGACTCGAAAATTGATAAGAATTCATTGTGTTGCTCTCTCAGAGCCTGAAGAAAAATATCGTGGACTGCCCGATCGATATTTTTCTTCAGCACGGCGTGTTGTGGATGATCTTCAAAGGAAGATCCCCAACCGGACAAATCGAAGTTTCTAGTAAAACTGCTCACTGGGCCAGGGTATTTTGAAGGGTTTTGTTAACTTGAAAAAAGAGGTGATCTACTCCTAGATCTCGGGCTTCGAATCCAGTTGCAGCCAAAACTTCGGCCAGCTTCTCTTCCCCGAAATTCTCAGCTAGGACCTGTCTTCTGACTTCGGCCTGAATTTCTAAATCTGGAGTGTACTTGACACGGGGAACTTCAAGTTGGAGAATTTCTTGCTCAAATTCCTGGAATTTTTGGAGGTCTATTGGTTCTATTTTTTTCATAAGTGCATTTTATATGACAGGTTGACTAAAAAATTTCATGGGAGAATGAAAGGAAAATCTCTGAGGTAGGCTAAGAGAGCAAGTTCTTTCATTTTGACCTCGAATTCTATATCTATCTCTAATCCGTAATGAGCCACACTTTCATAGATCCAATCTGAGTGGGCAACCTCTCTTGCCTGGGCATCTTCGTACTTCTTTTTGGAAGAAGAGAAGTGAACTACGGGCACTGTTCCAGCCGGCCAGGTAGAGAAGCAGAGCTTAAGGGCTTCTTCTTCGGAGAGAGCAGAGGGGTGACATTGATTATGAAGAAAGTCGAAGGTAATGGGAATCCCTACTCTCTGATGAACCAGCCTAAAAAGATCCTCGGCGTGAAAGCCAGACTTCTTGTCATCCACCTCCACTACCAATCTTTTTCTGACATTAGGAGGAGTGAGCTCTACCTGTCGGCAGAATCTCTCTGCTGCTTCTTCTTTCGTAGGCTGGGAAGTGTTGACGTGGATGTTAATGGGGTAGAAATATGACTGATCTAAACCCATCAAATCCATAATTTCTGCGTGTTGCCTAAGATCTTTTTGGGCAGCCCGAACCACTGAGTCTTGTTTGGATGCCAGAACTGCGAAGTGGGAAGGGTGGAAAGTTAGTCTTTGATCCCCCATTTTGGCCTCTTCTCCCGCCATTTGCAAAAAAGATTTGATCTCGGCAAACCCAGGTAGATCTGAAAACTCGTATTCACTACACCAGGGAAAAATATCAGAGGACATTCGATACATTCTTACCCCCTGCTGATTGTTCCATTTAATGATTTGAATTAGATCTCTGCAATTGGCCAAAGCCAGTTCAGACACATAGTCCAGTCCTTTGGCCAGAAATGTTTTTTTCACCATTGACCTGTTGGTGGTAATCCGGGGTTGGCCCTGAGTTTCACCCAGAGTTAGATTGATGCAGCAGTAGCCGTGTCTCAAGATAGAAGGTTTTAGATTTTATTTTGCAACCAGTTCTTACGAAGCTCTGAAGAATTACCGAAAGCCATTTCGAGCATTTGTTTAGATTTCTTATCTCCCACAATGGCAACTATTCTTTTATTTTTCATGACATAATCCCAATCGTCCAAAGATAGAGAACCTAAACCTTTAAGATATCTGATGTTGGACATTTTCTTCTTGGAGCTAGCCTCTTTATACTCCGCCAGAGAATAGAAATACTCTTTCTGCTTGTCACCAGAGGTAACCAAGGGTGTTTCTAGAATATAAAGCATACGTTTGGCAATAACCCAGGGAAACCAGTTGTGAAAGAGGGAGATGAGAAGGGAAGTAATGTGGGATCCATCAGGATCCTGATCGGTGGCGATAATGATTTTTTGGTAGGGGCATTGGCCTGAGTCTAATCCTGGGTCCAGATTCAGGATGTGCATCAATTCCAATATCTCTTTGTTATCTGAGAGGTCGGACAGATTTCTGGCGTTTTTGATCTTGCCTTTCAGTGCATAAACACCGTCCCGGGCAGGGCTTCTTTTCTGAAGAATACTGCCCATGGCCGATAGACCTTCAACAATAAAAATATTTTCTGCTACTCTAGAGTTAGGCGGAAAATACTTATGAGAGAATTTGATATTAATTGATTTTTTCTCTTTCCTGATTTTTTTGAGGGCCGTGTCTTTTTTTCTTTCTTCAACCTTATCTCTGATTTTTTTGAAAAGAGGTGTGGAAAAAAATTTTTTGATTTGAGGTTCAAACGAATCAGTAATAAGCCTTTCAATCTCTTCCCGCTTTGTCACATATTTGGTTTTGTTCTGGTCCCCGAACTTTACTAAGGCGGGGGGTAGGTTCAGAATTAAGCAAAAATCGTAGAAGTGATGACCCAAAGAATCCTCGAGTTCTCCGTTGATGAGATCCAGAATAATCTTCTGGTGGATCCCTGTACACATGGCACTGTTTACAAAAGCTAACGACCCCGAATTCTCCGTTTTTTCCCAGATTAAAATTTCCCCCAGTGAATTCTTATAAGATAACTGGTGGAGAACATCGGTTGTAATATAAATTCTTTCGGGTCCCCAGTGAAACTCAATGTCGATTTTTCGGGTGTGAGCTTCAGATTCTAAGACTCTTTTCTTCAGAATCAGGATGGAATGAAGAATTTGGCGATCCCATCGGCACCCATCAAAAATTGTTTCTAAAGGCACAAAAGACACTGAAGTACCTAATTCTTCCGTCTGCCTGGGCAGAACCTCAGGTTTGCTGGATTTAAAATTCTTCCATTCCTGACGGTAGGATTCTTTAGTGTTAGTGGTGTGAATTGAAAAGAAAGATGACAGAGCATTGACTAAACTAACCCCCATTCCGTTGGTACCAATCAGAGTTTCAGAGGTGCCCTCATTGTCAAAATTAGAACCAGCTCTGAGCATAGAAACAGCAGTCTGGATGTTGCTCATTTTGCTCTTTTCGTTAATTTGAGATCCATCAACAAAACCTCCTCCGCTGTCAGTAATAGTCACTGAGTTTCGAATTGGATCCACAAAAACTTTTATCCAGGGCATGGATTTTTTCATGCGTTTGGCTTCATCCACACAGTTGGAAAAGACTTCGTCAAAGAGTTTGTACATCCCAACTGAAATTTGTTTAGGGACCAGACAAATTTTATCGCTTTCTACCGAAGGAATCATTTCCTCCGATAACTTAACGGAGCCAACGTAGATAGTAGGCCTTTTTAATATGTGCTCGAAGTCGCTAAGGACCTGGATTTTTTTGCTGGGTTGGATAGTCATGGTGTAGAAGTGTAAATGTAAAACATAAATGCAATTGAAAGTCTTCTATGACAGAATTTTTTAAGGTTTCGAGGTGGTGCTATTCAGGGAGGTATAACAGATATATAAGGCGTGAAACACCTCCAATCCTTTTCCCTGTTCGAAGCTCGGAAGACTTCAGATCTGACCCAAAAGCAAAAGACTTTCCTGACCAAATACACGCAAGGGACCTGGTCGGTCAACCGACAGACCGGTCTGGTCGATGTGGAAGGAGATTTTGACTGTAGTTACAGCGGACTGAGGTCTCTATCGGGCATCTCGTTCGGACATGTCAGTGGGAATTTCTCCTGTGCCGGCAACGATCTGACCTCCCTGGCCGGGGCACCCCAGACGGTGGGTGGGTATTTCTCCTGCGACAACAACCAGCTGACCTCCCTGGTCGGGGCACCCCAGACGGTGTGTGGGAGTTTCTTCTGTCAAGGCAACCATCTGACCTCCCTGGCAGGGGCACCTCAGACGGTGGGTGGGGTTTTCGACTGTTCCGGCAACCAGCTGACGACCCTGGCCGGGGCACCTCAGAAGGTAAATAGGAGTTTCGGCTGTTCCGGCAATCGACTGATCTCTCTGGCCGGGGCACCTCAGACGGTGGGTGGGAATTTCTACTGCGACAACAACCAGCTGACCTCCCTGGTCGGGGCACCTCAGACGGTGGGTCGGGATTTCTGGTGTTCCCACAACCGGCTGACGACCCTGGTCGGGGCACCTCAGACGGTGGGTGGGTATTTCTTCTGCGACTCTTTCAAACTCCGGAGTGGGGAATGGAATCCCCAGGGCTGGTTGGCCATTCTGGCCACTGGAGATAGAAAAGCCCGGAGGCTGATTGTGACCCTGCCCATGTTCGATGCCGGCTTCTGGCTGCAGAAACTGAAGGGAGACTTGAAGAAAGACGGTCAGGTGCTTCTGCAGCTGGCAGACCTCTGGGATAAGTCAGGCTGGGAGGAGCAGAGACAGGAGATCGAACAGAGACTCAGTCCTGAGCAGCTTCGGGTCATCAAGGCCCTAAAGACCAAATTGGGCTACGTCAATCCCTGGAAAGACTTTGACGGGATTGTCTAGAGATATATAAGGCGTGAAACACCTCCAATCCTTTTCCCTGTTCGAAGCCCGGAAGACTTCAGGCCTGACCCAAAAGCAAAAGACTTTCCTGACCAAATACACGCAAGGGACCTGGTCGGTCAACCAGCAGACCGGTCTGGTCGATGTGAAAGGAGATTTTGACTGTAGTTACAAAAGACTGAAGTCTCTGCGGGGAATCTCGTTCGGACATGTCAGTGGGGATTTCTGGTGTTTCAGAAACCAGCTGACGACCCTGGCCGGGGCACCCCAGACGGTGGGTGGGAGTTTCTTCTGTGGCGGCAACCAGCTGAAGACCCTGGCCGGGGCACCCCAGACGGTGGGTGGGGATTTCTACTGTCAAGGCAACCAGCTGACTTCCCTGGTCGGGGCACCCCAGACGGTAAATGGGGATTTCTACTGTTTCAGAAACCAGCTGACGACCCTGGCCGGGGCACCCCAGACGGTGAGGGAGGGTTTCTACTGCGACTCTTTCGAAGTCCGAAGTGGGAAATGGAATCCCCAGGGCTGGACCGAGATTCTGGCCAAAAAAAATAGCAAAGCCCGGAGCCTGATTGTGATCCTGTTCGATGCCGGCTTCTGGCTGCAGAAACTGAAGGGAGATCTGAAGAAAGACGGCCAGGTGCTCCTGCAGCTGGCAGACCTCTGGGATGAACCAGGCTGGGAGGAGCAGAGACAGAAGATCGAACAGAGACTCAGTCCTGAGCAGCTTCGGGTCATCAAGGCCCTAAAGACCAAATTGGGCTACGTCGATCCCTGGAAGGACGGGATTGTCTAGAGATATATAAGGGCGTGAAACACCTCCAATCCTTTTCCCTGTTCGAAGCCCGGAAGACTTCAGATCTGACCCAAAAGCAAAAGACTTTCCTGACCAAATACACGCAAGGGACCTGGTCGGTCAACCCAGAGACAGGGCTAGTGGATGTAAAGGGAAGTTTTGCTTGTGGGGGTAAAAGATTAAAGAGCTTACAGGGCATCTCGTTCGGACATGTCAGTGGGAATTTCTACTGTTCCGTCAACCAGCTGACCTCCCTGGCAGGGGCACCCCAGAAGGTGAGTGGGGATTTCTCCTGTTTCAGAAACCAGCTGACCTCTCTGGTCGGGGCACCTCAGACGGTGGATGGGCATTTTTACTGTGGCGGCAACCGGCTGACGACCCTGGTCGGGGCACCCCAGACGGTGGATGGGGATTTAGACTGTTCCTACAACCAGCTGACGACCCTGGCCGGGGCACCTCAGACGATGGATGGGCATTTCTTCTGTTCCTACAACCAGCTGACGACCCTGGTCGGGGCACCTCAGACGGTGGGTGGGTATTTCTCCTGTTCCAGAAACCAGCTGACCTCCCTGTCAGGGGCACCCCAGAAGGTGGGTGGGAATTTCTCCTGTTCCGGCAACCAGCTGACCTCCCTGGCAGGGGCACCCCAGACGGTGGATGGGTATTTCTCCTGTTCCTACAACCAGCTGACGACCCTGGCCGGGGCACCTCAGACGGTGGGTGGGAATTTCTACTGCGACAATAACCGGCTGACCTCCCTGGTCGGGGCACCACAGACGGTGGGTGGGATTCTCCGGTGCGACTCTTTCACACTCCAAAGTGGGGCATGGAATCCCCTGGGCTGGACCAAGATTCTGGCCACTGGAGATAGCGAAGCCCGGAGCCTGATTGTGACCCTGCCCATGTTCGATGCCGGCTTCTGGCTGCAGAAACTGAAGGGAGACCTGAAGAAAGACGGCCAGGTGCTCCTGCAGCTGGCAGACCTCTGGGATAAGTCAGGCTGGGAGGAGCAGAGACAGGAGATCGAACAGAGACTCAGTCCTGAGCAGCTTCGGGTCATTAAGGCCCTGAAGACCAAATTGGGCTACGTCGATCCCTGGAAGGACGGGATTGTCTAGAGATATAACATAGGTAAAGTATATATAGATAATGAAAGAAAAAATAAGAAGGATTCAAAACTTCAGAGATTTTAGCAACTTGAATAGTTCCTTTAATTTAGATTTAGTTCTGGAAAAAATGGGTCGAAGAAGCCCAGTTGAATTGGCAAATTTACTGGAAAAATCCATCAAAGGTCTAGGAACGGACGAAGAACTGTTGCTGAAAACTTTATTAGAAATTCCTGATTTGAAAACTCTGGGGGAAATTGATGCCATTTTTGCTAAATTTCCAGCCGTTTATTCATATAGAAGTGTTGGATCCCTTATTAATTCCGAGTTAGGTTTTTTTGATCAGAAAATAATCGATGAAATAAAAAAACACACGGATCAATTGAAAGTCACAAATGACTTCTTACAAAAACAAGAAGAATCTCGTTTGAAGGACGAAAAAGTTAGAAGAACCGCGGAAGAAAGCATTAAATTGCACGAGGGTATTAAATATCAAATTTACCGGGACTCTAGAAAAAATCTATCAATTGGAATTGGAATGAATCTAGAAAGATCGGATGCAGATACCAGGTTAAAGGAAATTGGGGCCAATCCAAAATTAATCAGGTCGGGAAAAGAGAAATTGAATGACAGTCAAATTCAGATTCTGTTTAAAAAAGACGTGGATAAAGCTATCGAAGATGCCAAATCTCTGGTTCCTGATTTGGGTCAACAGCCCTTACCGGTACAATGTGTTTTGATAGAAATGGCATTCAACCTCGGAAAGTCGGGCCTGTCCGAATTCAAAAAATTCTTATCTCACATCCAAAACATGAATTACAAATTGGCTTCCCAAGAGATGCTCAATTCAACCTGGGCCAAGCAAGTGGGGAACAGAGCAAAAGAGCTGGCCAAAAGAATTGAAACTTACGAAGTAAAAAAATAAAAAAAAAAATGAAAATACTGAACTTCGGAGAATTTAGGGATCAGATCAGTGAAAATCTGCAATATCACCTCCAAAATGATCTGACTCTAGCCACTAGCGTCTTTAGAATTGGCTCCGAAGCCTGGTACGGGGTAATAGATGAGACTAGACGCCTTTGGGAATCAAATTCGATTGAATTAGACGACGACGACACTTTTTTGATTAGCACCGAACTGGGCCGAAGGGGAATCTTTGAAGGGAAAGAGGTGTGGCTGGATTTACCTCTCCCTGAAGAGGATCTGCACGAGGCAGAATATAAGGGCAGGAAGGTTTCTCTGAACAAACCTTTCAGAACCCCGGGTGCTCCTAGAAAATTTGGGGTTTACACTAAAAACGAGTCTGGTAACGTCGTTCTAGTTAGATTCGGCCAGCCAGGTATGAGAATAAGAAATGACGATCCTCAGAGATCAAAATCTTTTAGAGCAAGACACAATTGTGATAACCCAGGTCCCAAATGGAAAGCCAGATACTGGTCCTGTAACGTGTCAAGATACAGAAAACTACTGGGCATTAAATCTTCAAGTCCATGGTAGAGTCTAGACCTTTTTCAGAAAAACAGATCGAGGAAAGCACCTACGAAAGATTCTTTTCTGCTAAAACAGACAGATCCGAACTTCATTGGCACATTGATCTAGAAGATCGATTGGTGAGGGCTCTCGAAGAAAACGACTGGTTGATTCAGTTGGACAACGATCTACCTCGGGAAATAGGGGAGCACGAATTACTTATTCCCCAAGGCGTGTGGCACAGACTGATTCAGGGAACTTCCGATCTCAGGATCTCGGTCAAGAAACTGAATCGGAATTTGACGTCATTAGAGTCTGAATCCTGATTCTAGCTCTTTCTGAAATAGGGATCGAATTACCGTCCTCGTCTATTCTAACAAATCTGATGTGGGTTCTTAGAATTAATCTCTGCTCACCCGTATAAACATTGTGGGCTCTAGCTTCAACATAGAGAGTGATAGAGGAGTTTCCTATTTGTGATGGCAGCCCGTAAATTTTAAGCAACTGACCTTCTCGAGCTGGTTTTTCAAAGAAGCACTTATCAATGGAGACAGTCACCATTCGGGGAGTGTCGCACAACTGCATGGCGTATCCAGCAGCAGCAGCATCTATCCACTTCAGGAGCTGACCTCCGAACAAATTACCGTGAAATCCTAGATCTGATTTTTTTACTGGGTACATGGAAAGCATTTCCATGCTATGTAAAATCTTATCCTGCATCAAAAAAGGAGCCAGACCAAATTAATCGCGGTAAACTTAGGATCAAAACCAAAAGCCACCTGTAGAACTACAAGGGATGACAAAATAACAATTCTTTTTTTGTTTAAAAATTTTTCTTTTTTAGGTTGCATATTTATATTCTTAGAAAAAATAGAATCGGACGGGACTAATGAACTTGAAGAAATAGTATATGCTAAAAGAGAATCCTCATTCTCTATAGGATTAACAATTTCGCAAGAATCTACCGATTGTGCATTCGCCGAAAACACACAAGTGAACGCCAATAGGAATAAAGTCACTACAATTTTTTTCATAATTTTTTATTTGTTTCTTGCCTGTTCTTGCTGTATTTTTAATTTTTGGGCTGCCGCTCCCCTGAAATTATCCAAATTTCTTTTGATCCTTTGCTGTTCTTGGAGATTTAGGCTAGAAAAAGCTGGCATTTCAACCACAGCCTTCATTTTCTCGTAGGAGATCTCTGGATTTCCGGTTTGGAAGGCGGCCAATGAATATTCATCCAGCAGTCTCCACTGCCAAACTTCAGGTTCCACAAAGAGGATATCTTGGGTGCCTGGATTTTTTAGGGCCATGCTTCCGTAGGTGAAAGATAGAATCCATCTGTTTTGCTCCCTTAATTTTCTCATGCAGTGAAAAACTGCCTCCAACCTTTCGGGCCGGAATTCCCAGGCTTTAGAATAGGCGGTAATAACTTCTTCAATCGGATGCCCCAGTTTTTCTTTGATCCTGCCTATCATGTACATCGAGTAGTAAACCTCTTCAGGCCAGCCTCCGGCGTCAACTCTTTTTTGATACCAGGTCAGAGATTTTTCGTGCTGGGAAGAATCCCGATAACTTTGGGCGAGATAAAACATGTACCGGGTGTTGTTGGGATCTTCCTGCAGAGCCTGAAGTAGAATATCCGCATCTTTGGAATATTTTTCTTCCAATGAAGATGCTCTTTTCAAAGGAGAAATGTTAGCATTGACCAGACACCTATCACCAGGTATTTGAGCTTGAACTAGAGGTGCCTTGCCGGGAAGCTCTAAATACTCGTGGAGAACTCCCCGATAAACCCAATCCTGGTCAGATCTGACTATCTGGGCCCTAAAATACTGCAATGAGTTCAATTTATACTGCAGTTGAAAGCAATCTATATCGGCAGGCAAATCCATGAAAGGATTGGTGCCAGGTTTAAGGTTTGTAAAGGTGTCGTCGGCATCAATGATCCATCTGTAGTCACAAATTCCTTTGGAGAGTTCCAGGCTTTCTGTTCTATTCACCTCGAAATTAACCCAAGGCCTGTGGTGGAGCTCCCCTGGAATTCCTAGATCCTGCATGGTAGTTTCGATCACTTGAACCGTGTTATCAGAGGAACCTGTGTCACAGATGACCCAATAAGAAATAAAAGGGGCAACGTGTGTAAGACATTTTCTAATGGTGTCCTCCTCGTCTTTGACGATCATAACCAGACAGAGAGAATATGTTTGGCGGGGGTCTTTAGGTTTGATAGAAGAAGATACTTGTGAAGCTGGAAAAATATCAGTTTCTGGCAGAATTTCAGGCATAGAAAATTATTTCTCATTATATTCTAGGAAGAGAAAAAATTTCAGGAATGACGAATAAAAAGTGAGAATTTTTTCTCAAAGAGGTTTACACTCGCTTGATATCTCTAATCTTTTGAAGCATGAGGCCTCTACCTGCATAAAAGGTAAAATCCGCCTCCATCTTCCAATTTCCTTCTTTGGTGTGAGCCATCAACTCTAGATTTTGAACTAGATCCTGCGGTTCAAGTGAAACACACTTCTGGTCGGAAGAAGATTCAAAGTTCATCTTTGCCATTTTATTACCAGTCCAGATAACAGCCCTCAAGTTGCTGATTTGGACATCCAGAATCTTGACCACTTGATGATCTTGAAGAAGTTCTAATTTAAAACAGGGTTTTCTGGAGTTGCCATGAGAGGTCAAAGTCAATAAACTGTGGGATTTACTTGCCAGTAAAGAAGGGATGGAGGGATTGTAAAGAGAAAAGATAGGGTAACAACCGGGATACTTGTGTCTTTTGAATACAATCCGCTGTCCTTTCAGGATATCCTCCAACTGGGAGAGCATATGGTCGACCGAGGTGAAATTCTTGGACTTGAGGTAGACCACGGGATTTCTACTCAAAGAAACCCGATAGGGAGAAATTTCAATCCCCAGAGACAACCACCGTGTTTCTAAAAATTTGGCAATCTCTTCAAGATGATTCCGATCCGAGGTGGATGTTTTAGATTTATGGGTCAGAGAATTCTTAAACTTATCGATGAAATCATCAACCAAGGAAAACTTGTAGGCAGACATAGAAAAAAATTAGAACTGAAAAATTATTCTGAATCAGGGGTCCGGTTTAGTTCTAAGGCCTTCACGATCTTCTTGTAAACGCTCTCGCTACCTTTGGCGGCATTATATTTTTTCAGTTTTCTGTTTTTTGTGTAGAGATCAATCAGGGGTGCAGTTTTTTCTTCATAGTCTCTGAATCTTTTAGCCACCACCTCTGGATCTTTGTCGTCCTTCCGGTCTTCTCTTTCCGCCCTGGCAGTAATTCTGCCTTTGGCCGTTTCTTCGTCTATATCCAGATAGATGGTGTGGCTCAGGCCCAAGCCCATTTTTCCGAGCAAAGAATCTAACAGAGAGGCTTGTTTAACGGTCCGGGGGAATCCGTCAATAATGATCCCATCATCAGGATCAATTTTCTTCAGTTCCCTCCGGATCATCTTTACAACTGTCTGATCGTCGATGAAATCACCCCGTTCAACTTTTTTCTTGATCTCCGGGTTTTTTGATTTCCTGAGCAATTCTCCGGTTGAAATGTGGTGGAAGCCTTGCCTATCTGCCAGTTTTTCGGAAAAAGTTCCTTTACCTGATCCCGGAGGTCCCATCACAACTAGAATTTTTCCTTGAGAATCCGGCAATTCTCTTTCTATTAAAAAATCTGAGAAATTCTTAACTAAATCCATGTGCTATATATCCAAACATAACTCGTTAAGATTCACAGGCAACACACTGAAGATCGTTTAAATTTAATTTTTTTCTGGAAAAAGCCTGGGCAGAGTTCATAGAATGCTGGTAGTACAAAGTTTTAATCCCGAGCTTCCAGGCATCGATCAGAAGTCTGTTCACGTCTTTGGTTGGCATTTCAGGAGAAATCATCAGATTGAGAGATTGAGCTTGATCGATGTAATCCTGTCTCACAGCCGCCTGGTTGATAATGGCCGCCTGGTTGATCTCGGAGAAAGTTCTGAACACTTCTTTCTGATGGTCAGTCAACCAATCGAAATGCTGGACAGATCCATCGTGCTTTTTGATGCTGTCCCAGATGTATTTGGTGTCTTTATCCAGTTCAACTAGCAATTTTCTCAAAACCGGATTCTTGATTGAGACCTTGATCTTGGCGACATCCTTAACAAAACAATTGGACCAAATTGGTTCGATAGACTGAGAAACCTGGCCTAGAATAAAGGCAGAAGATGTGGTGGGAGCAATGGCATTCAGAGTCACATTTCTCCGGCCGTATCCAACGAGCATTTCGGGTTCTCCGAAGATGGTGGCTAGCTGCCTAGAAGCAGCATAGGATTCATCTTTGATGTATTTGAAAACCTCCACGTTCAACTGGGCACTCTCTTTGCAGTCAAAGGGCAGAGATTTGGATTGAAGCAAGGAATGCCAGCCCAATACACCTAGACCCAGAGCTCTCTGTCTTTTGGCAAAATTGTAGGCTCTAGACAAATAAAAGAATGCTCTTTGTCCTTCCACTGTGCCGTCCTGCCTCAGATTATCTATTTTGGTCAGAAATTCCGTTACCACGGCATCCAAGAAATAGACCATGGTTTGAACTGCATCTGTGCCTTTCCATTCGTCGTAATGAAGTAAATTCATCGAGGACAGAACACAAACAAAAGATTCGTCATCAGAATTGTGCAAGGCAATCTCAGAACAAAGATTAGAATTGGAAATTTTAAGATCTTTATCCCGATAAACATCCGGTGACTTGGAGTTCATGGTATCGCTAAACATGATGTAGGGATAACCTATCTCCCCTCTTCTCTGAATGACTTTAGCCCACACCGCTCTTTTTTCCTGATCTCCCAAGGTCATCTTGGTCATGAAGTCGTCAGAGACCGTCACGGCGTGGGTCAAATCCTGAATGGGAAATCCCTCGGTTCCGATGTCTAAAAACTCCAGAATGTCCGGATGGTCGATGGGCAGATAAGGTGAAAATCTGCCTCTTCTGGTCGAGCCCTGGGAGATGTTGTCCACCACACTCTGAAAAAGGTTCATGAAGTGGACTGCCCCTGGGGCGTGGCCGTTATCACTGACCGTGGCTCCTCGACCTCTGATGTTGCCAAAATAACCTGAAGTTCCTCCTCCCATCTTGCTCATTTCACCTACTTCTCCTTGGGTATACAGGATAGACTCGATATTGTCCATTAGATGAGAACCAAAGCAAGAAACGGGGAGACCTCTTTTTTTCCCAAAATTAGCCCAAACTGGAGAGGAAAGGGAGTACCATCCTCTGCCCATATAATCAAAGAATTTGTCGGAAAATCCGGGCATGCCCAGCAATTTTTCTGCATGATCGGCAATGACTTTTACCCGGACCCCGGGATCTTCATGCTCGGCTAAATAGCCCCTTTTGAGAAAAGTCATGGATTCCCAATTGATCCAGTCGAAAGGTTTTCTGTCCCCTGTCATAAATAATTATTTTTTTTAGAATAAGTCGTTAACGGTAATTGATTTAGATTTTTTGCTGTAATTAATGGATCTTTTATTGAAGAAGTCGGTGTGCTTAGTGGTCAAAATTTCATCATTCAGCCACTCTGTTTTTTCTAGCAGATTCTCTTTGACCTCAAAGATATTTTGAATGCCTATGGCGTTCAGAGAAAGATTAAACCGATGTTTGATAAACTCAACAGTTTCGACCGCGCTTAAAAAATCGAGATCTCCTGCTTCGAAAATCCATTCTACAATTTCAAGCTCTGCTTCATAGGCTTCAAAGGTGGCATCAATGAGGTCCTCAACCAGGTCCTGAGTCCACCAAGAAGGATTCTCTTTTTTAATCAAATTCACCAGATCAAAACCAAATTCTGCGTGGATGTTTTCTTCTTTCGAGGTTGCCTCTACGGCATTGCTAATTCCTTTCAACATGTTCTTGTGTTTATTGAAAGAAAGAATAACCAGAAACTGGGAGAAGAGAGAGACATTTTCAACAAACATCGAAAAAAGGACAATGGATTCAAAATAGTCTCTGTTGTCGACAGATTTTGAATTTGAGATAGATTTCTCCAAATATTTAATTCTTTTTCTGATGGCGGGTACTTCGAGCAAATTCTCAAATTCGGAGTTTAAGCCGAGAACCTGAATGAGATTGGAATAGGCATCGGCGTGTCTCACCTCAGATTCGGCAAAGGTTGCACCGACACTCCCAATCTCCGGTTTTGGCATTCTCTTGTATAGATCACCCCAAAAAGTTTTAACTGCAATCTCGATCTGGGAAATGGCCAGCATCGCCCTCTGCACGGCCGACCTCTCTGGTTCTGACAGGTAAACCTTAAAATCCTGAATATCCGAAGTGAAATTGAATTCTGTGTGAACCCAATAGGAATGCCTGATCGCATCTACGTATTCCACTAACTCTGGGTACTCGTAAGGTTTAAGATTGATGCGTTTTGAGAAAAGGTTTGGTTGGTGCTTTGCCCTGTAGATGATGTACTCCTTGGCAACCTCATTCAGATTGTTGTCCATCAGTTTGTTCTCCACCATATCATGAACCTCATCTACGTGAGGAACCCTGTTCTTGTCACCTCTAAAGAGGCTTTTTTTGGTCAATCTTGCAATTCTGGCCGCCATTTCAGGATCCACTGTATTAACGCTCCGCATTGCCTTGACGACCGCCTGTTCTATTTTCTGGGTTTCGAAAGGAACTTTGTCCCCACTTCTCTTAATGACGAAGTGACTTTCGCTGGGAAGAATTTCTTCTGAATTGTGCATGGTGGTTATTTTTTTGGTTTTCTCCACAGATAGGTCTCCCTAGAGTGAAGTGGATGGTTGTTTTTTTTAATAATTATTGGCCTGCCTCTCGATGTTGTGTCTGTTCTTGGCCACGTAATAATTGGTGATGGATTCCGGAGTTAAACCCAGGGCAATAGCCTCATTCATCATAAAATGGAGTTTATCTATCCATTCGTACCTTAATTCTTTCAGTTCATCTTCGGTCAAATCAGCCAGAGATCTGGACATTGCTTCCGCGTGTTTGGACTTCCAGGGTTTCCAGCAGGCTGGGTAGGTGTGAATTCCAGTCAAGGCGTTTTGTAATTCCCGATCCTCGTCTCTAATGGCTTCTTCATTCCAGTCGATAAACTCTTTTAACTTCTTGATCGAAGATTGAATCTCCTCAAAATTGTACCCGTAGACTTCTTCCTGGATTGATTTTTGGAGGTTAAAAATTAGAGCTAGAGCGTCTTCCCCCTGGTCTCTTAATTCCTGATAATTGTTGTTGATCTCTAAATGGGCACAAGTCTGAAAATTGAGGTTTGTCATTATTTAAAAGTTTTTTAGGTCTGTTTGAATGAGTAGACTATATATCTAAATAGTCCCCTGCGGTCTGAAATTTTCTACGTTAAGTTTTTTAATTGTTTCTCTATTTTGTCAATTTCAATCTGCAATTGCAACATTTTATCTTTGGTCGATCTTCTCTGGGCATAGAGATCTTTAATGATCGATTTCAGAATGGGCTCCTCGTCGTCACCTCCAAAGAACGAACCTGAAGAGGTTTTGGTCCAGGAGTCCTGGGAGTGAGATATGTTCTTACCCTTGAAAACTTCTGGGGACAGACCCCACTGAACTATTGTGTTCGGATATAGGGAAGCAAAGTCGTAACAGGCAACCCATTCGTGCAGACCCTGGATGGGTTCTTTGACATAGCCACCCGTGAATTTGATGTGGTTTTCTTCTTTGCGGAGATTTACAAAAACTTGCTTCCGAGCCAAGAATTTTCGGAGCATAATGACTTCCGTAGACCAAACAGGGGATAAAGCCCTGCCGATCTCGACCCCGTTGAGACAGGCAATCTTAAAATAAGTCAGGAGAGTGCCCAATTTTTTATCGATGTAATGGACCAGGGCACAGTCAATGGCGTTGTAAAGAATAAACTTTTTGAAATCTGATTGGTACAAGGTTCGGAGAGAGCCATCATAGTGAATTTTCTTGAGACCCGTTGCCTTTTCTGCCACATAATCCAGTCGATTACTTTCTTTGATTTTGATAACCCTATCCCATTTTTTGTAGATTTCCAGATAGTCGACCATCTGCAAGTGAACCGGAATTTGGTTCTGACCGATGAGATATTTAGAGGGTGACATGATCTTGGGATCGATGCCCAGCCTTTTGGCTCGATTAAGCAAATAGGGCCAGTCGTAACCAAACCAGTTCCAGCCGGTGATCAGAGACATTTTGGCTCCAATGTCTTTGAAAAAAGTGTACATCATATCATACTCGGACTCGAATTTCATGTATCTGAAAGACCATTCATCACCCATCTTGCCGAGGTAGGTGTTCACTTCTTCATGAATCTGTGCCTGTGCCTCGGGGGTTAACTCATCCAAACCCAACACAATCAGTTTACATCTGTCAGTGGCAATACCGATCGACAAGACCCTATTTTTGGCACTTGAGGTGTCCAAAGAATCACCTAGCTCATCAGTCATCTCGACCTCAATGTCCACGAAATATTTTTTCGGGGTTTGAGATTCCCAAAGAGGTGCAGTTAGATCCCGATCACTCTCTTCTAACAGTTGAACTATTCGGTATTTGTCGTACTTTTGATTTTTGACTTTCTTGATGGGCTTGCCGTCCCAATTTTTCCAAACAGTGTCTCTGGCCCTATCGCTAGCTGAACAAATTTCCCACACGAATCTTTCTTCCTCAGGAATTTCAATGTTGACAAATTCAACATTCCCCTCCTTTGAAAAAGTAGAGACCGTTAAACCAGTCCCTTTATTTTCTATATCAATGATCATAATTACGAAGTCAATTTTTGTCTTCTCCAGTTGGATATATACACATATGACCCCCCGTATTAAAAGTTTCAAAAAATTTTTATCCGAAAGCTGGAGCGCCTTCGCTCCAGGGAGTGTGGTAGTGCCAGGTGATTGGTATAAAGACAACGTTAACTCCAGAAATTATCGTCCAGCCTACACTCAGATGCCCCAGGTAGTTGACGATCTCTACAACACAACTGACTTGTATTCGTATCTAGACGAGTTAGCAGAGGAAGAAGAATTTCAAAAAATGCTTTCAAAAGACCACAAAGATTCTAAGAAAGTGCTAAAGTACGTAAAACAGAGAATTCATGAGACTCTATCTGGCAAGGCCAAAACGGAAAGTAAATAGAGAGTTATAAGCCATATCTGGCTTTTGTGGCATTGTAAACTTGTGTAATTTCAGCTGAGCTAAGAGCTCTATTGTAAATCAAGGTCATACCAACCTGTTGATTTAGATATGACGCATACTGTGAATTGTATGAAATTGTGATCGGCAATGTGTTGTTTACATCTCCGCTAAATGTTCCTAAAGTTGTAACTGTGGTGTTGTTGATTTGATTCCAATTGGTTCCACTTCTTTGGACACCAATTAATTTATATCCACTCCAGCCGTTCAAACCACCATTTGGACTTGTTCTTCCTTCCAGTCTTGCCGTAGAACTGCTGATAATAAAATACAAATCCTGAGGACTTCCCGCCCATACAATAGACCATCCCGCCACGTTACCGTCGAATCTGCTTCCCTTTCTAATTATAGTTTTAGCGGAACCAGGATAAGAAGGTATTCCACCCACCCACATAAGAATTGTAAAACCTCCGGTTCCAAAATTCAAACTTGTCGCGTCCGCTATTTCCACGTAGTCATTGATCCCATCGAATGTGATTATTCCTCCTTCATTCGAAGAATAAGTTGGAGAGTTAACTAAAGTGCCATTAAATCCATTCCCACTCAGATCGTACCAGGTTGTTCCAGTCGTGGGATAAGAAGGGGTAAATCCCGCATCTAGATTTAGTACCAAACCGGAAGTAACTATCGGCTCGTATTCTCGGTTAACGATCAGAATGTCGTTCTGAGGAGCAGCCCAGCTCAATACGTCGCTGGCTGAACTAAAAGTATTTCTGAACACAACGCCAGACACAGTCACTAAATCATTACCGCTTGATGCAGTGTAAATAACAGGGGGTGAGGCAGAAGCCCCCGCTGTGGCAGGATTACCCAGATAAATCGTGTAACCACCGGAAGCCGGAAGGATACCGTTCCAATACCCACCCTGTGATGTTTCATAATAGGAAACAGTATCCGAAGGGCCTAATAAAAAATTGCTTTTTTGGAGAGAGACAGAAGACAAAGCGCCATATCCGCCCAATAATTGGGCTATGGTAGGCTCGGTTCCATCTACAATATCGACTCTAGGGTAACACCAATATTGTCTAGGTAAGTTGCTCTCTGCATAGTATAGATAAGTTCTGTGTCTAGCCTGGGTAGATTCTGTTCGCCAGACGAAATCTAGAGAAATACCAGCATATCTACCCAAGCCAATAGTATATCTGCCAGATTCTGGTTTGTTAGCTCCAGTCCCCGATCCAGATGGCCAAACGTGTCCAACCACTAAAATCCAGGTGCTGTTAGGCATCTCGGCTGTAGTTGGCGGATCAGACGACGTCCAAAAATAGGGGTTAGTGTTGTTTGTTCCGGTGGAACGACTTAAAACTCCATTAGTAGAACCAAATCCATTTGTTCCAAAATAGAACCGACCCTCCACATACACTGTCCTTTTTACCCACACAGAAAAACGATAGAGCTTAGTGTGATCTATAGAAAAATTTGTCGTGTTCCAACCTCCGTCATCATTTCCACCTCCGTCGGGTAGTGACAACCACAAAACCGTTTCGTTGCCCCAAGGGTCCAGACCGTTTACCAGTAGATTCTCTGCTGCCCCGCCATTTCTGGAGAAACCAGTAGCTGAGCTATTCCCAGCTACCCAAGTTGTGTAGTTGAGTAAATTTTTGGTGTCCCTGGTAACTATCTGGGATTTAATGACATTGCCCACCTCTTATATATCCAACCGAACCTCCTCTAAAAACTTGGCCAATTTTTTATCGGTCACCTCTAGATCTCTCATTTTTTGGATGAAAATTTTCCAGGAGTCGTGGGCATATCTGCCCACACCTGGCAGTTCTGAAACTTGATGAAACCCCTCTAGCCATTTGTGGCTCATCTGAATAATTCTTTGGGCTTTGACCCGAGAAAAGCCGGTGCTTTTGATCAACTGAATCAGCTGATCAACATCACAATTTACGGCAGTGTCAGGATCGGGCACGAAAGAAAAAACGTCAGGGAGCACTTTTCGGACTTGCTGGTTTGAGGTCTGGTTAAGAAGAATGCAGCAGACCAGCATTCTCCAGGGTTCTTCTACATAATCTTCTTGAATAAGTCTTTCTCTCATAGAGCAAACATACAAAAAACCCGGCTTAGTTCAGCCGGGCTTGCCTAAAAAGGAACTTCTGAAGGCTATAAAATTTCAATTTTTTTAGTCAGAGACTCTTTTCTTTTGGGGATTCTAAGGTGGAGAATTCCGTCCTGAAGTTTTGCCTCCGTCTTTTGACCTTGAACAGAGTTTGGAAGTTTGAACTTTTTAGAAATTTCAGATGACCAGGGATTGGTGTCAGATTTTGCCTGCAGGGTCAGAATATTGTCGCTGACCTCTGCCAGGATTTCGCTCTGTTTATAACCTGGCATTTTGAATTGGGCTTCGAAGGCATCCTCTTGTTCTGAAACTTTATAGTCCAGATTTTCGACGATCTTAAGATCGTTGCCGAGGATTCTCTCCATCATTTCCAAGGGGTGGTAATAGTACATAGTTTTCATAGTGATTTTTTTTAATCACTGCTAATCAATCTTTGTACCAAAAAGAAATTTACGAGGATAATCGAAATTTTGTCACCCTTTCCCAGGTTTTTTAAGACAATTTGTCGTTATTTGCCTTGAAATTTTTTCATGATCTGGATAAAGTCACTGAAGGATTGAATCGGGTTGGACGTTCTTCCAGTTTTTTTCTTTTTCGTGGATTGGGCGGCTGGAGTTCCAACTTTCAGACTGGGAAATTTATCGCCTGAGCCCTGTTTGGCAGGATCGTAAAAATTTTGGTTCGTACCAGGTCCTTCAGGAGGGGTGACCGCTCCCATGCCAGGAGTAGCGTTCAAGGTGGCAAAGGCACCCTCACTTTCACTTAGATCGTAGTCGGGATAGCCAGAATCTTGAACAAACTTTTCGGCTTGCCATGTTTCTGCACAGTATTCATTTTCGTGCATCCAATCGGCCAGTCTCTCTAGAATGCTGTCTGAACCAGAACATTCTGATTCGAAAAAAGGCATCTCGTCAGAGAGATCTTCTAGACACACAACTGCGTAACCTTGAGTCGAATTGCCTGTTGGAAAATAGGTGTTTTTCATGGGTTTATGCTAATATTTCTGAGACGTCTTTGGCGAAAATCCTGACAGTTCGATTTGGATCTTCGATGGCAATATAGCCGATGACCATCCCATTGACATCTTTAATGGGAGATTGGATTGATAAAATTTTACCACTCGTGTGTCTGACCTTCTTGCCCACATAGGGGTCGTCGCTAGACTGAATCTCTTGTCTTTCGGTCAGAATTTGATTCAAATTTTGATTGTTGCCGCATCCACAGGACATAAAAAAGAGTTTAAATTTTTAGTATATATCTCAAAAACTATCTAAAGTTTCCTCTCATTTCTTTCCTTTTTAAATAATAATACAGGTAATTAAGGGCTCTGAGATAGTCGGCCGGTTTAGTAAAAGGCCCCGGAAATTTTTTGATTTCATTTCCAAATCCCTCGGGAATTGTGTCGTCAACTTTCGGATTGTATCTTCTAACAATGCCTGTGGGATGGATTGTATAGAAGATTTTCTCCTCACCTGGCTCTAAAGATTCCTGATCAGGACGAAAAAATTTAAGGGTGTTGTTGAGACCCTGTTGAAGAGAATGCTGCTCAACAAAGCCCAGATCCAGAATTTTTTGATAAATGTCAGATTTCCTGATGCCTCCAAGAGAAAGACTCCTACGGGTATCGGTTAGATATTCTTCCCGAGGATCGTAGTCTTCATATTCGAGCAGGAATCTCATGCTATTTTTTCTTCTTCTTGCTCTTGATGTAATCTCTGTAGTCAACCAAATTAGACATTGTTTTTTTAGTTTTGGTTGCTTCTGGGTTCAGATGCGGAATGATAGGTTTAATGCCTCCCCCGGGGCTGATACCAGGAGAAAAGCTGGGAACCTTCTTGGATCCAATCAAAGGAGAAGTAGCACCCGCCACTGGAATTCCTTTTTCTGAGATTTCATCCTCGTTTACTTCTTCTTCTTTTACATAATGAGGGAGTTTTTTAGATTTAGTGGAGGCAAATTTTTCCAACTCCTTGTTGGTCATTTCTCCGTCTGCTATTTCCTTAATGGCTTTTCTGTATCTAGGATCTATATCCTTCAACTTCAGTTGTCCTGTTCTTAAGGCCCAAGCCTGACCCATGAAAGATTGCTGTGCTCTTGAAACTGCTGGCATTTGTTTTTTTGTTTTTTTGTTATTCGGGAGGTCCCGCGGTGATCTTATTTTCTAAATTTATTCGGAAAAAGCATCCTCCACTCGTGGCCTTTAGGCACCTGGGAAGTTTTGACTCCGAAGATTTTTTCTTCTGGACAAGGATCTTCTCCGTTGATGGTGAAGCCGTTGTTACAAGCCCAGGTTTCTAAACTGCGATTGATGTTTTGTCCGACTGACCAGGGAAATCTCATGCCTCTAGGATTGTCGATGCTTTCTATTCTTGAACCTTGAAGAGTCAGAGTGATCTTTGCCCGATTCCGGGTGGATTCTAATTCTACTGTTCTCCCCCTGGACCAAGATTCATAAACAGTGATGTGTTTCATAGTCGTTTGCTAACCCTCTATTTTTTTTAGTTTGATGTAGTAGTTTGGATCCTCGTAGAGATGATCCATGGCAATTTCCCTGGCCTGCTGTGGTCTTTGGGTGTGTTCCATCTCGACAAAAACTCCGTCCACTAGCTGTTGAGTTAAATGATCTAGAATTTCTGATAAAGATGAAGAATTTTTACCGGAGTGTTTAAGAGCTATATCTAAAATTGTCAGTTTATCCGATTTGCCTCCTTTCAAAAACTCTAAATTCGTCGCACCTTCTTTAAGATACAGTCCCTTCATTTTTTTCTTGATCTGAGCAGCTGTCATCGGTTTGCTGTTCAAATTCCAGTTGGCGGCAGGATTAATGATTTTAGAGGATTTCTTTTTCCACTCTGGAAATGTCCACAACCACTTATTGTAGGCTTTTCCCACTATCTCAAACCCTTTATCCCCCGGCTGAATAGCAATTGGAGACTGGGGAGGAATATAAGAACCCGTTTCAGCCTCGTGGGTCATCTCCGGATCTCGATTTAATTTTTGATCGGATTCGTTGAGATATTTTCGAGACTGAAATGGGTTTTGACGTGTCATGATCTATTGATTCTTTTTTAGCCTATCACGGCTTCTATTTTTGATTTGGTGATCTGAGTGGTTTCAAAAAAACCGGATATTCCAGAGAGGTGTGAAGCAACTTTGTGCTCCACCTCGAGCACAGACTCTGCCTCTACTAAGAATTCGGATTTAATCATAACAGGATCTCCATTTTTTTTGTTATCACCTGACTCAAATTGTACTTTTGCAATGTAGTAAGACATAAGATTTTTTTTCAATTTTTAGCAGATCGAATGGGCTTTGTTTCTGTTATATTCCAAGTTTCTCTCTAGTTTTAGGTCCCACTATTCCATCATCCACCAAACCTTTTTTCCTTTGAAATTCCTTAACAGCCTGTTCAGTTTTAGGACCAAAATTAGTTCTTTGGGTTCCTAAATTTGTCATGCCCAATGCATCCTGGAGTTTACCGACCTCCTCAGACTTCATTCCTCTTTTTAAGACTTCTTTTCCTCCGCTGCCTGCTGACTGGACGGATCCAGATCCTCCCGAGTCCTTTCCTTCTGAGTCTTCTTTTTTAACTTCACTAAATCCCAAGGCACCCAATAGAACTTGTTTTTGATCGGAGCTTAAACTGGAAGCCCATTTTTTCAAATCTTCCTTTGTTTTGATTGACGAAGGAAATTTTATATCTTTTACTTCTTCTTCTTCTTTATATTTTTGATCTTTTTCTCCTTTATTATCTTCTTCTGAAGTTAAAAGTTTTCTGAATTCTTCTATTTGTTTAACGATTGTTTCGGCCCAAACTTCTTTTGATGATTTGCCAAGGTCAACATTTTCCAATTCTTGCTGACCCCCTTTAGATTTTTGAGAGGACTTGAAATTGATTTTTGCTCCTTTTGCATTTAGATCCGTGACCAATTTTCCCATCATTTCTTGGGAAACTTCCACTGCCTTGTCTTTGAAAGTCGTAGAAAAAGCCAAGCCAAAAAGTTCCAATAAGTTCGATAATTGTTCGGACACAACTTCATTGTATCCTGAGAATTCCTCATCCGATAAAGCCTTACCCACCATTTCTATCAATTGGTCATAGGTAGTTTCTTCTCTTAAGGAGGTCATACTTTTAACAATCCCCCTTTCTACTGCATTCATTTCTTTCCAGATTTGGGGCCAAACCTGGAGCCAAAATTCTTTAGGCTCGATTTTAGTTTCTTCAATAATAGGCTTACCATCAAATTTGACAGACGGAATAAAGTACTTAGACACTATAGGAAAAATCTTATTGAGTGACCTTTCGATTAGAGCCTTAATAGCCACTTTATATTTGGAATCGATGTTGTCTAGGGTTTCAGTTTTGACTTCTTCGATCCAGGTATTCATAACATTGTTTGCTATCCCGTATGGTTCAACACTTTGACCGTTAATGTCGATTTTTTGCTCCATAGGTAATTCTTTGCCCTTAATTTGATAAAAGGGCGTACTCAAACGTTTTTGGCTTTCTTCTTGATCACCCAGGACTGGAGAATCCCCTCCTCTTTTTTTTCCGATTTTATCGAGTTTTTTTTCTAATCTTTCTTCCCTTCTTTGCAGTCTCCTCTCCTTTCGACTCATTTCTTCTTCTAAAATATAATCAGAGAATTTAATAATAGAGTTCATAGAATTTTTTTTTTGTATATATCCAAATGATGTACCACAAAAAAGCAGTCCGAAGACTGCTTTCTAAAATAAAGAAGAAAATTCTAAGCTGCCTTGGATTTTTGATCTTGTATATCAATTCTGATCTGCTGGGCAAGTTTTTTCAGTTCTTGCATTGCAACTCTTACCCGAGTACCAGCGGCTTTATTTCCTTTTTCAGTGAATTTCTGGAATTCAGGTTCAATTTGAGAGATGAGATTTTTAATTTCTTGAAAAGCTTCCATAATAGATAATTTTTATTTATTATAGAATAGTATAAGAAAAAGTTTCATCAAAACTAGCGATTCAAGACGTAAACTCCTTTTCTAGATCCGGGTTGCAAATGCCATTCATCACCTAGGATCGAAATTAACATAGATCTAGCGTACTCCTCGTAGTTATTCAGAACTAGATTTTGATTCATCTCATCCACTATTCTGATTGTTTTTGGGTTTTTCTCCAAGTAATTCAAAAGACATTTGCCAATCTGCTTGTAGAGCCTCGCCAATTCTCCTCCCTTAAGTTTAAATTTATTGGAGTTAGCTTCGGGTAAATTCTTGGTGTTCTCAATTGCAATGTCTTCGATCACCTCGGGCTCGATCTGGTTGAGATTAATGACGGCATAAGAATTTTTTGGACCCTCCATATTTTCAAATCTGGAGTATTTGCCAATCAAAAAAACATAACCTTGCTGGTCTCCTTTTTCTTTGTCTATCTGGAAAAAATAGTAACATAGATCCCCGTCTTTCTTAAAGAGAAAGGGCAAGGTTCCAAACCCATCGGCTTCATTTAGCTGGGTAATGAATTGAGAATAAGGAAGAATAACTTTCACTGTGGATTGTTTTATGTTATATATCTCTAGAATTTTGTTTTATTCTTTCAAAGCGGACTTCAAAATCTCGTAATTGTTTAAAACAGCTTTAGGTAACATTTTTTTGGCAGCTGTAAAATTGCCTTCCTTCAATTTTGTCCTCACCTCTGTGGCAGACATGGATCTTTTACTGACGTGAAGAGCGAAATCAGAAGGTAATTTATCGTGCAGCTCTGTTTTTTTAATGTACTCAAACTGTTTACCGTAATCATCCGCCCTGTCTTCTCCAGATCCCACCAGATGAGGGATGTAGCCCTCTTCGACCAATCTATTAACAACTGAACCCAATAGACCCAATTTGACAATCTTGTAACCGGCAAAGTCTTCTGGATAAGCTTCCATCAAGGAATCCATGTACTGCTTGATAATCTCTTCATTAAATGGGGAATTTTTATTTCTGTTGTGACCTGGATAAACGACCACAACAAAAACAGGAAAATCGTTTTTTTTCTTCATCTCTTGGGCCATCTTCAAATGTCCCAGATGGAAAGGTTGGAATCGTCCGAGCATCACATTGATGTTTTTCTCCTCCTTTTTCCCCGTAGATTTTTCTTCTGCTTCTTCAACCGTGTTTTCTTCCCGTTGCTCTAGGTATTCTTCGTGTTTTTGATCGATGGTCTCTAACTTGGAAATGAATTCGTCGAAGGAAAAGAGAGGATTTTCTTCCTCTTCATTGTCATCAAGTTCTTCTCTGAGATAATCTACGGAAGGAGAATTTATTTTCTTGAATTCGAGGAAGCTCGTAAAATCTTGTTTTTCTTGCTCGTTGATTTTTTTCTTGGCCACATAATTTTTGATTTTCTGAACTAGTAGATTGAATTGTTCTAAAGTACCGGCTTTTACCAGTCCCGAAGCTCGAGTCTTGATTTTTCTGAATGAATTGAGCATCAACTTGAACAAGGACTCAAAGGCCGGGTCTTCTTCGACCCATTTTAGAACTCTCCTGTCCGAAATGAGTTGTTTGTTCAATCTGAATTCTTCTTTCTTCAGATAATCAGGTTCATCAAAATCAGTGCCTTTATACTTCTCCGAGTACTGACTCAGAAACTTGGCAAACACGTCCGACATATAGGAGATGTATCTTTCCTCCTCAGAATCCCCTTCTGTTTCGAAAGATTTTACCCCCTTTTGGAGAATGTAGTTCATAACGTCCAAAAGGGTCAGACCCAGAAAATCACTGGGTTTTCTTTCCATCTGTTGTTGGGTCTTTTCCTTGGCCAACTCCGTGAAGATGGGATCAACCATCTTGGCTAAAACTGTTTCGCTTTCTCTATCCGGATGACCAAACCTAAACACGATTCCCTCCACATCTTTATCCAGGTTATCGTTCAGAGCAGTTTTCTCTAAAGCTGGGTTAAGGACCGAGATGATAAACCTCACGAAACTTTGAGTGGAAAATTTTCGGGTTAGCTCTTTGAAGGGGGTAGACAAAAATTCCATCAAGGCAACTTTTTGATCGGGCTGAAGCAGGCCCTGAAAAATAATAGGACTTCTTTCCACTCCCAAAAGATCAGCCCATTCGTCCAGCTTTTCTTTCTTTTGAAGGGTTCTGGCGACTTTGCCTCCCGGCGCCATTTGATGAATGTAAGAAAGAATCAGATTATTTTTGGGCACCCGATCATAGACTATTTCAACTGGCTGGGTGTTGGCGAAATACTCTAGGCCAAATCTCCAGCCTCTGGGGATTCTCTCTATAATGTGAGGGGGAAGACTCGTGATATAAGAAATAGGTTTCTCATAGTATTTCATCAAAGTACGGTCAACTAGGGTAATTGGATTCCTTTGATCCCGCCGATAAAATTTGAAATTCCCAGTCTCTTGATCCCTCTCGAAACTAAAGGCAGAACCATCCATCTTTTCATTGATGGTAACAAATTCCCTGAAAAGAGAATTGATAAAATTTTCTCCTTTTTTGTGGTAAAGATCGTATAGATGATTAATGCCAGACATGGTATGAATTATTTATGGGGAGGAAAACTTGTTGGAAAATTTGGAAAAAAAGATAAAGGACCGTATTCTTGAAGTTCAAAATCAACATATCCTCTGGACTCCAAAAAAAGAAGACTATTGAGAATTTTGCCAATAATTAATTTAGATTTATCATGTAATGGTGAGTTCCAGGTCATTAAGAGCAAGGGAACATAAACGGATAAAGGAGGAGGAGAAAAACCAAAATTGATCAAATCGTAGACTGATTTTTCCATCGTGTAGATAATTTCATCTCCAATCTGAACTTCGTAATCTCCGGTTGAATTGGCCATGACAGAACCATTTAAACCCAGCACTGTCCTAAACAAAATGACTTCGGGGTGTTTAAAGATGGATTCTATTCCATCTCCTTCCAGCAAGAAATCCAAAGTGGTGTAGAAAAGATTAGGGAAAACGTTCATTACTAACCAGTTTTTTTATTTCCCAAGGAATGTCGTGATTGGTTCTCTCTAAGTATCTGACAAAATCTTCCACTATAGATTGTAGTTTATCGGCATGGATAAAAGTCGGTTTTTTTATTAAAGACCAGACATCCTCGAAGGTCTTAACATCACTCGGTCTAACACCAGAACCAAAAAGTAGATCTAGCATCTTTTGAGGATCCCTGGTGACTAGAAAGGTGCTATCTTCTAAAATTTTAGGTCGGGAGAGTCTTTTTGTTGCTCCCCGATAGGTCTTACGATTCTTATAAACGCCATCTCCTAGTTTGAGAACATACCCAGTATAATCCATGATTTGCCCTTCTTTATCAACGGAATCTACATCCTTCAAGGCCGAAAGAATGGCCTGGAAAAGCCAATTCCTGTGGGCAGATTTATACTTGGATTCTTTTTTTCTCTGGTCCGGGGAGTAAAAAATAAATTTAGCCCAATCCATATCCGCAATTGGAATCAGATCAAGTTGAACCGTGCCGTTCTTGATGTTCCCCTCAATGGGCCATTCAACGCTGACTATGTTGATCCCTTTAAACATTTTGATCTCCGGTTTGTAACCCAAAATGTCGGGGAGTTGGTCCTTCAGTTTCTCGGTCATTACATCCAACACCTTGGATTCAGGAACACCCCATTTTTGGGCCAGGAAGGGTTTAGAAACTCCCAAATCCACGTCCCCGGAAGTGTCATCTGGACTTTCTTTTTTTCCAATGCTGCCAATGAGCAAAAAGTCCCTGTTTAATTTTCCATCGCCCAGCAAGGGAAAAAGGGCTTCCCCTAAGTGGGTCAAAGTTTTGGCCACTTCATCCTCTCGGATCTTTCTAGAACTGCCAATAGCAGCCCCTCCTTCATTTAATTCCATATATTGTGTGTAGGTATAAATCATGCTCAAATATCGTAAAATCTTCTGGCCCCTTTAATGTAACTTGAATACACCCTGCCTTCTTCAGAGCTGGGAGAATCTAGATCAAAATCATCTCCAAATGTTCTTCTGCCACTATCGTAGGCTCTACTATAGAAATCCTCATAGTCTTCTCTTGTGTTTCTGCCACTTTTTGTAATGGTTTCACCCCATTTTTCTAGCATATCTTTCTTTTGTCTCTTAAGACTCTCCAGAGAATCCCCACCTCTAAAAGGCATTTTAAAAACATCAACAATAGATTTAGCCACCTTCTGAACAAGGGACAGGCCCATTCGGACCAATCTTAGCGGAGCTCCACTCGGATCTTCTGCCATAGCTTGAAATCTTGCTCTGGCTCCCGAATCTGAAAATTCACCAATTCCCGTTTCCGATTCTTTTCTTGAATATCGATCCTCTATCCTTCTCTCTATTTCTTCGAACTTACTCCAATCGTCCTCTTTATCAAAATTGGATCTAAACCTGCTTCTTTCTCTGTTTATTGCCTCAGAAAACATGGAAAAGTTTTTTAATCTGGGAGTCATAAATCTGATTTTTTGATTTATATATCCCAACTTGTTCACAATTTAACCTTGAAGACTTTGTATTTGAATTTCTCTTTCTTATAAATTTGCATTCGAACGTCCCCGTGTTTCATCAGGTAGTTAAGGTATTTAGGAGTAGAAAAGTCATCCACAAAATCGATTACGTTCACTTTCTCCTTGCCCTCCATTTTTCTCATACCCCTGCCCAGACTTTGCTTGATCAAAACCTCGCTTTTGTATGATTCAACCAAGAAAATGTTATGAAGATTGTTGATCGAAATTCCAGTTGAAAATGTACCAAAGGTTGCTACCAGAATCTTATTTTCTCCGTCCTTCATTCTCTCTTTGTATTCCTCCCTTAATTTTTCATCAGTGTCTCCATCCACGTAGAAAACCTCTTTCGTACTATCTATTTCTCTCAGTCTATTCCAGATTTGCTTTCCGTATTCATCCTTTACGGACTGAAAAAGCACCAGGGAGTTCTTGGATGTTTTCGAAATAAAATCAACGATATATGAAATTCTTTTTTCACTCTCTATCACCAATTTTCTTTCGATGTTGTAGATGTCGTTGCCCTCTAAATTCTGGGCAGAGAATTTCAACTGGGCAAGTTTATCCTTGATCTCCTGATCTAGCCAATCGAGGATCACAACCTTAATAGAAACAGGGGTGGCGTGGTCGTTCCGAAAAAGAAAATCAGGAGAGATCTCGACCAACACGGGGCCCAGATACTGCTGGATGGTCAGGTGATCGGCAGAAGACCGATTGGTCAAGGTTCCGGTTAGACCAAATCTCCACCCCGTGTGCATGCATTTGGATAGAATTTTTTTGATGGAAACTGAATTGGAATGGTGACACTCGTCCACAAAAACAGCATCCACGTCCTCGAAAAATTCCTTTTCCTGCTTGACCAGAGATTGAAAGGTGCCAATGATCAGATCGCAGCCTTCTCTCATTTTACTGCCTCCTCCTATCTGTTGGATCTTAACCCCCAATTCATCGATCCCGTAGTCAATGAAATCGTCATTGCCCTGAAACACAAGGTTAGTACTAGGAACTACAATTAAAAACTTTTTTATCATGCCCCTCTGCTTGAGAAAGGCAAAAATCATGAAGGCAATCAGTGTCTTACCCGAAGAGGTTGCTATCTCCGACACAGAATACCTAAATTTAACAATCTTCCAGGCTGCCTCAATCTGGTAGTCCCTGGGTTTCATCTCCTTATTGGCAAAAAATTCATTGACCCAAGAGGTAAATTCCTCCAGTGTCAGGTCTGAAAAAATAAGGTCCTCCAGTCCCTCAATCTCCACCTCGTAACCGTATTCTTTTCCTAATTTATGAATCTCCATCCAAAGACCCGTTGGAACTTTCCACACCGGTCCTCTTTTATCGACGAAACTGATGGAACCATCCCACAGTTTTTTCTTTACCAAGGGATGAAAGAACCAATTGTTTACCTTTCGGGTCAGAGAAATCTCAACCTGCTTTTTTTCGACTTCAGGGGTCAAAGAATTCAGTAACAACCATTGTTTATCATCTGACACTAAAAATTTTAACATGTCTTTTCCTTATTTGATTGTATTACCCCTGAGGTAATCTTCCAAGGCTATTCTTTGACGGATCCCATATAGCATATGGTCTACAGTTTGAACTGTTTGATCAATATATTTTCTATGGCCCTCAACTAGTTCAATTTTCTGATTAATCTCGGCCACCTCACCCTCTATCATTGTTTTTAAATCATTAGAACCATACCGAACATCTTTGTTCTCCTGGTAATCCTTCATTTTTCTAGCCCTCTCCTGTCTTTCTTTGGAGGACAGTTTGGTAACGATGGTTGCTAACTTAAAGCCATATTCAATCAGGATTTGTCGAGTAGTAAAAAGATCGATCTGGGCTTCCGCCACGGTATGAATGTTTTTAAGACTGAACGAAATCCCCTGAATTTTTTCTCTCCAATCGGCTCTTTCCTCTTCGAATAGTTTGACAAAATCTTTTTCTGACGACATAGTGTTAAAATAAGCCTCCTTTGCTCTTTTTATTTTTTCCTAGCTCTACCATCTGGCAGCGATTTACTTTTTTGACAGGTTTTGGCATTTGAAAGTTTTCTTCAATGTTTTCTAAATTGTCCAGATCTTGAACCTCGTGCAAGGTACAAGGAAATTTTAGTTTGGGAGGTGATTTTGGTTTCTCCTCTGGTGTGTAGTTGATGAACATTAAGTTGTAACGAACGAAACTAGATCTAGTACCTCGGAGGTAAAGTATCCATCGAATCTTTTTATTTTAATTGATTTTTCTCTCAAATAATTAACTAGATCATTCAAATCCCATTTTCTATTTTCAGGTATAGAATTTTCTTCCAGAAATTTTTTCCAGTTAAAAACAGAATGTCCTTGCGTCAGAAGCTCCGATGTTTTCCTTCTGCCTGCATCATCCCAGTCATACCAATATCGGACATCATCAAACTCGAAAGGAAATTTGTTTTCTACGGAGCAAAGGGCAACTGAATTCTTCCAAAGCCAGGCATCCATTGGCCCCTCGAAGATGGTGATGGTGTGGTCAAAAGAAACCTGAAAGAGGTTGAACACATGGGAAACTGGATCTATCTTTGTGCATTGTTTCAAGAACTCGACATCTCTAACCCCTAAAAGCTTTTCCCAAATGCCGGACAACTTGTAAGTGTAATATTTAGATCCCCCCTTTTGCAGGGACATGTTTCTCAATTGGAGACCCACCACCTCATTATGATTGGTCAAATTAAATAGAAATAATCTCTCCTGTTTAGGGTCCCAGGCAAATCTGTGATCTGTAGGCTGATTCCTACGGCGTAAATATGATTCGACTTGAGAACCTTCTACTTCCACTAGAGAAAGTCTTTTCATCAATTCCTTTCGGGAAATGACATATTTCTTGAAATCAAGATTGAAAAGCAGAGAAAAATCAAAAGAACCATATAAAGTTTTTCTTTTTTCTTTATTTTCTCTAATGATATCTAGAATATCTTTTTTTTCTTCTTGAGTCAAATCTGAGGCCACTCCAAAATCGCGAAAAAAAGCGTACCCATCTTTGAAAACCCCACATCCTCCGTTGTAACATTTGTAGGCAAAAGTGTTGGTGTAAAAATTGCCTCTTTTCTTTCTGGCATCGTCACTATCACCACAATAGGGACAAGAAAAATTTAATCTATTACCGGCTTGAAAAATTTTCTGTTTTCCACCTTCACCCGGAAAGGCATTATGGAGTGAATGTCCAATCAGAGATTTAATTCTTTCTAGTTCCATAGATCCTGTAAATTAAAAAAAGAGGAGAACCTCCCCAGGTTCTCCTCTTACCCCAACACATTAAAAATTAAAGATCTGCGTAAAGATCATCCAAAGTGGAAGCAGAGACAGGTGAAGATGGTCTCTTGATTCCTGCTTTAGTCTTTTCTTCGGGTTCTGGACTTTTGCCCACCGAGGTTGAAGAAGCTTCTTCAAAAATGTCGTTCGTCGTAGGCTGGTAAACAGGGGAAGCTGTAGGGACCGAATATCCACCTCCAGAACTTTTAGAATCTGATTTGTTAACACCAGCCAAGATTTCGTTGACTAACCTTCCATCGGGTACTGTGTTTTTAATGACATTCATTACCCTTTGAGTTGTGTCCTCGTCCCACTCTCTATAATCGAAGGCGGTAAGATTCTTAGGACCTGTTTCCAGGTATTCAAGGATCACCCTCATATCTTCCGGTGTTTTCTTCATTTTTCTGCCATTGATTTCAATAGGACATTTATCACCTACAAAAGAACAAAGATCGTAGTTGTTCCACTCCCCAACTTTTCTAGAGTGAACAGAGAAGAGTTTACCTCCAAACAGATCAAATGGATTACAGGGTTCTCCGTATTCGGGTTTTAATTGGGCCTCCAGAGTTTCATTTAATTTTTTGCCAAATTTGAAGATCATGATTTTACCTTCAAGATCTGGATTGTTCTTGTCCTGAACAACTTGAATCAAGGAATAGTAATCTTCCTTTCGACTGAACCCTTTGGCCAATTCCTGATCGGCTGCAGAATGTGAATTCTTGAGCTTCCAGAAAATATCTTTTAAGATGGATTTTTTACCCACCGTTGATGGACAGTCAACTGAAAATCCCTCGCCAGTTTTTGGATCGGTCAAATACACATAATATTTGTGGATCTTGGATTTGGCAGGATCTGCCTGATTGGGTAAAAATCTGATGAGAGATTTGTAGACTCCATCTTTACCTGATTCTGGGTAAGGCTTGTAGAATTCAAGGTCCTTGCCCTCTTTTTCCTTAGATTTCGTAATAAAATTGTCCAAATCTAAATTAAAAATGTCTAAATTTTCCATAATTTCTTTAATTTTTTTAAGTTTGATCTTTTAATGGAGAGAATAATAAAAAGTTTCACCCCTTTTTATATATCCTTTGAAAATTTTTTTTCTGATGACATGAGGTATAGACAGATCCAGGTGGCATCGATTAGATCATCGAGAGGCTTTTGAACTACCTTACTGGATGAGATCCAAGTGGAAGCTCCTGCTCTCAATGTATCTAAGAAATTGTTCAGACCAGTCTCAAGATCTCTTTTTTCTAACAGGGCATGATAGAGCTCGTCTTTTTTACAGTTTCCCTTATAGGCATATTTTTTAATGGCAGTAGGAGAATAAACATAAAAGTTGTCGAAGCCAGTCCTCGTGATTATTCTTTCTCTGAGTAGGGCCGTAGCCATAGAAATATCAATTAACGAATTTCCGTTAGAGGCAAAGCTCAAACCCTCCATCGCAATCACTAGTTCATCTTCAGGCTCTAACTGAGAAATAAGATGATGCCACAGGGTGTCTACAATTTGGATGTAGTTCTGCATCTTTGCTCTTTCTTTTTCCGGATAAGAATCAGGAAATGACAATTTATTCAAAAAAAGCAAATGCACATCAGGCATTTGCTCTAAGACAGAATAGGGTTTGATTGCGGATTTAATAAGAGATTGCTGGGTTCTATCTGATCTAGTAATAGACAGCCAACTGTAGTTGCCATTTTTATACAAACAATAGGCAGGGGAATTAAGAGAAAAATCTATCCCAACGTAAATTGGATTGGACACCTAAACAGATTTAAAGGTTTGCTGGGACTGCTTCCCCAACTTTACCCGTGTAATTATAAACTTTCACCAAATTATCGTAGCATTTTTTCATCTGCTCATCAGTAAGACAATCCACTATATCATTTAAGACCCTTTGATCGTTACCCGAGGCGGCAACTAGAAGATTTTTCATATGCTGCTTCAGGTCACTTTCCCCGTACATCGGCTGACCGTATTTCATTTCATTTACTCTGGCTAGTTCTGAGAATTTTTTCATGGATGTGTTTGTTTTACTTATATATCTAATTTGTTTTCTGGACTTCTGAATTCAGTTCCATAAAATTACATTTAAAGCCCACGGTAAAAGTTGAAACTGTAGGGGCATTAGCGGTGTAATTTAAATCAATGTTGTTGACTGAGGTAAGAGTTACTTCTTTAAAAAGAACTGAAATAACTACTCCCCCCTCATTATCTAAGATTCGAAGAGGTAAGATAGGAGTGAACAGGGCATCGTTTTGAAAGGCCAGTTTATCTAAGACAGTTTCCAACATGATAAAGTAATTCACAAATCCTTCACTGATCCTAAAAGAAACAGAGAAATCTCTGGAGAATAAATCCTGCACAGGGGTTGCACTCTGGTAATTAATCTGTTTGCCGAGATTTCTGGTTTGTGACACTAAATCAATGTTCATGGTCGGAAAAGAGACAGATTGAATACTGCTGTTCATATAAGAGGTCAGGGTATCGTAGGGGGTGGGCTGTTTTTTCAGATAATCAACCCACTTGGTCTCTACCGAGCCGGGAAAAAATCCTTTCGGGAAATTGAAATAAAAACTATTCGATCTGACATTTAGTATCGCCATGTTAATGAATTATAAAGTTCCTAATCCCCTATCGGGTCTGGGCCTAGGGGATCCGCCGCTCGAAGGAGGAAAGGCAGGAGATGCGCTGCCGCTATCCTGCCCGCTTTGATTGGTGGTACTACCTCCTCCGGAGGCTGGACCTCCGTTTGTTCTACCCCCTCCTGTATTGCCATATTCATTCAGCAGGGCCAGATCAAAATTGTTGAAAATACCGGTGACCGCATCAGTAAAGATCTGTTTTGTAATGCCAGAGTAAATTTGGAATCCAGCTGCTCCGGGGTTGAGGAAATAATCAATAATTTCTGCCGTGGTCCAGCCAAGAGAGATCTTACCCTGAACATCAGAAGCAATAGCCGATTTAAAAGCTGCCAGGCCCAAGACAGAAAGCGAATTAGCGGAACCAGTGGTGTTTTGCCCTCCTGTGTTAGAAGAAGTTGCTGTGCTTGAATCGGTCCCTGCCGCAGGGGCAAAGTTTTGCCAAGAACTCTTGCTGTTCTGTACCACTGACGCACTCTCATTTGGATTAGATCCCCCAATTGAAATCTGAGGGTTCTTTTGCAACAGAATAGAATCTTGAACAACATTTTGACCGGTGATACCTGGGGTTGGAAGTGGTTCACCATCCTTCAGCCAATTGCCATAGTACAGGACGGAAGCAGAATTAGCAGAAATCCTGGCGGTACCTAGATTTGTGTTGGCATTCACAACCTCAGTTGCTGCCAGTTGAATATCGGAAATAGAATTGCCTAGGGCAAGAGATTTTTTGGCCAACTTGTTTTTAATACCTGTCAATTTTGGAACTGCGTTTTGACCTAGCACAGTGTTGGTTTCAGCTTGAATGGGCTGATTTGAGATGTAAAATCTTCGATTGCTGAAAGTTAAAACCTGAGTTGCCAGACTTTGATCCAACTTAAATGCCAACTCACCTCTGGCGGAATTGGCCAGATTTTTGTCTGAGATGGAAGGAGCAAAAAGTTTATTGTTCTGGTTGTCTATAAAAACAAGTTTAAAAGTGCCCGAGGAGGTGAGATCAATTAGATCAGTTGTGCCATCGGGATTTTTCTTGAAAAAAGTGAATTTGTAGTAGTTGTCAAAAGGCAGGATGGTAACGTAGGCCTGTCCTAAACCATAGGCTAGACCGTCAGTGGCACCAGCATCTGCCTGTGTGATGATGTTTCCCTTAACCACCAGATTTGTCAGAGTGGTGTTAACCAGATTCCTTTCAAAAAACACATTCTGATATTTAATGATCTCTTGGGGTGCAATAGTATTTGCAGGAACAGCAATATTAGATTGGGTGGCTAGTTTATTGTAGATCTTTTGAGTTTGAGGATAGATCGAAAGTTGAAGGGGAGCAATATAGGTTCCGTATTTGGCAGGATCGTTAGAAGTGTAGGTTGCTATTCTGACTAGTCTCGTTTGATTTAGACTGTTGACCAGGGTCATGGTGTATCTAAGGGTAAAACTGGAAGCAAGGGCTGAGTTTCTGACAATGGGTCTGTAAAGGAGAGGTAGGTCGTAGGCAGTTGTCTGAAGGGTTGAAAAATTGTCGGTTATCAGAAGAGCAGCTCCAATTTGTTCAATGGTCTCAATCTTGTGATCGATGTAGTATTGATTGCCAATAGAATTTTGAAAGAGAATAAAATTTTCAATGAAGCCTCCATCGTCGGTGGCAAAATACTCGAAGAAATCCCCCGTGTCGGCTGGAGCAATATAGGCACCCACATTTTTAAACGGGTCTTCAGTTTCAAGAGACAAAGTTGCATAAAGGTTTGAACCAAGTTTATTGTATCCGTTGACCTGGGTTGTGTCTAAAATTTGCCACACGTTGATTCTCATTGGGGCTCCATTGACATATCCCTGGCCGTTTTTACTGGTTTTTCCTGCCAAAGTGTTGGGTTTATTCTGGGCAGAGGCGACGGAAAACTGATTGTTCATATCCACAAAAGAGGGGATCTTGATCTCAAAGTACTTGTTGTAAATATTCGAACCGATAGTTAAAGGAACTGGGTTGAAAGTGTAGTTTTGTGCATTACCCGAGCTCAGTTGAACCTGAGAGAAAGTGACATAGCTACCATCTTGACCTAGATATGCAATACTTAGCACCAGACCATCGATGTTTTCTAGATTGTAACCCTGGAGAATGTGGTACCTCACAGAGTCATAAACAACCGAGATGTCCGAAGGAAAAACTATAGGCAGGTCGGCAGTAGGTGTTAATTTAGGGTTGAAGTCGTTGTAAGGAACAATCAAATTGGGATTCAGAGAAATAAAAGAATTTTCCGATACTTGAACAACACTGTCTAAAGATGTATTCTGGGTCACGCTATAGTTTTCATCCCAGTTGTAAATCTGAACATCGTTCATGGGTGATCCCTTGTACTCCAAAATACCGTTAATTAACTTGTTGAAAGAAACTGTCGGGTTACCACTGTTAACATTGTAGGTTTCCGGATTAGGTTGGTCAGCATACATGTATTCCAGCACCAAATAAGGGGTGAGCTGAACGTACTTAGAAGTTGTGGTAAAGGCCATGTAGATTATTATATTTATCTCCCGAATTGGAGGAAGGTTGGGGTGTAGGTCAGTCCGACAGTGATACCTGGGCCCATGATATAACCGCTTCTTCCTGCTGCTATCGACCAACCAAAATTTATCCCCACCCCAAACTTTTTTCTGGCTTTTTTGAGAGCTTGACGAGTAGCAGAATCGTCAATCATCTCCAGAGCTTGTAGATCGGAGAAACTGATTCCCGGAAAATCTGTGGTTGCCCTGACATAAACTCTTCCTGTTTTTGGATCAGTATAAAGACCAGTGACTAGATCAATTTTTTGCTCAAAATTCAAAACAACGGGCTGAGAAACAAGTCTGAAATTCAGTTGATATGAACCATCCGGGTTAAGGACTGAATCTGTCACTATGCGATAAGGGATTTGTCCTGTGAGGGAGAGAAAGTTATTACCAGGTAATTTCGGTTGGTGTTTGAAGACTAGCTGTTTTGTGCTGTCTCTGATAATTGTTGAAGTGGGTACCGAAATTCCGGTATCTCTGTAAACTACTTCCGTTTGAATAATAACGCTTGGCTTTTTATTATTCGCCAGCTCTAGTCTGTCTATCAGATCTTTATTATCCTGAGATAATTCATCGTATTTCAGTTTGAGAGCAGATTTTTCTGCCAGCACACTCCCGAAAGAAGAGCTGAGAATACGAACCGAATCTTGCTTCGCTAAATAATTATTGTAGTTTCGGGCAGCTTCTTGTTCTGCTTCTTGGGTCAATTCGTATTGTCTCAGCAAAAAAAGACCTGCTAGAAGAAGCAAAATGAAGAAAAATAAAGATACAACGACTGTGTTAGATCCGGATTCTATTTTATTCACGGTGATAGATTAATTTGAAGGGTTCCAAAGCACCCGATCCATATTTATCGGACAATCTGGTCATAAAAGCTTTTTCTGAATTTCTTAAATTTTCAAGTTTGGTCAGGAGATGACCCGCCTCTGTTTGAAGATTCTTGATTTTACCATCCACAATAGAGATGTCTTCTAACACTCTAGAGAATTGTATTTTTAGATCTTCTGCCGAGATCATTTCATCTTGGGTCAAAGGGGTTTGCATAAAAAAAATTTAAATCCTCTGTATATATTCGGTCCAGAAAAAAACGAACTACGGGGTCAGTAATTCTGGATCTGAATAAATTCTAGTTCGGTTAGACTTAAAAAATCAGAAACTGTCATGAAATTGATCAGAAGATTTTTTTCAGAATTTGCTATCCTTTTGATGATTTTATCGTGTAAATCAACTTCAGAAAAATCAATCATAACCAGATGTTCACCAAATAAGAGGGAAGTTTTTTGTGCAGTTCGGGGGGAATCTCTATAATCAAAAACTTGAATTGTGTCCCCTATCTTTTTTTCCATTCTGCTTATTTTTACATATTTATGGGAATATTTTCCCTGCAGGGGCGGGCTAATTCTGGGAAAATTCCATTCAGAAGCTGGTGTGTTTTGATTGTGTTCAACTAGATCGGATTTGGTTGGTAAAAGACAGGCAACATTGAGATGTGAAACAGTGATATCCACGAGAAGACAGTGTCTATTTAGAGCTAGATTGTAAAGCTTGTGGAGATCTGCAGAAATTCGTGACCAATCCGCGATATTAAAATCACAGGCCAAACCCAAATCAAGATCCCACGTCTGAAAATTTTTCCACAGGAAATGCCCGTAAATATAGACGTTTTGATATTTAGAAAAAATTTGCTGACAATCAGGATCTAATAAAAATTCTCTAGCGGATGCGTAAGTTAGCATGGGCCAAGGCCAAGTGGTGATTACCTCCCCTATTTGATACCTGAATTCCTTTCCTTCTTCGTAAAAAATTTTTTCCACAACAAAAAATTAGCTACCAATTCCGCCCCCTCCAGAAACTGGATTGGTATAAACATAAGGGATATAACCGCATCTATTGGCAGTGCCCGAATAGTTAAACTGATAAAAGATAGACTCGTTGTTTATAAAAATTAATCTAATATGGTAGCATCTGAAAGATGAATTACTAATAGATACAGAGGAACTTCCACCTGCATAAACAGTTCTAATGCCACCAAAAGATATGTAGCCAGACGGCCAAATTCCCGACTCATCCTCTAGAAAAATGTCGAAAATTCTCCTTGATGTATTAGAAAAAGAAATACCCATACCAGGATTTACAGGATCAACTGTTGTAATATTTTGAAACCCACTTAACTGTAAATAAATGGAATAGTATTCTCCGTTTGCGGTGGGAGTGTTTGCATCTGGAGTTAACAAGTATGCGTAATAAGCCTTAATACAAATAACATCAGAATTATTACCATTTATTTCTAATGAAGCATAATTATTCAAAAATCCATTAGCAGAAAATTGGCTTCCGCTTCTTCCATTCAGACTATATGAATCAACAACATCTATTTTCTTCACTAGGCAGCCAGAAGCGGAACCAGAGGGGCCAGTTTCACCAATCATCGTTAGATTGTTGCTTCTACTTTCTAAAATTCTATACCCCGCAGGATTTCTAAAAGTATAAATAGGGGTTCCGGTCGAAGAACCTAAAATTTGAATATTCAATCCCTGATTTCCCGAGACGTCGATCAAGGTGCTGGCATCTGCGGTCAGACCGGATGAATCGGCCAGATTCTGATACGACAAACTGTTACTAGTCAGTATCTTGTTAGCAGAATTCATCAAAATCGTAGAGGGTGTAGCCAGGGTCAAGCTGCCAGTGGCTCCCGTAGAAGATTCAAAAGTGATTTGATTTTGAGAAGTCAGTTGCACAAAAGTATTGCCGGCTAGTATCACAGATTCCCCAGATCCCCCGGTAGCAGAAAAACTACCAGTAGTTCCTAATAAAATTCTAGTTTCTCCCGGATTGCTAAAAGTGATATCATAAGATTCTGCAGTTGGAACAGTCCAATTAAAAGATGGAATGGAGACAGATCCTACAAAGGTTTTATCGAACCCTAAAATCGGATATTGAACAGTTCCAATGTCATTTAATGTAAAAGTTCTTACTGGCCTCACCAGTCTGGAATTTGATTTATTTGAAAATCCTGAGACACCAAAATTTAAAACACTAGCCAGTCCGGGGTTTAACTGTGTACTTGTCCAAAAAGTACCAGCAAAAGAAGCAGGGTCTAAAGGCTGTAGTTCTTGATACATTAAAAACATTTCATCGTAACTAGGAAGATACCAGTCGGAAAATCCATTAAGAGAAAGATCTGCACAGACGCTGGCGGCAATAGGTCTAGTAGCACACCCAAATAAAATCAAATTTGTATTTGCTGCTCCTGTACCTAAGGCTGAAGATGTACCAGAAATATTAGTTCCAGCGCATCCCCAAGCATAAGTAGTATTCAGGTTGTTTGGCGCACAGACCAAACCCCCATTACCAGCAGGATTAACATAAAAAACAACCCCTCCTGCCAAAAAAGAACCAACTTTTATATTAACCACAGGAGCCGTACTTACCATTAGTTTCGAGAGGTTCGGATTGACATTGGAGGTAGTTCCAACAGCATCAGAAATAACTAGGCTGTAATCAGAGGCCGAAGGTCCTGGGAAGACAATGCTATTATGAGTTGTGCTTCCACCTGGTCCCGATACTCCGGTGATTGCTTCAAATTCAGAGTCCTGCAGAATACTTTCTCCAGTATCAACCCAATTGGTGCCATCATAGAAATAGACACTTTGAAATCCAGTGATCCCAATATTAACCCAGATGTCATCAGTTGAAGATTCTGTGGATAATGGGGGCTCAGGAGAAAAAAACCACCTTGCTGCAGGCGAACCTGTCGCTCCAGGTAAACCGTCTAATCCCACAGGTCCAATCATACCCGTGGGTCCAAATTCTCCCAACGGTCCTGGACTTCCTATCGCATTAAAATAGATTTGGGCAAAATTAGAATTAATCTTGGACAGGATTTCGTTCTTGTCGTCCCCTGGAAAAATGTATTTTGAATTGAAAGACATGTTATGCTAATTTACCGCAGAGTCCACCACAGGTTGAATAATAAACTTGATAATCAGTATCGGAAGAGAGCCTAATGATGGTGAAATCGACAAAACTTTGACCACTGGCAAAAGTAGCCGCCGTGTTAGAACCCGCATTAATGGTTCCTGAGCCTGTCCACAAAGCAACACTTTTGACCAAATTGTTCGAGTTTGTACTAATAACTCTTAATTGGATAGATTCATAATTTCCTAGATACTGAGTCCAGCTATTAGAGACGGTACCCCCGACAGGAAGGGCTAGTCCCTTATCTGAAGGAGAGGAAGAAGTATCGAAAAGAAGAAGGTTTCCAGTCTGGATAATATTTGTTCCCAAATACCAATAATAGTAAGTTGTGGCGGAGATAGTCGCAGAATTATCATAGGTAGAGGAAAGAGATCTAAAAGCAGATCCTAATTGAGACACGAAAATCTTTCCATCCGCCCTAACTGAGAATTTACTGGATCCCCCTGAGGCAAAATTGGCCAAAAACTGACTAGTGCTGGTCGATGTTCCTGATAACAAGAGACCTGATCCTGAACCGGAGTTGTTAAAAGTCATGGCATAGCCACTTGCACTGGAGGTCAAACTCAGAGGCACAGATAAACTCAAAGAGGATGATGAAAGATTGTAGTTCTGAGAACTGAAATTCATCGGCTGGGAACCTGATGAAAAATTCATGACCGAGGCCGAGGTAACAGTCATAGTTGCAGCCGAGGTTAAAGACAAAGTATTGGCTGAAGAAAACTGAAGGGAAGAGGCGGAGCTTTGAACTAGCATCGAGCCTCCTGCTCTGAATTCCATGCTGTCTTGAGGAACAGTAAACAGCAAATTATAGTTGGAAGAGCTGGGGTTTAACCACCTAAATTGTGGGTGTCTGTTGTAGTCCTGTGGTGTACCAGCTCCAGTGGCGTTGGTTTTCGAAAATTCCAGGAGAGGGTAATCAGAGGACGAGTTGGTTGAGATCAGAAGTTTCGCATAGGTGGGATTGGTGGTTTGGGGCACCGACACCGCATCGCTTAAAACTAGGGTGTTTAAATTAGGAAAAGGGGAGTTGAAAACGACCGCATTCTTAGAACCACTCGGGCCTGAAATTCCGACTAAAGTAGTAAAGACCTCCGTGGATTGAAGATCGAACCCTGTATCTGTCCATCCTGCTGCAGTGTACTCAAAAATAGAATTCTGATTGAAAGTGTCTACCCAATAATCACCTTCAATTACGGGATCGGAAGTTCCACCCGCCGGAAACGAGGGTTGAACATACCAACGAGTTCCCCTCAGTCCTTGCTGACCAGGATCACCCTGAGGTCCCTGAGGACCTACTGGACCTTGAGGTCCAATCTCTCCTTGCAGACCTTGGGGTCCACCTCCATTTTGGATCAAGGACTCAAAGTTTGCATTAACCTTGTTCCTGATATCTTCTTGGGAATCCCCCAGATTTAGATTAAGAATGTTCAAAGTAGGCATGGGAAGAATGTCTTTCTGTATATATTCAGACTCTTAAAAATTAAATTTTCTGGATTCTGAAGGAGAAAGTCAAGGAATAATTTTGACCGACCGTTAGAGGATATTCGAAAGAGTAAATCAAATCGGTGATTTTAGTTAATCTGTAGTTATTTTGTTGATAGTAACCATATCTGATCCGATCTGGATTAATAAGATCTCCTCTTACCAATAATTCAGTTGTTGTTAACGCCTCTCCTGTCTTCTTGACAAACAGATCAAAAGTAATCCCTTCGTAGATAGGAACTATATTCTGGTCAATGTAGGTGTTGATATCGTCGTAGATGCTGTTGGGATTCCCCAATCCAAACTCGCTCACCATGTTGTCGACGAAAACCTGGCTAACCCCGGAATTTAACAGATACCTTCTTAAGATCCTATCCAATCTGATAGAACCGATGACGGTGTTGGAAATTTCGTTCCTTTGCCAGAAGATTTCCACTTGGGGGAAGATGTCTTGATCGAAAACGGGTAAATCAACATTACTGAGATAATTTCCTAATTGTCCTACCCCAGTGTTAGAAGTGGAGGGGTTTAAATTTTGAATGGCAGGAACCGCGGCAACCGCCTGAGTGTTAATCGCATCGACATTGGTGTTGCCTGATGTTCTCACCAGTTCTAGAGTGATGAAAGTGTAGATGGTAACAGTGTAGGGGGTCTGCATCATCTTTGAACCCAGAAAACTTTTGTTCTCCTTCATCGATCTAGTTCCGGCAACTGGATTCTGGGTTGTAGCCGAGGTCCAAAGATTGTAGTAGCCAGGATCCCAGCTGGAAAGGAAGACTGAGAAATTCTTGTAGGAAATTGGTGATTGACCCACTAAAGGAAACACCGGTCCTTGTGGCAAATTCTGAGAAGCCTGAAGAATATTTTGATCCAGAGAGACTTTAGAAAAAGCCAGATTTTCTATGAGACCAAATCCTTCTTGCTCGGGGGCAAAGGTACAGTTTCTGAAAGTAATGTCTGCCCCTGGGTTGCCGGAGATTGAATCCGTTTTATCACCCTTGAATCTGAGCACCTTCTTAAACAAAGGTTCGTATGCGCCTCCATACCTTAAAATATCACTGGCCAGCTCGGAACCACCGTTTTCAATCTGATAACTGGTAACAACACTAGTGCCTAGAGTTTGAGGCCCTTCGTAGCTCTTGACTGGATATAAGCCAGTTGGTTTATAGAGAGCAGTTGGCTCAGTAAAAGAAACTTGAAAAGAATTCTGAGAAACCAGGGTACTTTCAGCAATCGGATCCCAATCGTAAGTAGTATAACTAATATAGGGGCTTTCGTTATTAACACGCAAATAAATTTGGGATAGGGAAATTCTTTTTAGAATAAAGTCGAAATAATCTTCTCCCCCGTCTACTTGAAAAACTGGATAATTAGCGTAGGCTGATCTTGGTCCTACTGGGATTGTAACTGGCGAGGAGAACGCAAAGGGAATTTGGAATTCATAGGCTCCTGGCTCGATAGCTTGAAAATCAACTAAATTTTGGGATCTTCCAACTGGCCAGGGGTAAGTGTAAGACTGACTGGGGACGTAGAAACTACCAGGTCCGGTATCGGAGACGGACCCGGTAGATCCTATTGGGTAAAACAAATTGATCTCTTCTCTTAAATCGGTGTCAAAATCTGGATTTTCAATGGTGAAGATTTTTCCAGAATTAGAAAATAGAGTAACTGAACTGTCTGAAGTAGTGGAGAGATTCAAGGCCGCAGACAACTTGATATCAGCAATATCGTAGAGAGGTGATCCAGTAGGACCCGTAGCTCCTGTTGTTCCAACGTCCGTGGCCTCTTTCTTGTCACTCATGCAATACATCAGCAGATAATCCAGGTAGGGTGTTCCTCCAGTTCCTCCAGTCGACCCCAAAGGTAAAGCTCTGTAATCTTTAATGACGACGTACACTACCAAGAGGACACATTTTTGTTGCACGTTTTCAATAAACTCATACCTAACTGGACTTTGGATTTCAGAATCATCCTCCGGCACAACTTTGAGGATGGCAGAGAAATTGTAATTTTCATACCCTCTGTAGTTGATAATGTATTTTTCAAGCTCTGATTTGGGGTTCGTAACACTGCTTCTTTTCTTCAGTACTATCTTTACTCCCCTAAAGACCGTTTCATAAAAACCGGTGGCATAATTGAAATTGAGGTTGCTAAAGTATTCGTACCCCTGATATTTCAGGCTGTAGTAGGGAGCTGGATAATCTGCGGTTGAGACAGTAAAGAATGAATTAAAGTACAGGGCGTAATTAGGATTGCCACTACGCAATTTCTGAAAATCAACCTCGCCCGGCAGATAACTTTTCTGTTTTGAAATATCATCAATTGGGAACTGAGGAGGAACCCCCTGAAGAATCAACCACTCGTGGGTCAGATATCGAGGATCTGGGCTTTCTTTCTGAAAACTAGGGGAAAAATTGGTGGGGCTGAATGCAGGAGAAGAATTCAGTCTGTAAACATTGCCCCTGGCGTCGGTGCCACCTAAGAATCCCCATTTGTTCACGAAAGGCACTATTCTAGAAAAATTGGCCCGGGTCTGGGTGAAGTTTTCCCAGAGATACTGGTATTCTGTTTCAAGCTTACCATATTCAAATAACTCTGCCTTTTCAAGAGGATTTGGGATCGGCATTTCGTTAGAGATGGATTGAATTCCGTAAAAACCCTCAAACGAGTTCAGATTTTGCTCGGGGACAATTGTTGTAGGGTAGGGGGTCTGAGGGTCTACCCAACCAACCTGGCTGAAAACTGCTGGATACACGACAGAAAGAGTTCCAGTTTCAGAGAATAATATATCCTGGAAATAGTTGACCGTAGTGCCAATAAAGGCAGAGCCTGGGCCTAAAATCCTCTCCGTGGGTGAACCTTTATCAACCAGTATTTCACCACTCCTTACGATGTATTTTACACCCTCTACGATTTGACCAGGTTGATCAGGAACAAGTTGGAAATATCGATGGAATTCAGGGGTTGGTGTTTCTCCGTATTTAGAGGATAGAAAATCGTAGTCAAAATCTTTCAGATCGAAGAAACTGAAAGCACCTGAGTAGAGAGTAGCTACATCCCAAACATTGAAATTGCCATCACTACCCAGGCTGATAATAGCTTTAGTATCTTCCAAACTTGCGACCAAAAATTCATTGTAGCCCCTGAATTCAGTCACGGTGCCCGAAGTCAAGGAGGGATTATTATTGTAGATTGGACGGTCGACGTATCTGGTAACCGAGGAAATTCTAGAAACGGAACCTACCACTCCCCTACCTCCTTCCACTTCGATCCATTTGCCAGGGGTAATTTTATCTTTCTCGTTGATTGAAAAGGCAACTCTAGATTTGGAGAAATCAGTACCACCAACGAAATTCAGATTTCTATCTAAAGCTGAAACGTCATAGTTCTCAATTTTAATCAGACCTGAAGTTGTAAAGGTGAAGTAATTTTGCCAAGTGTTATCCTCCGTAGGAGGAGGATTCGTGTTGCCGGAACTTGGGGCTGTAATGGCAGAAGAAGCTGTGTAGTAGACATTAAAATAGGAGACAATTTGACCTGCGGAATAGCCGGCCGTGCTGGACCAAATTCCGGCATAAGAAGACTCAAAAGAATCATAGTCAGAAAAGACTGCAATCTTAAAATCTGTGTTGTAATTCGCTCCGCTGTTTCTGGCTCTAATGATAGCGTTATTGTCAGAATTAGCAGAATCCCAGATAGTGCTGCTGATGGAGAGAACACATTGAACAAACGAAGATGCGACTTGGGACGTTTGGCCCTGAGAGAAATTGAAATAGTGGGTGTTGCCGTTGTTATAAGAACTTCCAGCCTGCCAATTGAGAACGCTGCCTCCCAATAAGGAAGATTGAATCAGGTCGTATTTTTCATTTAAAGGTCCTCTAGTTCCATTCGGCCAAATGATCTTGAAGGTAACTGGAGTACTGCTATTAAAAGTTGATAAAAACTGGATATTAATGTTGGCGTGACCGGAAGATTCAGGTAAAAAACCCGAAAAACCACCTATTCTTTCATTGGGGCCGGTAAAATCAAGTAGATTTAGTTGCCTATTGAACACAACTAAATTACCGGATTTCATTTCCATATTCGACTCAGTTCCGAAATTACCAGAAGGCAAAAGAGGTCCGAATTGACCACTTACCGGGGTGTTGTTGGACCAAGTTTGGGTGGTGGAATCGTAATTTTCATTTCTGAGGAGGGAATAAAATTTGTCGTTTTTATCGGTGATATAGAAAAGCTTCTGTGGCTCTAAAACATTTACATCATAGGAGCCAGGAATCCAAGAATTTGCCTCTTGATAGAAAAGTCTGACTCCGGTCGTGCTACTCAAATAATTAGGGTCAGTACTACTAGCATATCCGACATTATTGGTGGAAGGTTTAGGTAGATTGTTGTTGCCGGACAGGTTACGATATTGATAGAAGAAATCTCCATTCAATTTAAAACTTCCTAAATCATTTCTGGAAACATACAGACCAAAATATCTGTTGATGGAATATAAATCAGAATCAGGATCATTAAAGAGAAATTCTAAATTCAATAAATTGGGAATTATGATCCCATTTCTCTCAAAACCTCCTGTCACATAATTCTCGAAATCTATCTGGGGGGTGGAGTTGTTGGAAATCAAGAAATCGTACATCAACTCCCCTTTTTTACTATAACTACCTGTTTTGATATCTACTCCTTGGTAGTAAGTAAAGGCATTAAGCTGATAGGAGAAATCCAAAGGAGCTGAAGAAAATCCAGGATCGTTAATGATAGATCTAATATATTTACCTATAACGGTGTCCTCTCGAAGATCAAAAGTTGCTATAGCAGCCGCGTTTGGAAGGATTTTACTGTTGAAGTATGAATTAACGTCATCAACTTCAGGCTGGAAAAGAGTCTCGTTCATTAGCACAACTTTACCAGATCCTGATACAATTTCGTAGGTTGAGTAAACAGAATTTCCAACCATAAATTCTCCAGCCCTATACAAAATAGGCCGGGCAAAATTATCAACCCCATAAGAGATGACAAAAGGATCAGGTGAATTGACGTCTTGAATAATTTTGTACTGGGTCCCGCTCAGAATTTCGGTTTGGTTTGTCGAATACGGATAACTCAAAGGCCCCGGGATTTTAAAGATGACAAAGAAATCTGGAATCTCATCCCGCAACCACAATGGCTGGAAGTACCGGAAATTCTCGTTGTAATTTCTATCAACAAGTGTAGAGGCACCAGAGCCATAGAAGAAATCGTACTGAGAGCTAAAGCCTTCCACTGGCCGGTCCTCCCCATCAGTAAGTTTTGCAACTTCAAAAATAACATTTTCTGGCACGGTTCCGTTCATGAAGAATCTGTACAGATCTTTAGAATAGGCGTTTTGTCCCGAAACTCGGTATTTTTTGAATCTTTGATCGCTAAGAACTGGATTTGCATCCATTGAATTCATCCAAACTGAACCATTAGAGTCCAGTGTTAATTTCACATTTCCTGTTAATTTTGGATTTGTTCTTAGAACTCCAAAGGAAGAATTGTAATCAAAAAGTTTGGGTAAGAAAGTGCAAAGTCTACCTGTATCGGTTGCTATAACACCCGCAATGGTGGTCACATTTCTGAGGCAGATATTGCAGATTTCAGAAAAAGCAGAAAGGGAAAAAGGTTGTGAAGTGCCATCGCATCTGGTAACAGTGATAGTAACGGGATACGAATTTGTGTTTGCGATACACCATCTGATACAATCGTAAATAATAGGAGTAGGGGTAACACTCGGGGTAACACTCGGGGTCGGGGTGCTAGTAGGGGTGATACTCGGGGTTGGTGTGTTGGTAGGGGTGATACTCGGGGTTGGTGTGTTGGTAGGGGTGGTACTAGGGGTCGGAGTATTAGTAGGAGTGATACTCGGGGTCGGGGTGTTAGTAGGAGTGATACTCGGGGTCGGGGTGTTAGTAGGAGTGATACTCGGAGTCGGGGTGTTAGTAGGGGTGACGCTCGGTGTTACACTAATAGAAGGAGTAATGCTAGGGGTTGGGGAGTTAGTAGGAGTGATACTAGGTGTCGGGGTGTTAGTAGGGGTGACACTCGGGGTTACAGTGGCAGTAGGGTTTGAGCACTCACAAATATCAAAACCAACTCCCGCTGGACTGCTGCTGCCTGGATTAGGTGGCCAAACATTAGTTAAGGTTAGGCTTGAGAAGCCCAAGGGGTTCTTAATTTCCACAACCAGAGAAACCTCATCGTCATAATTGCCAGGAACGGTTGTTAAGAGATTTTTTATATAGCTACCGTTTACATTGGTTCCTATTTCAAAACTTGATCTATCACCGCACCAAATAACTGGTTCTAGACTAGGAGTTCCAGTGTTTGTTGTAAAATAGATAAACTCTGAATTACTGTTTTCATCTACACTAAGGTACAAAATCCTTAAAGTAATTGTAGAAATTGGTTGGCTGAAATTCAGGGTATAATTAGCATTAACCGGCGAAGAGTAGAAAGTATCGATCAATCCTGAATATTTGTTATTATAGGAATCGAAAATAATTTGCTGAATGTCGCAACCGTAAGTAGGTTCGGGTGCCGCGATTCTCAGTGCATTAGGTGTTGTAGTTGAAGCTGTAATAGTAACACCATTCCAATTAATTGATCTATACAACCAACTTGTACTAGGAAAAACGTTATTAGGAAAGGGTGGAGAAATGAATTTATTAGCAGTTATACAACAAGGGGCAGGACTAGTAGAAGTTAAAGTAGGGGTAGGAGGAGGTGCGCAAATATACCCAGTTCCTCCAGGATTGGTGCATCCTCCTTGCTGTGAAACTATATCACAAGGATCTGAAACTATCCACTGGGCACAGAAAGTTCCACTTTCCCCCGGAAGCACAGAAAATGAAACAAAATTTACCGAGGGATCGCAATCGGCATATGAAACCTCGCAAGGCTCACCTATTAGATGTGCATCACAGGCTTGTTGGCTAGTGATGTACCCGTTACCCCTACCGTATAAGGGATACCAAGTACCAACAGGAGAAAGAGTAGGGGATACAGTAGGGGTAACCGTTGGGGTAGGGGTTGGAGAAGGAGTTGCAGATTCAGAAGGGGTTAAACTATTAGTTGGAGTTGGAGTCGGGGTACCAGTTTCGCTCGGGGTTGGAGTTTGAGTAGCAGTTTCACTTGGGGTTGGAGTCGGGGTTCCAGTCTCCGTTGGGGTTGGAGTTAGAGTTGGGGTCTCGCTCGAAGTTGGGGTTGGAGAAGCGGTGATACTCGGGGTTGGGGTTGAACTAGCGGTTTGAGTAGGTCCTGGTATTTCAGGTTCTCCTGAAAAAGACTCACTCGAAGCCCCTTCGATATTCATGAACACCGTATACACTCCTAAATTGTCAGATACGGAAGGAGTTGGGGTTGGAGTTGAGGAGGGGGTTGGAGTTGGGGTAACATCACAAACACCAGACAGTGAAATTTGTCCCGACGATGCAGTTCCTAGCAAAAGCCAGCGGGGCTCTAAATCACACGGGTCCTGTCCAAAAGCATAAAAAGAATTGGCAGAGTTGCTAAAAGGATCTGCTAAATTCGGGGTGTTATAAATAAAATCGCCAGGGCCCAGATCAGATAGAGGCTTAGTGGACCAGGCAACTACAGGAAGTGGACACGGATCATTATCATTATAGTAATTATAGCAATTACAAATGATTGGTGTGGTAGAAGGAGTTGGGGTGTTTGTCGGGGTTATGCTGGGAGTTGGTGTTTGTGAGGGAGTCTGAGTGGGGGATGGAACTGGATAAGCACTGGACTCAACCAAGCAAACATTATCTAAAACCGGTCCGAAACAAGTATTTGGAGAGCTTCCCCTAAATTGGATAGTATTTGAAATTTGGGTAGCAGTAAAAATAACAGATTTAGTTTCCCATCCAAAATCAAAGAAAGGGTTATTGGAAGTAGTCCCGATTACTGCACTAGGGAGTATGTTATTAGTGGATAACAAAGTCCCATTTAGTCTAACCTGAACAGTTCTCGAAGAATTGTCAGCAAGATTTTGTTTATTAGCGCCAATGTTATAACTTAAAATATAGACAGTACCAGGAGTGAGTGTTAAAGCTTGTTGAACGGTCCCAAAGGCTGCACAGGAGGATAAATTAATAAAGACGTTGTCTGAATTCGGGCCAAAGAAATTAGGAAAATAAGCTGATCTAATGCTTCTAACATCCACGTTGCTAAGGGACCAACCTACTACAGAACCACCCGTTTGGGAAGCTACAGAATTTTGAAAATCCCCATTGACGAAAAGATTAGCCTGAGTACAGGGGCTATTGGGGCAGATAAAATTAGTAGCTTGAAGAGCGGCGTTGTAAATAGTTTGTAGGCCTGGGGTATTGTTATAAAGACTTTGGATGGAAGAAGGACCTGGGCCTGGACCCACCAGGTTGATCATCATTGGATTCCCTGTGATTGGGTCATTGGAAGCAACTTGGGAATATAAGGCAGATGAATAGCACAAATCTGTAGGAATTCCTGAAATGCTAACCGAACAAGCAGTAAAATTTGGATCATCAGAATTCCCACCAACTCCAATGACAACTATCTCTGAAGTTCCAGGCATGCCATAAAGAGACAACTGTTTGAAAAGTGTAGCTTGCTGTAAAAGATAAGCATTAGGTGAACTAGGATTTGTACTCGGATTTCCATCAACTATTAAAACAAGAACTTTCTTGGCATTGGGTCTACCATAGGAAGTTGCCAGGCTAATAGCTGTATTAATCCCCAATCCTGGATTGGTACCACCAGGAAAAGAAACCCCTGAATAGTCCAGACAGGAAGGATAAGAAACCGACTGTTGGCAGAAATAATTATAGATCTGGTTATAATTAGATGAAAACTGCAAACTGTTCAGAGAAGGCTGAATTTGGGGGTCAGGAGACACATCTGACCAAGAATAAGCTGCAACTCTTACTTTACCCGAATTTATTTCATTGATAAAATTATTGACTATCTGGAGAGAAACTAGTCTTTCTGCAATGATTGATCCATTGTATGGGGTGTTAGTGCCAGCTGAAACTGAAATGTCGTATGCAATAATCAGATCAACTTCACAAGGTGGGGGTTCCTGAGTGCAAATACCCCAAACGAAATTAACAGCCATTGCATTAGTTATCGATACACTTATAGATGTGTGAGTACCTGGAAAATAAATAGTTCCAAAACTTTCATTTCCCGTTACTTCGTTAGGACCAGTTTTAGTTAATGGGAAAGAGAGGGTTGGGTCCTGCAGAACACAGACAATTTCTAAGTTACTGGTGAATTGAGCAACTCCCGTTGTTCCTCCACTTCCAAGAGAGTAAATTGCTAGAGAAGGATCCGTAACTGGTCTATCGAAAGTGAAAGTGTATACTTCCGTTCCCGTTACCTGATTTACATTCAGGCCCAAAGCTTCAGTCAGCTGGGGATTTTTAGGACAAAGTAAAGCAAAATATGGGGTATTTGTAACATTATAATAGGAAGTGTTGGGTTGAGTGGACGAAACGGTAACAGTGGCAATCTGACTGTTCCCCGTATTGTTATTTTCATAAAATCTACCTACCCTATCAAATATATTATTTAAATTCCAAAAACTCCAAGAAATGTCTTGAGGAGGACATCCAGTGGATCCGGCAGGGGAAGGAGAAACAGTTGGAGTATTTGAAGGGGTGGGTGAATTGGTTGGGGTGACGCTTGGTGTTTGTGATGGTGTGTTATTAGGGGTTTTTGTGGGGGTGTTTGTTGGAGTTTTGGTAGGAGTCTGGGTGTTGGTAGGGGTCTGGGTGTTGGTAGGAGTCTGGGTGTTGGTAGGGGTCTGAGTATTGGTGGGGGTCTGGGTGTTGGTAGGGGTCTGGGTGTTGGTAGGAGTCTGGGTGTTGGTAGGGGTCTGTGTATTGGTGGGGGTCTGGGTGTTGGTAGGGGTCTGGGTGTTGGTAGGGGTAACAGTAGGAGTTACGCTGGGCGTAACGCTAGGTGTTTGAGAAGGGGTTGAGTTAGGAGTCTGGGTGTTGGTAGGAGTCTGGGTGTTGGTAGGAGTCTGGGTGTTGGTAGGAGTCTGGGTGTTGGTAGGGGTCTGAGTATTGGTGGGGGTCTGGGTGTTGGTAGGAGTCTGGGTGTTGGTAGGGGTCTGGGTGTTGGTAGGGGTCTGGGTGTTGGTAGGAGTCTGGGTGTTGGTAGGGGTAACGCTCGAGGTTGGAGTGTTGGTAGGAGTCTGAGTGTTGGTAGGAGTCTGAGTGTTGGTAGGAGTCTGGGTGCTGGTAGGAGTCGGGGTGTTGGTAGGGGTCTGAGTATTGGTGGGGGTCTGAGTGTTGGTAGGAGTCTGGGTGTTGGTAGGAGTCGGGGTGTTGGTAGGGGTCTGAGTATTGGTGGGGGTCTGAGTATTGGTGGGGGTCTGAGTGTTGGTAGGAGTCTGGGTGGGGGTTGGGGTAGGAGTAGGAGTAGGACAGACTCCTCCTGTACAAAGAGGAGCAGAATTGTTGTATCCGCAAGTAGTGGCATTAGTAAAAATAGAAACGTTATCTACAATTGCCCGGGCACACAACCTTCCCGAATCACCTGTGGAAAGATCAATGGCTTGAACTGCACCTTCACAATCAATATAATTGACAGCAATAGTATTTCCCGTTGTGTTGTTGTACTCATAACATCTACATTCAAAACCACAAAAACCCCCTGGGGAACATCCTACTACGGTATTCCAACAACCTGAATTATATCCAGGGACAGGAATTACATTAAAAGCAGCATTGATCCCCTTATAACAAACCTGAATCCTTGTTCTAGGGCTGAGCGTCGTTGATATTGTCAGATTGTTACAACCCGTATAAGAAATAAATCCTGTTTGGGTGTAAGAGATGTTAACAACTTGCATGCAGTAACATGCATCTTCGGGGACAACACTGTTCTGAATGGGTCCCGTGGATCCGATGAAATCGGCCGTTCCTCCTTTTACTTCAGGCTGGGCTACCCCTATAAAAAAACCAAAAGATCCTGTTCCCCCTGTAAGTCCTTGGTCAGGTCCAAAGCTTAGAACTTCCTGTCGGCAGGAACAACTTTCTAGATCAACTGAAAAATTGTCGAAATTTTCATATTCATAGACATAACAAGGAGCCGAAGTAAGACACGGAGTTGGAGTAGGGGTTGGAGTCACGGTACTCGTTACCGATGGTGTAGGCGTAGGGGTGGGAGTAATAGAGGGGGTGGGAGTTGGGGTAATCGAACCACAAGAGCTTTCTTGTGAGACCCCACCTTCTTCACCAATAATAAATAAAACAGAATTTTCTATAGCACAAATTGAAGCGGTTGCACCCGCTCCCACATTAAGTTGTTCGGTTGACCCATCAACACAATCTTGGTAATCATAAGTTGCTGCTTGTAAACCTACCTGACTTACTAAGTAATTATAACAATTTGGCATTTAGATTCTGGTTTAGTAACTCTATCATTCTGTTTAATCTACTCTCTATTTATCCAACGTTCAAACCACCTTGCGAAGAGAAATTAGGAGAAGAAAGGGTGTCATTCTTGTATTTTCCTGTCGCTTCTAGATCGAAAGAAAAAGGACTTTGATTTTTTACCTGAATATCAATGCCCATTTTTTTTGTATAAACAATATTGGTTGGATTACCATCTGCCCTAAATCCACCAATATAACCTAACTTATCAGTTGTCCTAAATTGAAAGATAATAGGGATAATAATGGCATTATTTGAACCCTGCTGGACTGGCTGGAATGCCAAAGAAGTTGAACCTTGAACCTGAACTACGGATGAAGTTACGGGACCTAAAAAGAAATAAGAGCCACAACTATATCTGCCAATCAGCCATTCATCAGAACTTTCAAAACCCCACTTTAAAGGAAACATAGAATCTTCTCTAGTAGCAGTAGGTCCCTGTACAAAATCATCTGTAACCGGACTGTATGAAATCTGCTTCCAGTAGTTGGGTAGATTCGCATCATAATAGAAATAATCGGATTGTCTGAAGGCCGGGTACACTACCACACCACCGGCAAAATTGGGTTTAACTAAATTAGTAAAAGTTTGACCTGTCACCAAAGCTGGGTGATCTTTATGAATACAAAATTCGCTCAGATAGCCACCGCCAACTCCCGCATAACTACCCGTAGAGCCAGTATAATTACCATTCCAAACCGCCGGACCTGTGCCTGAAGCTGTAGGGACAGTGGACACGGAAGGGTCATAGGGAATCAAGGATGAGCCATTCTGTGGTAGACCCTGGCCATTTCCTTGGTAATTGTAACCCGCTGAATAGGGCTGCGTGCTAACATACAGATCCTGATCTAGACCGACACTTTTCCATCTGGGGTAAATAAACTGGCTGTTGGCGTTACCCGACATATAAGGGGCAGCTTGTCTAAGCTGCTGGAAAGACTCATCGTTGGCGTTGCCGGTAGATCCAGGAGGAATAATATCGGCTGGAGTTAGTGATGTAATAGAAATACCAATTTCACCGTACCTCAGACTCTGATTGTAACCTTCTGGCAGAGAGTAAGTTGTAGAAGAGCCAGCAACTGTGTTAAGTCCACCTGGCACAACCGAAGAAAGTTCTAGAATTCCAGCTGCTGTGTTAATCAATTTAAGCTGATAAATAGAAGAAGCGATTTTTCCTGCATCAGAAGTAAGAGGACTAGTAAAAATTTGGTTAGTGTAACCTGCATTAAGTTTGATAGTTTGCCCACTTGTAATAATTTGGCTGTTTCCTGCAGAATCTACAATTTGAACCTCAAGAACGCCAACACTTCTTTCAATCGTTGCTCTTAGTGAAACGATCTCATTCTGGAGATCTGTTAATTTCTGAAACAAGTCGACTGGATTTCCGTTCGAGTCGTAAAATCCACTTGCAATTGCAGGAGTATCCAAAACAAAAACTTTTGATCCAGCAGTGAACTGTCTTGACAACAGATTGTCTAGACCTTTAGAAGACAAATCCTGTTGGATTGCCAAAACAGCCTCGTCTTTTAAATTAGTTGTTACCGCAGCAGCCGTGTTTTGGGTGCTGGCATCGGCAGGAAATCCGATGATAACACTATCTGACCAGTCGGAAGTTAAGGGGTTGTCTGGCCATCCTGCCTCTGAAACTGATTTAATTCTAATTTCCACTTGTTCTCCGCTGGTGATAGGAATATCCAATTGGTTAATGTTGTTGGCATCTGCATCATCAGTTAATTCAGGAGCCCAGGTATAAGTGCCAGTGTTAGGATCATAAATTTTTGTTCTTATGTCTGTAATAACTCTGTTCCAATTACTAAAGGAGCCTGTTTTCTGTTGACCGTTGTTATCTAGGAAATTAATTTGTTGAACAGCCGGAGAAATACCAGAATCTGATAAATAACGGTATTCTATAATAAATTGGATAACTTGTTGAGACCCTGTCGAAGGATTGATTCTGGGAGGAGGAATAGCCCAAAATCCCCTTACCCTATACTTTGGATCTACAGTTAGTTGAGGGGTACTTGTAGATAGGGTGTTAATGTCGCTAACAACAGAAGCCAACAGTTGCTGTTTTTGAACTCTTTGTTGGGTTAAAGAGTTTAGGTTGGCTGTTAGAGCTTGAGAATTTTGGGTTGTTGTTCTCAGACTGGTATCGATTGAGGATGTTAAACTGTTGCCTGAAGTCTTAGAGAATGGAGTTACAGAGGTAGTACTCAAACTATTAATCTGTGCTCGATTGGTGTTGATCGCCGTATCGAGCTGAGCTATTTCACTTTGGAGGGTTGCTTTTAAAGCCACCTTTTGATTCAGAGTTTGAATATCGGTGCCTTGGGTTAGCTGAGTGTTAATCTGAACAACTTTGAAATTACTGTTTACAATACTAGGGGGTTCCGGCACGAGGCCGCTCACGGCCGAGATTTTTTTCTCTTTTGCCATCGCCAGTAGCTGCTGCCCCAGATCTGCCACCGAGGTCAAATAAAATTGTTCGAGAGTCTGAACCCCGCTGGTGGTATTGATTCTGAGTTCATTGCTGAAAAAAACAATGCCAGGGGACCAGTTAGAAGCAACTATATTGTAATTGTCGTCGATCTTTTTAAAGAAAACACCTTGCCTCTCATCGTAACCAACGTTGACGTCTACAAATCGTGCATTGAACTGGGTAGACAATAGGCTCAAGGAGTTATTACCTATTTGAACAGGCTGATAGCCAGAAATTCTTTTAAGTTGGACCGAAGTTTGACTGATGTTAATAGAAGTAATCTCGTATCTAGTGCCATCTGAGGTTAATAAAACATTCCCGACATTTAAAGTTCTACCGTTTTGAACTCCCGTACTGGTATCGGTGTACTGAACAGAGTTAAGTTTGTAATTCCTTCTCGTTTCTTGTACAGTCTGACCGTTAGCATCTGTTGTACTAACAGTGTCATCGTAAAAAGAAAGAACCCCAAACGAGCCCTGATTTCTAATAGTGCGAAGAGGCAGTGGAATTATGTCCTCGTCCACAAAATAATTGATGCCTGCTCCGGTGAGTTCTGAAATAAAATTTTGTTCTGAAATTTCATTTCTTCCTTTCAGATTGGTGTCAAAATAGGCTTTTTTATCATCCGTGTCGGTGTTGGCGATGATTCTCTTCACCAAAATTCGATCTGCGTCATCGGGTATTTGCCCAGTTACGTCCAGACTGATGTAGAGTAAAGGAGAAAGAAAACTTTCAAAAAACCAGTTGTCCCTGGCAGAAAAAGTGCTGGGTACTTGTAAGTTTACCAGAGGGGTTGGATCTCTGAGAGGTTCTGATTTGTAGATTTGTGAATAAGTCCCATCAGGGTTTCTGACCGTTGAGAAATTATCGCCAAGCCCAGCCAAGGACTGAATGTTGGAATCTAGTCTCTGGATCTGGCTCCTTAAATAACCATAGGCCGGAATTGAAACGTTGCTGGGAAATCCAGCCTCGTCCAACATTTCTATTTGAACTGTGTCGTTAGTGGAGGTTGCAACCTCGTTAAGACCATTGATGATTTCAATCGAGTTTTTCTGGAGCCTAAGAAACTGAGCTACCAGAGAACTGACACTATTTTGAGTACCTGCCATACTATTTTCTCTGTATTTTATGGGTTATTTGTGAAACTTCTACCGACAATGTCCGCTTGGAAAATCAAATTGTTAGGATCGACACACACTATATCTATGACCGGTTTATAATCTTGACTAGCAAAATCACTATTCACCAGAGAAATGATAAGGGTCGAATATGGAACCCTAGTTGGATTACTGAGAGGGAAGTTTCCTACCGCATTGGTCAAGAAGGTAACGTTGTAATCGCCAGGAACTATCTGGTCTCCAAAAGAGAATCTCATGAGCTGACCTCTTTTCCAATTTGTCAGAGTATAATCATCAATTCTGATCACCAAATCTTGAGATAGGTTGATAGGCACGCCGTTGTTAACGTGTTTGAGGTAGTTACCGAAGGTCTGAAGCTGAATCGTATTGGGAGATAAATTCTGAAGAGTAACAGTGCCATTTTGAGGACCAACATTGTAATCCTGATTATCGTTGATAATTCTGAGTTCGTTTGGAACTGACCGGTCCACAATAATGCCACTACCTTGTCGAATCAAATCTAAATTGTAAGAAATCTCAACGGAGGTCTCGTTGTTGATTATGGCTCTGATTAACTCGTAGTTCTGATTTATTAAGCCCATGACGGCCTGAGTGTTGTTAAAAAGGGCCTGATTAGCTGCTAGTGCATTTTCTAGTTGTGAAATTCTGCGATCAAAAGTAAAAGTCGTTTCTGAGGACAACACCAGATTTTCTAGGGCATTGACACGGTCTTCCAGAGAAGCATAAATAGCTGCCGTGTTGTTAAGGGTGGCAGAAGCGTCTTGAAGGACATTCACCGCATCCATGAACATACTTAGTGAAAAGGGAGAATAATCATTGATTGCTTGTTCAACCCCGGTTTGGTCTATATCAACGTCAAATTTGATATTCAGCTTTAAACCATAAGAATTACCGTTCAACTTGGTAACAGGGTTGGGCTTGTATTTTTTGAAACCTGGTATTTCATCGGTTCCAGCCCCCGTGGGCTGAACATCATCTAGAAACAGAACGCCGTAAAGATTGGTAGCAGAATCTGCCGGAAAGGCAGGATCATAAACATCATAGTATATTAAAACAGCATTAAATGAAAAATCACTAGACAAAGAAGTCGCATTAAATTCTTCTAAAGTCGAAATAGCTGGATCATCTACTATCTGTTTATAGGAACTAGGATCAAAATCTATTCCAATCGAATCCAATAAAGTTCTGACATACTTTTGATAGCCATTCCCTGAAGAAGCTCCTTGATATGATTTTTCAAGAATCTGGGCGGTTGGATCAGTAAAGGTTGCATCAGTGAAATATGTGTCTGCAATTGCCCGAGGTGCATACCAGTTGCCATCTCCAGTAGCTCCGTTAGAAGTATCAGTATATGTCACTTGGGGTTGACCCAACACATCTTCGTCGAAAATGGCTAGGTTGGTCAATCCGCTGGGATTCAGTTCATCATAAGCTCTGCCAGTTAAATATTCATCATTTAAGGGGTCCGCTGGATTATTAGTCCATGAATAATCCATGGGGTAATTACTGTCCACGACGTTCTTAAATAGGACCGTAGGAGTGTTACCGTCTCGAGTAGGAACGAGCACATACACTTCTGAATAGGTGTTATTGTTATTTTTAACTGAATTAACTATATCTAAATTCCCAATGTATTGAACCACCCTATTGTAAGTGGCACCAGTTAAACCGAAAGAACCAGTTCCTCCTGATGGGTCACCTTCTACGTATCTTTTTTGAGTAACTGGTAAATTGTTGATCGTAACTACTGTGTTTTGATCTAATGATGAAACTACCTGGGAAGAAGCGGCAGGCTGGAATCGAATACCTCCTAGCTCCTTCAACCACTTCCAAAAGACCCGTTCAGAAACGTTTTGCTTCAGGGTGGAATCATAATCAGATCCACTTAAAATCGTTGTTTCTAAATTCAAACAATAGGATTGAAAGCTCTGTGAAAAATTGACATTCTGATTCGTGGTGATTATCTCTTGTGCGTTCGTGGCCTTATCAATGAAGGCACTATCGGGAGCATTCAATTTCAAAGAATTACCTAAAGGATCCCCCGAATTTATCTGGGGAATGTTCAGCAGGGCAAATTTCGAAAATTTGAATTTGTTGATTGAATTATTGAAGGTAAAAGAAAGATCCTCGGCAGCTGATGAAAAGGCATAGAAGGTTCCACCCTGAGTTTGGAGAGGTCTGATAAATGGGGTTTTGGCCATGTTGTTTTTTTAATTCCTTGGTTACCAGGTCATATTGGTTGCTGACAATACCACCCAAGATCCTTCTTCAGTTCCTGTCCCTTGTGCAATTCTAGGTTCCCATTGTAAAGTGATAGAAGATTGATAAGGGTAACCAGCATCGCAGGCTATACCAGAACTAGGACTTGAAACGGGAAACCCGCCGTAACTTGAATCTGTGTTAAATCCAGTATAATAAGCTCCGGAATTTTGAAGTCCTGTTGCAATAAAACCCCCAGAATTATCAGTATTTACGATAGTGATTCGGGTTCCCGCGGTTAAATTAGAAACAGTGCTACCTGTAGTACCTACTGTCATAAACCAACCACTACTGCAATCAGCATAGATAATGTCTTCTGTCCCTGTTATTTGATAAGGAACTGCTAAAGAACTAGATCTTCCACCTCCTCCAACACTACTTGCTGCGAAAGGAGTTCCTGCAGTAGCTCCAGTGGCATAGGTGGTGTTTTGTCCCACAAAATGACCGCTGCTAAGGATGATAAAGGCGTTATTCAGTGAGGTCGACCCGAATAGGTTGGTTGTAGAATTAAAAGTGGCTGTGTTTGACGAAGTGAAGGGACCAGAAAATGTAGTGACCCCGCTGGCTGTCAAAGTAGCTGTAGAAACCCCAACAAATTGTCCAATCCCACTGGAATTGATCTGAGCCAAACCAGTGCCTCCGGCAGGGATGGTCAGTTGATCAAATCTTCCTGTTTTGGCGGAAATCCTGCCGGTAGAAGCTGCTGATAAATCTAGGATTCCGTTGGTTGAATCAACCCCAAAAACATTCACATATTGATTAATCCAATTTTCCAGCAGCAGAAAATTAGAGTTAATGGTGATTCTGGAAGCTGAAATGGAATCAGAACCTAGGATTGAAGTTGTACTTACTGTTGACATGGTCTTTTTTTATTGTATTTGTTTTGGATATATATCCTACTATTTTTTAACACTCAAAAATGCCCATCGGAAAATCAAAACTCGTTAACAAAGATTTTAGAGATATTTCTCTTTCTCCTAAGCAAAAACTCTACTCTGACACCATCATCCACAACACCATAACCTTTTGTTGGGGACCTGCAGGAACTTCTAAAACATTTTCTGCCTGTTACACAGCCTTGAAGCTTTTACAGAAATCTGAGATTGAAAGAATTATTTTCACTAAGCCGATCCAGGAATCAGGGGAAAAACTAGGTTCTTTACCAGGAGACGTCAACGATAAAATAGGTCCCTACATGGAAAGTTTTCTGATCACCATGGAAAAAATCATTTCCAAAGAAAAATTAGCTCAGCTTTTCATTGAAAAGCAGATTGAATTTAGACCTCTAGCCTATCTCAGGGGAGCAACCTTTGATAAATCCATGATGATTCTGGATGAGGCTCAAAATTGTGATATGAAGCAACTCATGCTTTATGTTTCTAGACTGGGCAACGATTCTAAAGTTCTACTAGCAGGGGACGTAACTCAGCACGACATCTCATACGAGAAAGTTGCTTTGCCCATGTTCGTAGATATGGTAAGAGATGTAGAGGGGGTAGGAGAATTCGTCTTTACAGATGATGACATCGTCAGAAGTAAAATTCTAAAAGAAATCGTCAAAAGATACGAGGAATGGAAGTACCGGGGAACTGGAGGAACCGGAAGTAACAAAGGAAAATTTTAGGTTTCCCTAAAAGTTGAATTAGCATCACTTTTAATGACCAGTCCCGAGCCAAAAGGAATGGCGCTTTCTCTTCTGATAACTATCTGTTCTTCTAGAAGATCCTGATTGAGTTCCCAAATCTGGTTTTGTAATTCTTTGGAGGGTTTAATGTATCCATAGTCGGCGGAATTTACCAGCAAAGGGTTAGGGTCATCGGCTCTAGGAATTGATTGGTTTACAACCTTGATGAAAGCAGGTTTTGAAATTTCGTAAATGTTGCCGGCAGCATCTTCAACAGTGTTTTGTAAACTGTAGTAGCCCGAGGAGGTAAAGGTGTAAATAAAATAAGGGGTGAATTTAACATCCAGAATAACATTCCCATTTCTGGCGTCGGTCAGCACCCATCTGTTATTTTGTTTTCCGAAAATTTGGGATCCGTAGTTTGAAAAGAAAACAGTGGAAAGCATGGGCACGTATAAATCTCTCTCTGAATTATGAACATCGGCCCAGGTCCAAGCTCCGGACCCAGCTCTAGAAATAATGTTACCTAGATCTATCCCTTTGGGTGCCTTATAGCTCTCAGAAAAAGAAACAAAAGGAAATCCATCCAGAGGGGGATATGGAAGTCCAGTTGGTCCGGTTTGACCTGTTACGGAACCTGCTAGGAACAGATCTAAATTTGGATAGACTGAAAAAACAAGAGGAGATTGGACCGTTGAACTATCCAAAGAAACAGTGGAAAATTCATCAACATAAGTTCCTGAGATAGATCTTTTAAAAATGTGATTTCCCCCTCCCGTTACTCCAGGCACAGTTGGATAAAAAACACTCAGGTAATAACTATCTCCTGTACTGAGACCCTGAACACCACTCAGAAAAGAGGAATCAACCGCCTGGTAGGAGGAAGGTAGTATTTCATAAGAAGATTCCTGTCTTACTATTCCACCGGGAGAGATGGACAAAAGACCGACGGAAAGTGCTCCCGAAGCTCCTTCAAAAGTCAAAGAAGTGCTTCCTGAAGTAGTGATTGCATTCCCGGTATAGATAAAACCAGCGTAATAGGAAGAATCGCTCGAGAATGTGCCTATCGTAGGCCTCCAGCTGGGAAAAGAAGAACCATTAGAAGTATGATTGCTGATGAAAGAACCAGTAATACCAGTGAAAGAAGGAAGAGACAGAAGTATCCACGGGAAACAAAAACCTGGATTGGGGTGGGTCAAATTGAGATTCCCGTAGCTAACATCGCTGGTTGAAGTTCCTGACAGTAGAAAAGTCTGGGCATTGGGAACGGTACTGATAGTATCGGTATAGGAATTAGGACCAGTCATGCCGATCGTTTGAACTCCTCTCAAAGAAAAATCTTCGTTTAATTCCAAAACAAAAGAGCTGTTAGTATAAGAACCTCCTGAAATACTACTGAAGAAGAAAGAAGGGCAGGATGGAGCATCTAAAATATTTTCATAGTCCCTTGCCAAAGTTGCAAACCCACCTTGGATATTCCCCATGATTCTAATTGAATTTTCACCCACCGCCAAAGAGGCAGTACCGGGGTAATTAACACCCGATGGAAAATAACCAGTTGGGCCTCCGGTTTGAGTATCATAATCTGAACTGGCACCAGGAAAATACCTGAATTTTTTGAGACAAAAAACTTCGGATGCAGTTTCAGAGGAAAAATCAATGCCGCCATAGCTAATTTGATTGCCTATTTCATAATCGATTTCAGCTATGAAAAAAGCAGTGGTATCATTAACAACAGAAAAATCAGGAATGTATAAACCCGAGGTAGCTGAGGTTGGTGCATTCAGGATCCAAGGGTAGCTGTAATCAGAAGTTGCACCGGGTGAGGCCATATTGCTAAATCCAATGGGCCCACCAGTGGGACCTGTCACTCCAGTGACTGACATTCCTCCTGCCGTTGGATAAGAAGAGCCCCAAGTAAATTTACCAGCTTCTAAAAAATAATTATAGATCCCTAAGGCGTAAACAGTTTTTCCATCAAAAGATCTTTTTACATCTAAGATCTTGGTATTGGCACCCCTAAAAGGAATTGCTCCTTGAACCTGTCCACCATCTGTGTAAAAAGATAAAAAACCCATGAATTCATTTCCAGGAAAGAATGAGGTATCATTAGTGTTTTGCAAAACAAAATCTTCAGTGTTACTTGAAGCACCCAAGTAGGCATTTTCACCAATCATGAAACCTCCAACTACATTCAAATGGGAATACCTCGTTGTTGCAGTTAAGCTGATAGAGGGCTGAGTTAAAAAGGGGGATGAGCTCCCTGTTATACCGACAACCCAATCCGAAGAAGGAATTCTTCCGGCCGTCAAACTCTGGTCGTAAGTTGGGACAGATCCCCAGTTCCAATAATTTTGATTCTCGGCCTGCCCGTTTGCTAGATCCTTAAAGTTTGTCGTCAGGAAGAGACTTCTTGGATCCATTCCAGGATGATTTAAGACAATTTTTTGGTTATCATAGCCTTGCCAAGAAGGATAAACCCAATCGTATCTTTGTGTTTTGGGGAGGTTTGCAGCATCGGTTGTTGCTCCGGTTGACCCAGGAGTGTAGTATAGAAAATTCCAGCCTGTAGTTCCTGTGTAATTGCTGCTGGCGTAGACATGGGGTAAATTATAATCGAAGAGGGTAACGTTATTACCATTCACTACCCAGAGGTCGTTGGGATAAACCGAGAGCCCGTTTTTTTCAACTTTGTTATGGACCAACAGCAAATCAACTACCCTATCGCTGGGAAGAGCGGAATTTCCAGTGTTAAATTGACTGAAACTGTCACCGTTAAAATGAAAAAAGCCATCAGACAAAGAAAGATCAAAGAAGGGATCGCCACATCTAAAAAAAACATGACCATAGGGTCTAGAAGTAACTTTAGTCACGGAGTTATTAAGGGGAACCGTCCAGTTATAAAATTTTTTCCCATCCCAGTAAGTTAATCCACTGTCTGTTCCTAACCAATAATTCCCATTCTCGTCAAAAGAAATAGAATACACCTGACTGGTGGGGACAGATGAATTATAGGGATTGAGTTTCTTCAAGCCAGGCAAAAAAAATGTGCCATCCTGTAGAACTTCATAGTCCAAAGTTCCTGGTGGAATAATTTGTAGACCATCTGAAGTGGCAAGATAATACTCCCAATTTACCCCATCCAGCCCTTTCGCTGCAATCTCATAGATTGTTGGCCAGATGTACCCGGGTGCCACCTCTGACCACTCCTGAAGAACCTTGTTGTACCTCCAGAGATAACCACCTGTAATGCCAGGAGTGCAAGTTGCTCCCGTTCCAGCTCCTCCGTTAAGGCCCGTAATGTAAGCTAAAACCTCATCTCCATAAGGACTGGCATAGATTTCCCCCACCTCCCAGAGACCCCCGGGAGGCAGGTTAAAGTCAGATAGGGTCCAATTTGACCCAGTGGCAGCATCCGTATTGGCAACACTGAAAACCAAAACTTGTGACGTACTAGGAGCAATAGCGCAACCTACCCATTTAACGTCATACTCGTCGATTGAGATAGTTCTCGTATCTAGGTAGTAGGGAGAATTGTCAGGAACCACCGAGTTGGAAGAATTGAAATACTCCCAATCCTGGCCGTTGAACAGGGATAGATCTCTTCCTACTGCCCAAATATTTTCTGCCGAATCTGTGGCGGCTTCTAGAATGTAAAATGCCATTTTTTCTTACTTTTTATGTCTTGTTCAAATTAAAATAGGGATATTCATCAGTGGTTCGGGCACGCAGACGGGAGGAGCTGTCGGGGGCACGCTTCCAGTTCCACCCGTGGCTGCGAAAGAGGTCAAAACAACATCAACTGGGCCGACGGTTGTTAAAGATCCAGCATAATTTGAAGGCATCACCCGGTAATAGAAGTTGGTGATACTAGGATCAGGGGAGGAATTAAGCTGTTCGGCTGCGGAAGCCAAAGTCAAAGAGCCACTGGTCCCAGTTCCACCAAAAGTCACACCAACTGGGAAAGGATAGGGTTCAGCCCCTGTTGAGATTTTAAGGTGGTCCCCGACTTTAACAGAGTGGATCTCAAATCCACCCAACCAACCGTTCTGATATTCGAAATTATACCAACCGTGGGCATAGGCTTCGTCCCAGATTGATTGATTAAATGTGTCCCAGGTCAAATTTTTGGTGCCATAGTATTTGAGAGCCTCGACCGGGAATTGACCACTCAGAGGATCCCAAGAGACGTAATCAGTCGAGGCTGTTGCACCCCCTGTCAGTTGAGAATCAGAACTGACCAGAATTAGGGAGCCATTAACAGAAACAGAGAGAATATCTCCGTTTCCGATGTTACCGGAATCGACGTCCGAGGTGATCGTGATTTGGGCTGGGGAAGCATCAGGTGCTGGACACTGGGCAAAATAATCTGGCTGTGTCACGACCGAGTTGATCGTTTCGATAAGGGCACTGACCGTGGCTTGAAGATTGGACCCTCCGCTTGTTGCACCTATTTCTCTGCCGTTGACAGTAACAGAGATTTCGGATTGACCTGTGACCCTTTGATTGGTCCAATAAGAAGGGTCCACGTAGTAGGCCGTAGCTCCAGAGACAGAGCCAGTGCCTCCAGTCAGCCCCACTCCTGCAGTAGCACCCAGAATATAGGGAATTTGAAAATTGTATCCTGTTGAACCAGAAGGAATGATGACGTCCCAACTGTAGTTCAATTCGGGCATGAAACCAGCCAGATAAACCTGAGACCCCGCCTGAAATCCATGGGGCTGTGAGGTAAAGATGTTCATGAACCCATACTGGCTACCCGAAATGTACAGAGAATAGGCAGCACTCACGGGGAGAATATTCTGGTTCAAAACAAAGCTTCCAGAAGCTCCAACTGCAGGAATCGTCGCCTGAACCTGTAGGTTTTGACCCTGGTTGGCGTTGTTACCATAGACGGCAAAATCTAAAACGGCAGCAGGAATTTCTCGAGTCAATTCGTCATAGGTTTGGCCTTCGGCAGGATATTCCCAGATAGACTGATAGGCATCCCAACTTCTGATGGTTTGATCCCAGAGGTAGATCTCATTCTCTCTGTATCTCGTCCAGGCATCAATCGTGATCTCTTTTGGAGCAACGGTCAAGGCAGTTTTAACTATTCTCCGATTCACAAAATTGAAGGCATCGTAGAGAAGACAAGTAACCTCGTATTCCCCGGTGTAGGGTACGAAATGAGCAAGTTTGTAGTAATCAGCCACAAATCCCCTGAATGAAAAAGAATAACCAGATCCCGATTGGGTCGAAGATTTCTGGATGATCCATTCGACTTCATTATAGGCGGAAAAATCGATAGTTCCCCAGGTCAGGGCTGCCTGTTGGCTTGTGTATGAGGGTAGACTCAGATCGTTCCAGTTTTGACCCATCTCATCCCACGCCCATCGATCTACCACCAGTTCTAAAATCAGAGGCATGCCCAGGGGATTCTCGTAGGGCTCACCGGTCGTGGGATTCAGGTAAGAAACAGGATCCGTCAGACCATCCCCCAATTGAACTACTTTGCCGTTTTCTTTCAAGAAGTAAAAATTCGAAATCGCAGTCAGCAGAGAAGTGTTCTGGGAGGAGGTGTACTGTTGATTGTTAACTAAAGGGGGGATGATATTGCCCAAGTCAGAGACTGAATCGGGCTGGATCGAGATGGAGCCATTTAATCTAGCTGTGTTGACGCTCGAGAAGTAGTAGAGTGTGTTCTGTTCCTGAGGATTGACCTTCAGCGTTAGTGGGCCTCCTACTGCTCCATTATTGACGACGCCCAAAGGATCAACCTCGGTTAATCCACTATCGGTGGTAATGAAAAAATCAAAACCAGAGGTAACTAGATTGAAGTTGTAGCTTTTGCCTTCGAATAGGGTCAAATTGGGATTAAAACCAGAAGCAGAAAACAGGGAAGCCGGAGTTCCAGCAGCAGACACAAACCTAAAGGCATCACCAGTTCCACCAACAACGTAAACCTCAATATCGATCACGTCTTCGTAATTGGCAGGAGCCTGAATTCCGGCTGGATTTTCTCTGACTCCAAAAGCTCTGAGATCCTCTAGGAAACCAAAGTCCGGATTGACAATGAAATCAAAATTGTTGCCCGATTCGACGTCGGTGCGGTCCATGAAATCGGTCCATTCTCTGGTGTTGTACACATTGTAATAAACGCCCTCTCCAGTGATATCCACTATTCTGGCATTAAGAGGCAGGTAACTTTGTTTCAGTCTTTCCTTGAGAGCAAAAAGTTTTAGGAGCACTTCCTCCTGGGTAAAGAGGAAGGTTTCTTGAACAATAGGATAGCCATAGGGATCAACCTGATCCGTCGTGGTGACCAAATCGTAGTACAGACCGAATAACGAGGTTTTTTTGTAAGTTCTAGAGGGAACCAGAGTTGCCTCGCTGGCAACATCCAGCACATACTCCCCATCCTCATTTGGTCCCCAGGTCTGAACTAGTCTGTATTTACCACTATTTTCGTTCTCCAGAACGTCCGCAATCAGGCTTTGTTGATTGGGGAAGGGAGTAACGTAATTGTTGTTTAAAAAGATTTGGTTCTGCTGCAGGGGCTGCAGGGACACCTGACCGTAATTCAAATTGAGCCAGTACTCTTTGATCCTCAAATCCTGATAACCAAAAAATTTCAAAGCTCCAATCAAACCCCTATAACTTCCGATATAGGGAAAAATATCCTCCCCCGCCACCATTAACTCTTTTCTCTTCTCGTTGATCTCAACGTAGTTGGGCAGAATCTCGAAGGGATCGTGATCTCGGAGGATGACCGAGTCGGAACCAAAGAAAGCCCTGCCCAAATTTTGGGTCAAAACATCAAGTCTTGAATCCTCGGCTATGATTTGGCCATAGAAAAGAATTTCAGCTATTTTTTGAGGAGCAGTAATCCCGTACGTGATGTCTTCTATAATCAATTTTCTTTCGTAGACATTGGCCGCCAGATTGCCAGAATTGATGGCTACGTTCACCTGAAGGGCTCGGGAGGGAGTGGAGTTCTCATCGGTGTACACAAGACCGTTCACCAGATAGTCCTGAGAATCCTTAATCACAGGAATGACTATGTTCTGATAGTTTAGAATCGAAGGGGAGCCTCCGATTTCAGGATCATTATCGACTATTTGGTAGGTGAAAATAATTTCGGTTACATCTACGTTACCGTAGGTGTTGTTTTCCCACCGAGTTCTCCACAGGGGATTAGAGGAGGAACCAGTAGCACCCGTGTGGGGAAACCCTAAAAAGGGTTGATTGGTTGAGGGATCGTAGAATTCTTGGACCACGAAGATTTGCTCGTTCTCATATAGACCGGCCGAAATTTCATCAAAATAGACATTTCCCGAAAAATAACCACCTGGCAAATTCTGGTAGGTTGTGGTAAAGGTAACCGGAGTCCCCGAAGAAATAAAAGGAGATCCGATGGTCTGGGCCACAGTTAGAGTGACGATAGACCCAGCCAGGCTGGCGGCAGACAGAGTGCAGAGCAGGGTCTGGGCAGGAGCGTACGAGAGGGTCAGATTAACTTTAGCTCCTGAGGTGAGCGATTCCTGCACAGAAGAGACCCAGCTAGTAATATTGTAACCACTTAGGTCCGTCACATTCAGGTAAATAGAACCTGTTGATAGATCGAGTAGAGAAAAGGTTCCGTTGGTGGGGAGGGAGGTAGTGGAATTGGCCGAGTATCTAAAGATCGTGTCTAACTGGCTAGAGCCGGTTGGTCCCACATAAATTAAATTAAGGGGCTGGCCTCTTTTATTGAAAAATTTAAGATTCAGATTTGCCATAGTTAGAAAACTCTCCTATTGTTGTACGGAACCGTATAGTTAAAATAATTACGAATCTGTTTCACGTTTTCGATCAGGGCAAAAACAACCCGTTGAAAATAATTTAGAATCAAATTTTTGGTGGGATCTTTAAACAGTACGTTCGACATGGTTCTTTCAAACAGCTGTTCTTTGTAGTTAAATCCTTCGTAGGTGATATCATTGATCGAGGATTCAATCCCGTTGATTGTTTCCAGTGGATCAAACTCGTACCATCTTCGGGCCTTGTTGACCGTTGTCATTTGGTTCATGATAGTCTGATACTCGGAGAAGCTGGTGCAAGGAGCGTACTGAACTTGTCCTACCGAATTTGTGATAGCTGTTCTATAACCACTGCATCCTAGATTGTAGGACCTTTCCTGAGCTTTCAGAGGAGAAAGGTACAGATCGGTGGTTGTTTCAAAAGAGGGAGTAGTGGATTTAAATTTCAATCCGCTCTGGGTATAGGATTCAACAGAGTCCCGAGGAAAATAGGGGGAAAAGTCTTGAGCCATTTTATCTATTTTGGGCTATAATTCTAGCTCTCTCTTCTGAATTGAGCTGATTTGATAAATTTCTAGGATTGATCGAGGAGATGTTTATATTCAGGGCAGAGGGCTTACCCGGAACAATGCCAACCTCATAAGTCGTGCCGTAGCGATCTGTCCACCCACCCCTCATCAGGATCAGTTCTCCTGAATTGATAATAATGTCTCCATAAACATCTAGACCTATTAACCGATTTAATTGGGCAGTGGAAACATTTGGTAAATTATCAACCGAGGCATGGTACTCCTCGTTGGCCTGCCCTACGAAGTAGAAAGAAACAGAGTCAACCCCTTCAATCCCTTCCACAATGGCAATAATGTCAGATTTGGGAATTCTGTCTCTTCTCTTCAGATTCAAGAAGTATTCCGAGATAGCAGTTCTACATTTGTCCTGAATGATCTCTGGATCATAACCCTCAAAGATCGATAAAATCAGGTTGCCAACAAAGTTTTGAATTTGAGGATCCAGAATCTTCACAACAGTTGTGGCCAGCATTTGACCCGAGTCCTCCAGTAAATTGAGAATCCTTAGTTTTTGGGATTGACTCAGCACAAAATTTTCGGCAGGCACATCGAAATAGTCTTGTCCCAGTAGCAAATCCACAGTCACATTCGGGATCAGAAAAAGGTACACCACATTGTCATCGTCCAAAAACTGATCTCCGAAGGTGCTGAAAGCCTGAATTTGGGAAAAGAGGTTGAATCTTTGCAGGTAGATCTCGTAATTTTCTGCATTGGCAAACACGAAAGCTCTCGAGGTTTTAGGAGCTACCAGGCGAGTTAAAGCCACCGGTTCTGGATCAGAACCGAAAGAGGGATCGATAACTCCTGCTATGGTCAGATAATCATTCAGATTAACTTCTCTCCCGAAGAGATCCGTTCCAGAGTCCAAAAATCTATAAGTCAATTGCAGATCTCGTCTCGATTTAATATTGCCGGTAAAACCAGAGGTTTGCAAAAATTCGACCCGAATCAAACTACCCCTTAAAGGAGGCTGCCCGAAGTTGCCGTTCCCGAAGTAAATGTCTATCCCCTCGGTGATGCCAGACCGACAAAGAAATCCCCTGCCATTTAAAGGAATATCGTACAGAGAGAAATATTTCTTCCAGGGCACATCGTTGACAAAAACGTCCACGTAAAACTGGTCGATTAAAGTGCCCGATTTAGAATAGATATTGTAACTTTGCAGGGCGGCTCCGGTTCCCGTGAAAGTGTTGGTGATAAAGGAACCCTGGACAATTTTAAAGGCAAAAGTAGAACCTCTAGACAGGGGAACCTTGACTGAAGGCCCATTGAGGATCAGGGTGTAGATCTGTCCGTTCTGCTCACACTGGATTCTAGGACGACCTGATAAAAGAACTGCCGCTCCTCCCACATCAGTCCCTTTTAGATTCCAGGAAACAGCTACTTCTCCCTGTGCTGCCATACCTCTAGCCGGATCGTATCCTGCTATCCGGGCCAAACTTTTGACGGAATAATCCCTCGTTGCCTGATAGATGTTCAACTCGGTGATAGAGTCCTCGATAAAGTACAGGATCAGTTGGGAGATGTTTTCTAACACGAAAAGGATTTGACCCCAGGCAGAGGCAACCGTGAAAACGTTTCGGGTTTGACTGTAGGTCAACTGGAGAAAATTGTACGTGTCGTTTAACAGACCCCGAATAAGAATATTGTTCTTCTGAAATATATTGCTTGCCATTTTTGTTTTAAGTTACTTTTAGAGTTACCAATGGACTCTTGCCACCATAACTGGGAATGAAAAAATTCAGAAAAACTATGTCTCTTGCAGTCCCCAGGTAAAAATCAACGGTAAAATATCCCCCCAACTGGTTGAAAAGGGGCACGTAATTACGGATGTGCCGATCTATTTCATCGGTCAAGGTCTTCTGAGAAAGACCCATTGTGAAGACCAATTCTTCCAAGCCCAATCCAAAAGAAGGATCTCCTAGCACCTCTCCCTTGTTGGTCAGCAGCATCATTTTTAGCTGACCAATACAGATCTCAATCGGATCTGTAATTTCCAGAACATCTGACTTGTAGTTAGGGTCTTCGGGATCTCTGTTGTAAATTTCTATCATGGGGAAGAATTCCCCTTATATATCCCGATTGAATTAGGAGGAAAAAAGGATGTGTTCTATTTCACAGATTTGTTGCCCTTTTCGTCATAGATCCAAAACTCGATTGACATATATGTTAAATACCTATTAATAAGTTAACTCCATTGCAAAAAATAACTCGTCGAATTTTCCCCATTTATCATTGCCATCACCTCAGTCATCTCTGCTTGAGCTTCAGCAGACAGAGCTTGAGTGTTAACTCTAACTCCCCCCGGCAGGTTATAGTCAAAGGCGCTCAGAAGTTTGACCAGAGAATTTTTGGCTTGGGCTCGGCAATATCTGATAAATAGTTCGTCGGAAAAAAGTTCGTAGTCTTCGATGGCCACGAAGCAGCTTACCACTACCGCCTGAGTCAGGTTATAGCCGGCGTTACTCTGGGGTGAAGAACTATTATTTCCCCTGACCGGGTCCCTGCCTAAAATTGTCAATTTCTTGGTGTTCTTATTCCAGTTAAAGGCGTAAGTCGGTAATAGATAAGCCCGAGCCAAGTCAAAATAAGAATACATGACAGTTCTGTAGACCAGATTGTCCCCAGTAAAGGGGGACAGCAGCAACTCGGAGCCAATCAATTTAGAATCCCCGAAATCTTTATCTGGATTGCCTGAGATACCGTTGCCGTTGGTTTCTCTGACGTCAAAAACTGTCACTATTTTATCAGGCAACTGAACCTGTCTAGTGTTTCTAAACTGGGGAGTTTGAAAGAAAGCTCCCCCGAGCACGAAGTACCTTTTCTCCACCGCATACTGGTAATTATCATACATCCAAGCTTTGGCTCTTCTGATAATCCTTTGAATCTCCTGGTCGTTAAGGTTGTAGGGCAGAGAGCAACTGACCGATAAATCGTCCTTGATTTCCTGAATTAGTTCTTCTAGAGTCATGTCAGTAGTTGATATTTTTGAATCTGATTTTCTTCACCGGATCGTTCAGATTTTTGAGCCTGGAATCGGTAATAAAGCGATTATTTCTGATGTCGTTGAAATCCTTCACCTTCTGGGTCTGCTCACTCACCAGAGCATTTCTGCCCAGATCACCATTTCTGAGAATACCTCCTTTGATCTGGCAGTCGATGTTTTGACCGGGACAGTCGATGTAGCAATCCTCCAAGAGGTTGCCGTAGTTGGCAATAGAATTCTGAAATTTAGAATCTTTGATCTTAGAGCTGGTCATCAACTCGCAGTTATGCAGCTCTGCGTCCTTGATTTGACAGCTGTAAATTTTGCAATTTTCAAGTTTCGCATTTTTAAAGGAGGAGTCGAAGATGTCCAGATCTTTGATAATCAATCCATTCCTGCTCTTGGCATCCTTAATCTGAAATCGACCGATGGAGGTGTCGTAATTAAAGAAACAAGAGGTCACTCCTCCTTCTACGATGAGATCAAAAATCTTCTCTCTGATGTGGGACCAGTAGGTTTTAACGTTTTCCTCGTAGCCCTTGAGATCGATCAGGACGTGAAAATCCGGAAAATTGGAGAAGAAAGAATCTGGATTAGAAAAGCTTTTGACCACCTTTGTGTGTTGTCTCATCATCTCCTGGAGTTTTTCCAGATCCTGACGAGTGTATCCTCTTTTGCCAGACAAGATGTCATGGAGAAATAGTGACACGTAATCGACAACTTCTCGGATGGCCGGGATTTTCTTTTCGTAGTCCGTGCCTCCTAGATATCTGATTTCCAAGTAGCCTTTGGGCAGTTTGGAAAAATTAGCTCCGTAATATTTTTCATCGGGGGTTTTAAAGAGTTTGGGATCTATGCTAGAAATGTTCTCTAAAATAGAAAACCTATTTCTGGGCACGATTTTTTTGATTGATTTGGCATAAACATTGCCAGTCCGATTGCCGAATTGAGAATAGATGACTCCCTCATCAATCCCCAGGATGAATTTCAGTCTATCTAGTTTTTCAATTTTTTCCAGGGCTCTGTTTCGAGGGTCAAAACTGATAGAGAACTGAAAGGCACATTTATCTGTGGTCCAGCCATGGGCGTCTATCCATCTGAGGGTCTTGATTAAAATGGGAATAGCTTCTGAATAGGGCAAGGGACCTGTGATCAATTCGTTCATGTTATTACCTCCTGAATAATCGGGTTCCAATTTAAAACTCGAGGAAGTAACCGGTATTTTAGAATGATATTTAGAAGAGAGCTGAACTTTTTTGCCCAGCTCCTTCGACAGTGATTCAACTATTCTTCCCCGAGTCATCTCGGAGTAAAACTCAAATTCAAAACCTAAAACGACCGAGGTTAGAGCCTGGGCCTTCTGGAAGTGCGAATTCATTAGGCTGGCATGGCGTAAATTTTATTCATCACAGGATCAACGGCATAAACCTTAACTTGAATTTCATCTCCGGTCTTCATGTTTTTGCTCTCTTTTCCCAGTTTGTCCTGAGGAATCATAGCCAATAAACCTTCTTGTACTAATTCTATCAAGGCTCCGTTCTTTCTGCGGTATTTGACCAAGGCGGTGATAACTTCGGCCACTCCCTCGTCAACATTCTTTTTGAGCTCGTAAACTTTTTTGGTTTTTTCAATAGGTTCTCCAAAAGTCAAGGTAACCTTATTGTCATCCTTGATTTCTTTGATGTAAAACTCTATCTCGTCTCCTGGTTTAAACCCTATCACAATCTGATTCTCGAATTCTGTTTTATGAATCAATCCCGTGTAGATTTCTTCCCACTCAACAAAGACTCCAAAGGCCGAAGTACCAGTGACGTGCCCCTTATATTTTTTCATCAGATCTAGTTCTTGGATCTTTTGATCCATGATCTTTTGAATGTATTTTTTGTAAGAAACAACAAATATGTCCTTTTCTTGAACATAGCCATCGATCATGACGTGAAAAGTTTTTCCGATGTAGGCATCGAAGTCGGTGATCTTGTTAGCAGCAGCTAAAGACCCAGGCAGAAAACACTTAATACCGTTTACATCAACGATGTAACCTCCTTTATTGACAGATTCAACTTTGGCCTCGTAGGCAATACTCTCTTTCTTGATTTGATCGAAAAACTCTGCCTTGAGACCTTGGATGTAGCTTTCTACCACAGAGCCGTAGTAAGAGGGGCCAATTTGACGTACGGTGGCTTGAATGTCGGTACCCACGGTAAAATCAATACCCGAGATACCCAATCTGTGGGCATCTTTGTCCTCCTTCTTAAGATCGATATACACGGTTTGACCTGCCCTGGTCTGAGCCAAGGCGTGGGTTTCAGTTACTAAGAAAACACGGCATTCGTAAAGATTGCCAGGGACGAGGTCTTTTCCTGCATTGACCCCCGAGACAGAACCCATCATGTGTCGATAAAGCTCTTCGGCATAAGGGGCATGACAATAGACCTTACAGTCTTTGTGTGTTTTTAATTTCTGGTTCACCTTGAATTTATTGGGAATGGACCAGTCAAAAAATGGAACTTCGATTTTTTTGAGTTCGAAAATAGAATTCATTAGATAAGAGTTTAAAATGACGCTCTATATATCCTCAATGAAAATTAACTCTCAACTTCAAAAATCTTGGGCAGCAGAACTTCATTGATAAATTTCAGATTATTTAGGACGGCTTGTCTGAAAGCGCCCACCTGAACTCTGTTCTCTGTTTGATCAAGCACTCCTGCTGTCAGTAAATTCCAGATTTCAAAGGCTCTCCAAAGACTCCCTTCTGCCAGAACATACCTCAGTCCCTGGTCAGATACAGCATAAACAGTCGGTAAAGGAGTTGATTTAGGAATGAGATCTCCAGGTCTATCATAGGGAGTTAATTCATACAGAATTCGGGTCAAAACCTCGATGTGTTCTCCCAATTGAGACAGAGAATACGTGGACTTTAAAAGTTCATTGGCCTGAGGTGGAGTTAACTCGGATTTATAAACAACAGTTGGTAAACCCTCCTCTGTTCTGGACTGTTGCAAATCAGAAAAATACCTTTGGATGAATCCACCAACGTCAGGACCATTCTGGACGACTAACTCATAAAGAAATTCTCGGGCCGCATCTCGGTCCTCGTTCGATTCATAATTCCCTCTATCATTCAACCTATTGGTGTTGATCAAAGAGGCAACCAGAGAAGCAGAAACGTTCGTAGGACTAGAGATTTGTTCAGATCCTGATGATTTGATAAGTTCAGACAGGATGGTTCGGATTAAGGCCGGAGAGGTATTTGCCAGCCCTATGGCCAAACTTAGGACTCCTTTAATCCCATCCCAGATAAAAATAGCTCTAGGCGGAAGATAATTTTCTATAATAAACAAAAATTCTCGATCCGGGTTATCGATGTTTAAAGAAGCCTGAAGTTCTGAACTTATCCCCGTTGGAGCGACAGTGCTTCTAAAACCCGCTAATCTTTGTTCCAGAACAACAGATTCTGAAATTGGGGTAACGTTCAGTTCAAAGAAAGTTGCTTGCTCCCCGGAGACCAGAGTTCTATTTTGCAGCCTATAATACTGGAAACCCTCCGAAGTGGACAGATAAAATTGATCCCCTGGTTTTAAGGAAAGCAAATATGCAGTACTTGAATCCACGTTTGAAGTGGAAGTACTGACCCTGAAAGTCGTAACTTCAGCTAAGGATGAAGCCCCGTATGAAATTTCTCCAGCCGAAGGAATAAAATCATCGGTCTTGGTGTAATCCAATTGAATACTTGGATTGGGTTCAGGAGACGTTGGCGTAGCTCCCTGTTGGGCAAAAAAAGCTTCATTGGGCTGATATTGAGATAATTTTCTCTGATAGTCACCACACACCAGATCAGTAAAAAGAGGTAGAAAACCTTTGTTGGAATCATTGGGGTCTTGAACTAAATTTTTCCACCCGATATCAGCAGGAATCTGTGGCTCGATCAAGGGCTGAAGAAAATCAATAAAAGACTGACCTAGAATTTTGCAGAAAAATTTTCCAGGGTCGGCCAAATTTTCGAAGACAAATTGAATAAGAGCAACAGGGTTCAAAATTTTCTGCCCAACTAGGGACATGGCTCCAACTAAGGCCTTGAAAGGTAACGCAAGAAGTACAAAATAATTTAGAATGATTTTGACCAAGAAAAAAGGATTCTGAATGCCTAGATCCACTAATTTAACCACAGAGACGAGTTGCTGTTTATAAAATTCAAGCTCGTCTCCATTCTGTAAAGCCTCCAAATCTATCTCCGGGTAAATTCCCTTGGACATATCTAGAAGTACCTTATTGAAATCTAAACCACTTCTGGTTTCAAAAAAATCGATCAAAAGACGGGAAGGGTTGTCCGGAGACAGTTTATCGAAATTTCCAATCTCAAGGGAGATGTCTCTGACCAGAGGAAACAAAATTCCAAGTTCACTGAAAGGAACAATAATGGTGCCTTCGGGTGTTAAAAATCTACGAAAAGAAATTCTGCGATTGATCCGAATCGAGGAGCTTTGAGTATTGGGGGAATAAACAGTTCTGTCTGTGGCCGGAAGATCTTGAGAGTTTGAGGCAACCCTCTGCAGGAGCAAGAGAGAATAGCCGGGTTGTTCTTCGATGGCAGAGACAGAATAGGCCGTTTGAAAACCTATAGCATCGATTGAAATGATGTCCCCAGGCTGTAGAAAACTCAAAGGTGGATTTTCATCTGGATTTATACTAGTAGAACTGATCTTGACCGAGGTTAGATTAGCAGGGTCGGGATCCGACGAAGTTATAAACCCAGGAGCTGGGTTTTCAAAATCCCCTGTTATCAAAGTGTAATTGAATTCACTCTCTGGTAATGCGGAGGGCTCTGAGTTTTCTTCTATCAATCCATTTAAAAGTTCGATGTTAGGGGAACCTGATTTTTTCCACCACAGATATAACGGAAAGGGAAAATCTTTCAAATTATCGTTGATACCTTCATCTAGGACAAATTGAATCGGATTTTGTATTATCTCTTGAACTTGACCCAAATTTTCTCTGATAAATCTAAGAGGTCTAGCTAAGGTTAAAGCTTCTGAAACTATTTTATTGCCCAGAATCAGAGGAGACAATAATAGGGCCAGGGTTCTTTCAAAAGTTTTAATTTCTAAAAAAACCAAAACCCCAATTCCTAAAAATTGAGGAGAAGAACTTTTCAAGTTATCTTGACCTGTTATTTTCGAGAAGGTCTCCAGCGATTTTTCGACGATCTGCTGAACTTGCTCTGGAGATAAAATCCTATCTGGAAGAGCTGACATTTTTATCTTGTTTTAGAAACTGTGGATAGATGATCTGGAGTAGAAGGTACTACGGGAGGAGAAGTTGGAGCGCCCAGATTGCCAATATGGGTGTGTGAATTAAAGTAGGCTTGGAAAGTGTTACCTTTAATGAGAGCCTGAGCCGCAGCTTCACCCAGCTCAATATTATTGGAGTTGACGATCACCTTGTTATTCTCCATTCTAATTTGATCTCCACCCATTTCGATAATTACTCTAAGCTGGCCCCCATCCTGAGTATCAAATTGAATTTTGGCATCACCCAAAGAGAAAACAGCTCCTTTCTTTTTGGTGTAAAATAGGGTTAAAGATCCAGGCTCAGCCTCGGTGTCATACATGATGACCTGTGCTCCCTCGTAGGAATCTGCTATCTCGTCCAGCATGTCTTGGGCATAGTCCTTCTCCCCGTAGTAATTCATCTTGTAATAATTTTGACCATCGAACTGAACTACCACTATAGATCCCAATTTTGGGATGGAGATGGTTCCAGCTCCTCCCCTGCCAAAAGAAACCCCGCTTATCTGACTTGCCCAGGGTATATCTTCATGCTCCAAGCCATCAAATAATCCAAAAACCCTGATTCGGGCTCGACCAGATTTTCTAGGGTCGTCAATATCTACTATCTGGCCTAAATAAAGTCGGGGGTTTGCCATGTGTGATTACTCAAGGTTTTAAGGTTCAACTTCTTCCTGTGGAGGATTAAAAGTTCCTAAACTAATATTAAACTTGTTCTCCGGTTTATTGTTCCCTAGATTTAGAGGGGGTTCTACGATAAAATCCCCAACTGTTACGGGATAAATTTGACCTAAATTTCCGACGGGGGTTTGAAATCTGGGGGATTCGTAAACCGGACTTGGTGGTTGAGAAAAAGAATTTTCAGGAGATCTTAATTCCCCTGCAATGTTTTGTAGGAGTTCTTGCTGATAAATCCTCTCCGGCTGTAGTGAACTGGGATTTATTTGGTCTTCATAGACATTGATAGCAGGGGCAGAATAAACCCGATCGGGGACTCCTAGATCTGATCCAGGTACATCTTGATAGACATCACCATCCGGGACTGGATAGACTCTATCTGGAACTCCTAGATCTGCTCCAGGTACATCTTGATAGACATCACCACCCGGGGCTGGGTAAACCCGATCGGGAACTCCTAGATCTGCTCCAGGTACATCTTGATAGACATCACCACCCGGGGCTGGATAGACTCTATCTGGAACTCCTAGATCTGCTCCGGGTACGTTTGAATAAGCATCTCCACCCGGGGCTGGGTAAACTCTGCCGGGAACCCCTAGATCTGCTCCAGGTACGTTTGAATAAAC